TTATAACAATTGTCCGTTCAAATAGTTATGAGGCGGTTTTTTCGCTTCGGTTTTATATTTCAATTCTTTAGCAGCCTCTTCCTCAGATCCATATAATCTATTAATAGGAACTCTAATACCACCACCTTCTTCAAATCGTACAGTAGCAAGATTACCAGTAACATGAGCGACAGTTACCTTTCTAACCTTTAAATTGCTCTCAATAATATAAGCTTCAATTCCCTCTTTCATAAATACCTCCACAAATATCAACTGAAATAATTATACCATATAAAATCGTAAAAAATAGGGTAGAAGAGAATAAAATCTCAACTACCCTATTTCATTATATAAATCTCATTTTTAATTTTGCATTATGCGCATAATTAATACTTTAAATGGTATTATTGTCCGATGTATTACTATTTTTTATTTGGTTGTTTATCTTAAAAATGCTTGTCATAAGAGGTGTTTGAATATCATTATCTTTTGCCATCATTAATAGTGCAGGAATGTCTTTGTTTAAACAATGAGAATCATAATAAGGTTTATCTTTATAAACATATGTATGAGATGAACTTACTCTTTCATCTGCAACAAAGCATTCTCTTAATTCAGGATAATTTATTCCATATGCTTCAGCAATTTTGGCAAATTCATTACAAAATGTAACCTTTGTAGCAATCCAACAATTCTCCATGTATTTTGCCAATTCTGCCGTACGCCAGTCTGTAAAAATAAATCTAAACGATCCATCTTTTACCTTGGAATATAGTTCTACACACATAGAAGAGTATGTTTTATTTCCTCCTAGAATAACAAAATTAGGAGATTCAAGGCTATGCTGTGTAGTTCCATAATATTCGGGGCTTATTACTATATTTTCAAGATGAAAAGATTCACAAGTTCCTACAGGAATAGCTGATTTAATTATAATAACATCTGCTTTAATTTTAGGTATTATCCATTCAATTTCAGACGTATCACAAGAACCATCTTCTTTCATTTCTGTAGGAACACAAACGAATGCATAATTAAATTTATCATTCAATATATCTTTGTCTGAGAAAGATTTATTATATTTATCATATACACTAATTGCTTGTTTTAACTTATAGAATTCTTTTTCTATGTGTTTTCCAATATTGCCATATCCACATATCAGTATATTCAATATTACTTCCCCCTTTTTTATTAACTGATAATAAAATCTCCATTTTCATTTTCAATAATTTTAGAGTCATATTTATGAACAATTCTAAATATATTGTTGTTGTAATCAACAGTTGCTAACTTAGGATTTCTTTTCTTTGTCAGTCTAATAAGATATTGTTCTGAGTTATTGTTATTAAACATATTATTTTTTATTTCTTGTGCTTTTGTGTAAAAGGAAATAAGGCTATCTTTATCTCCAATGCATACACCAGCATTAAGATATTTTTGTTTTCCTTTGATTTTAATAATTTCTTGCAAACTTTCAATTATAGGACTACTTGGATAAGCAACTGGTGTACCATTAAAAACTATTGGAGTATCAAATGCAAGATATTTTTCTATAAATGAATCATCTAAATCTCCAGTAATTACAGTATCTCTGCCATCAAGAATAAGTGCATACTTAGTTGTAACTTTTCTTAAACATTCAAGAATATGTTCAATCTTAATAGGGTTATTCCAAAATATTACATCAGAAGCAGTATTAAGTAATTTAATATTATTAAATTCACACTGTTTAAGAATAAACGAATCTTTCTCGCACTGACTATTCATAACAGATATAATTGATAAATCTTTTGATATATTAAAACTTCTATCAAGGTTATATTCTGCAAGTTCACGATGTTCTTCTAAACCACTACCAGGAAGATGAATAATCTTTATTTGTGATCCATTTTCACTGTAATAATTGTGCTTCATATTGAGTATTTACCTCCTTTAGAATTTGTTCATTGGAATAACCATATCCAATTATTTCTTTATTGCAATACATTTCTTCAGTGTATTCTTTCATAATATATTGACATAATACACTTGTGTAAATTAGGTTATATATCTTATTATTTTCGAGTTCTTTGTATATTTTTAAGATATCATCATATGAATATAAATTAAACATTTCACCTGTACCATGATATACAAGCATATCTCCAGACTTAAAATTATCAACAAATGATTTAATATTTATTTGGTCTTCTAAAGAGTATGTAAAGTCCTTTTCTGAACCATCTGACAGTTGTATACTTAATCCGCTAGTAATATATTCACCACATTTTGTTTTAATGTTTTTACACATTTTATTTTTTATTTTCTCCATATCTATAATGGCACTAGAATATTCTTGTAACAAATACTTTTTATCATCAATAATATTCACCTCAGATGTGAGAAAATTCATATTAAATAAAATATCTTTTGCTGGATTAAATGGTTCTGACAATATAAAATCTCGTATCTCACGAGTAATTGGCTTATATATATATTCATTATTTTCTTGCAAAATTGAATTAATTGCTTCAATATCATCATAAAATCCAATAAAAACACCCTGAGAAGTGTATACAACATATAATGTATTTTCTATTGCTGTGTCTGACATTTTTACCTCCTATTTCCATCTTCCTATACAAATAACGCTCATACTATCTTCTATACCTTCATTGTAAAAGTTATCATCGCCAGGAGTTACTGAATTTGACCATACAGTAAAATAATTTCTTTCATGACGTATCATAGGGATTCTTCTATCAAAGCCGCCACTAGTTTGTCCATTAGTACTTGTATTATCTACTGCTATTAAGGCATAGTTGTTATTTATAAATGATACAGGATAAATATAATGAGTATTATTTTCTACTGACCATCCATCAGGAATTATTGTGACCATAATCATAATACCAGTCGAAAATCTTATATAATAATTCATACTACCTGCGTCGTTTGACCACATGGTATCATAATAACCTGTTGTTATAAGTGTATCAATCATACTCTTTAATTGTTTTCCCATAAAAGCAGATAATGAATCCGTTGTAGAAGTACTTGTTAAATTATTCTGTATACCTCTCCATGTATTAGTATCCGAATCGGATACAGAAGTCTTACTACCGTCAGAACCAGTAAGAGTAATAGTGCTTCCTGATTTAGACAATGAATATGTTGTATTGTTATCCGTTGTTTTATATCCGCTATCATTTGTTAATTGAGAAACTTTTGTAGGTACAGTTACATTCACAGCTTTAGAAGAAGGTGTAAGAGCAGTCCCATTCACCTTTACAGTTTCAATTACGTTTGCTTGTGCATCACTTGGAGCATGTGCTGAGTCGGCATGAGTTTTTGCAGAATTCCAGTTATTAACCAAAGTAGATGTAATTCCGTCAATAACGGACTTATTACTATGAGTGTGTCGTTTTGAATAAGCATCATCATAGTGTGCTTTGTCTGTTTTACTTAATAAACCGTCAACCGAAGTAGTTGCCTTTGGAATTGCATTTGCAGAAATAGCAACCCATCCAGTACCATTGTAACGATATGTATAATCTGTGTCTTTTACGTTTACCGTCCATCCATCAGCAGGATTAGGATACGTTTTTGCAATGTCGCTATACGTTGCTACACTCTCTTTCCAATCAATGTTTGTTTCCAAAGTAGAAAATTTATTATCAATCTCATTTTTAGTGTATTTATCTCCCCACGAAGTTTTATTGTTCGTAACCGTCTTAGAAAGAGAAGATAGATCGCTCTCTAATTTTGATACTGAAGTTTCTATTGTTTCACCATTATCACGTTCAACACTTGTAGAAGATGTCCATTCAGAAATTTTTTTATAATTTCCATCGGACTGTTTTTGTGTTCTAGTTATTTTTTTATAACCAGATGAAAGTGCCATATTTTATTTCCTCCTTTCAATTATCCCTCGATGATCCAATAATCACCAGTTTTTTGTATTGTTGGTTCTGTAGATTGCGTTACTTCAGACACAACTCTAGTGCTGTTGCTATATAAACATCCATCGGTTCCAACATAAGCCGTATCATGAGAGTATGTTACGGGAGATGCTGCTTGTGAAGTAGCACCAACCAAGAATATCTTACTTGATGTATTTGTTGAACCCGTAGTATTCGTTGTATTTGTATCTTGCGTAGTAATAGTACCTGTAGTTCCATCGCCTTTGGCATAAGTAATTACTTTGCCACTTACAGATAAACTTTTAATGTATGTTGTATTAATCTGCTGACCAGCTGAATCTTGTGTCGCTTTTGTAGCTGTAGTAGTTGAACCTGCACTTGTAGCGTATTTAACAGATTTATTTGCATCAGCTGTATTATCAACGTTTCCAAGTCCTACCTGAGACTTTGTTACTGAATGAGGATTACTCCTATTCGTAACATGTGCATCTAAATTACTTTCAACAGTCTTACCACGACTACCTTCAAACACAGTTCCAGTTGTAGTACCAAAATTTATATTTTCACTAAGAATTTTTTTGTTTATATCAAGAGGGGCAATTCCATTTGCTACATTCTTATCATCTGTTAAAACAAACTTATGATTTTTCAAATCGTCTTGGAAGTCTTTGATGATTTTATCTTGTTTGTCTAAATGAGCCAAAGCTTCTGTGAGTGCATCGAATTCATAAGAAGATTCAATATCATCATAATCAATAGGAATCGGTTCAATATTGAGTGTAAAATTCATAGTTGATACTATGGGTGCATCTAACTGAATAATATCATCAATCGACTTTTCACCTAATGAATATACTTTACGCATAATCATGACATCTACATCACATTTACCTGGAACGACCAACATTTGCTGTGTTAATTCAATCATGATTCTATTATTTACAATTTCACATTGATTAAAGACATTAAAACCATCTGGCTTCTTAAATCGTACAAAGGCACTTGTAGTATTAGTATCAACATCGTATATTATGCCATTGTGTGTACATGTAACTTCGATTCCACGTCCAGTATCATATTGTTTTGCCGATACCTTAACAATGTTCTTGTTGTACAAATCCAGTGAAATTTTTGCAATTGTTTGCATCTTTTTCTCCTTTCTAATAAAATAAGGAGTATATGAAATATATACTCCTTTAAGCAGCTTCCAATACTGTTAAACCAAATAAACCTTGAGAGGTATAAGTAAGTGTCTTTGTTCCAGTCTTTGTTGAACCTGCTTTTAGCAATACACTTACATTTTCTACGTTTTGAAACCAGTACACAAATGTCGCTCCTGCGTCTAATTCAACGGCATTTGATGATTCTCCATAACGATGTGTATTTGCCGTAACACATGCACTATTAACATATATAGCACAAGCAGTAGTTCCATAATCGCTAGTCGTATCAGTCCATACTGCGGCATTAAGAATAAATAAACCAGTGCCATTAATAGTCCATGAACGCTGGAATGCCTCTTTATCTGATGATGTTGTTGTGGCTCGTTGATTTAATTTATCATAGAGTACAGGAATTTCTAAGCCATCATCTATTTTAATATCAGTGAATTTTGCTGTGTCACCAATAAGATCTTGAACTATGCTAGTTCCTCCCACATTAAGATTATCTGTAATCAAAACATCTTTTGTAAATCTGGATGGCATAGCACATTCAAAAGCTTCATATTCCGACACTTTACCAAAAGCTACGCCTTTTGCCGAAGGATGAATATCAATTAAAGAATAACCCACACCTAATCTAATATGACGACTGGATTCGCCTTTAATAGTGTCGTTTAAGATTAAGACTATATCATATGAATATTCGGTAGACACACCTTTAATTATGGCATTATTCTCAAATTTATATATTCCAGTCAAAGTGTCATATACGCCAGGTAAATCAGTAAGTTTATCAATACTATTATAAGTAGAATCGGATGCTTTCTTAATTTTGACCGTAAAGGTGTGTGTATTGTCATTTAATTTATATATATATGAACTAATATTTAATTTTATATTATATCCTTCTTCGTTTGGAGTTCCATTGTCATCACATCTTACTGCTTCGAAGATATCTACATAAGGATATATATATCTATATACTTCAATATTAGTTGAATATGTAGAAGATATATTTCTTGAATCTGTTATAGTTAGTGTTAATGGAAGATTGTCAAATATAGAATTTAGAGATAAAAATTTAATAACGTTACTTGTTATTGAAGATAATGAACTACTTGTATAAGTCATTCCATCTAAAGATACTCTTGCATTTGAAAAAGTTGCGCCATATTTCATTGTGGCACTCGGAGTAATCATAACCTTAGAAATATTTTGTATAAATTTTCCTCCACCAACGGCATCTTTAAAATTTGTTGGATCTGAAACTACACAAGATATATCAGGTTGCACCTCTGACGAAACAAAACTTACAACTTGCGTAAGTTCGTCACTTTCGCCAATTTTATTTGAATATCCAGAATCAGAGTATGTTTCAACAACAACTCCTATGGTTACAGAATTCTGATTATTATATCTATTATATATACTTTCTCTCTCAGATTTACTAAAAGAAAAAGTGGCAGAAAAAGAATAAGCTCCTCTATTACCTAATTCAATATCCTTAATTTTAATTATATTTGGAATACTGATTCTTAGATTATAATAATAAGAATCTGTTTGGGTTGCACATGATACAGAAAATGTACCAGATAAATCATTTGGCTTAGAAAATGATTCACATGATGCGGATCGGGGAATAGTGGTTAAATCAATATCACCAGAACCACTTGCATCACCACAAGTATAATATTGACCAGTAGTGTCGTTTACGCCAAAACTAAAATCAATATTTTTTGTTCCATCAGAATTATGATATATTGTTTTATATCCAGATATAATGGTGGTTTTTTCGCAATTAAATACAGGAATATTGCTGTAAAAATCTTCATCATCAATTGTAACACGTACTTGTATTTTATCTGGTGAACCACTCCAATCCCAGTTCCACCCTCCACTATATTCGTCAAGATTTAAGGAATAATATACTTCGCTTGAATTATTTGAAATGTCATAAGAAGTTTCAAAAACATTAAGCTCAAAATAATGATGACCATTTGAACCTTCGACTATTAACTGTGCCATTTATTACTCCTTTCATATTAATTTACCTTAACTAATCTTAATCCACCTGATGCAGATGGTATCCATTTAAAGTTACCAATTTGCGACCAATCTGACGTATTAACCTTATTGACATTAAGCATTTGATCGGTGAAATAAGCTAGTTTATTATTATATTTATCAACAAAGACAATTTGATTATTTCTCAGCCACAACTTAACATCTGAGTCAGCGGTTGCACTAATAAAAATACCATCTTTAGTAAAATCAAAGTGCTGATTAATCACACCAATTTCATCATTATATTTTTCGTATAAGTCATTAATTTTTTCATCAGAGCTTTCTCTGAAAGTGTTCAAAGAACTGATATCTTTATCAAACTGAGAGATGCTTACCGAGATGGTTTCAGTATCTTTTTTTGCATCATAAGCAGTTTTGGCAATATTCTCAATTGCACCATCTCTAACAACAACAGTCCATTGATATACATTGTTAGAGTATAAAATTTGGTTACATGTATAATAATAAGGATATAATTCGTTATACAGTGGTGTCGCCAACGTCCAATGTCCATATCCAGTATCATTATTTTCAATAACATTAATTGGTGCAATAGGTGCAGTATCTTTTGAATTGGACGAAAAATATATAGGAACTACAGTTGTTACGCTCACGCCATCATTTCCTATGTATTTACTCCAAGTATAATCTTTAGGATTATTACTCTTGTTTTCGCTTTCTTTATTAGTTGCTATACCAATATATTGAGTTGAACTAAGTGGGGTATCCGATATATTTGTACCGTTAGTATCATCGGCATACATTATCCATGTAAAATATGACGAACCAGTATCCCCTTGAATACCTTGTTCACCTTTTTCTCCATCTTTGCCATATACACCATAAATTATAGGAGACGTATTTTCAGTATCACCATTTGACTTGGTATTAGTTATATATATCCAAAGATATCTTTTCTCATTAGACACATACTGGATATCTGTTGTCCATCCTTGAGACTCTATAGTAATTCCTTCAGACTTGTCTGAAACTAAGTAATGCATAGTCTGAGAAACAATGGTATCTCCAACAATATCTGTAATATCTTTTTCTTCATTATTAAAGTTAATTGATAACTCTACATTCTTTAAACTTAATTTTTGAGTTTTAGCATCATATATCAACTTTCCGTCAGCCATTTCGAAGCCACCAGTTTCAAGGTTTATATGTGTTCCTTTTAATTCATTATTAAGATTAGAATAATTAGCCGAATATATATCACCTGCAACCATAAGACCAGATATTACAAACTGTGTATTCAAACCATACTTTTCATGTGTAACTCCATTAAGAGTATATTTTTGCTTTCCCAATGCAGTGATTGCAGTTCTCCATCTATCTGTCGTATATACAAATTCATTAGCATTAATTCGTGCCTGTTCATCTTTATAATCATCAATCACATCGTCATAACTTCTAATAAGAATACCATGCTCATCAAATATTGCAGTTGAATTAGTGTTGTGAACACTATAGAGAGCAGAATCTAATCCTTCTTTTTGCAATCTTTCAAATGTAAGATTGGCTTTCTCACCTTGGCTTGCCTGCTTAACAGTAGAAGAGTAGCTTGATACCATAGATTGTGATTTTGTAAGAATGTCTTTAACTATATTAACATCTGGACTTCCATATCTATATGCATCCGAAAATGTGACAGATAATTTGCTTAAATCTCCATAGGAAATTGAAATATCTGCCAATCTCATTACATAAATTTTCCCATCAATCTTAGTTCTGATAAAGTTACCCAAAGTAAAATCATCAAGAATAGGTTCGAAAATTCTGTTTCCGTCTTTGTCAGTTAATAGAAGGAGATTTTGCAATGTACCTGAGATAGTGAATTGCTTCTCACCAGATTTAACTAATTCTTTCTTGGCAACTACCAATAATTCATTAGCTTTATCAATTAATTCAGTATTGGTCAGTCCATCAGATATATAATTCTCGTTACTATAATCATCTTCACGCCTATAATAAGTGAACAATTTCCAATATTCTTCACCTATATACGATTCAAAATCAAGCTCATTATGAGTCTTAGATATTAAATCCTCAATATATTTCTCAAGTCCTGTGATTGTGTCTAATTGGGAATTTCTATAAGATAATTCAGTCTCTAATGCGATAAAACGTTCATAATATGGGAGATAAATAGAATCGTGTAGATCAGAAGAATTAGATGCGACACCTTGTTCAGTGAGAATATTAATTGCTGACTGATAAGCAGATTGGTAAGAAGTCAATCTTTGAGCAGAATACTTGTGAATTTCTTCCTTGAATTTGTTAATATCTTTAGTATTATAAATATCCTGAAGACCTTGATCATTAACCTTACCCATCGCTTTATCTACTTGCTGATTAACGTAAGCAATATAATCATCGTTGATTTCAATACTTATAACATCTTTCATTTCAGCCGTGTCTTTACTGTCAGAATAATTGGTTAATTTGAAGCGACCAGTCCATGTTTGAGATTTAAGTGTAGAACCATCAAGAATTTCAATCTTATAAATGGAAGTATCAATGATTGCTTTTGCCATCGCAAGAACTGCATTGTTAGCAGTGTAAACAGATATCTTACTTACATCTGTAACCGCTACAGGAGACAAATTAGATGGAGTAAGCAAAGCTAATTGAGATGCCGCTGTTTTATCCTCTTGCTTCCATGTCGGCATCATAGAATTATTAAGATAAGAATATAAATCAATGACATCATAATACACAGATGTTATATTACTCCAACCTATATACTGCTGTTGAATAGAAGAATATGTAGTTTCGGGATAATATTTTTTGATATATTCAATAATATCGTTATATTGATTTACAAGAGAAGCTTCTAAGGAAAAAGATTTGTTATTAGTGTATTCATCAACAAGTTCATCATATGATTTTATCTTAGATTGTAGCTCGTCTGGCATATCTGACAAAGTATCTTGATTGAAATAATATATATAATTACTGCCGTTAGGATTAATGTTCTTCAATGTTGCATTAATTAAATCATCTCCACCAATAACTCTAAAACAGTTTTTAACACTGTCTGTTTCCGATGTTAGCTGTATTTCAGAACCAAGATTATTTTTATCTACAAAGATTGATGTATCTTTGCCATATGGTTCATGTAAAATTGTTCCTTCACACTCAGGACAAATTGTAAACACATCTTCGCTTCTATATCCACAATCCAAACAACAAGTTTCCATATCGTATACGTAGACACTTCTTGTATTTGAATCAAATAAGAATATACATCCAATTTCCTGAGAAAGAGTGCTTGTTAAGAAGTCATATATGCTTGTACCATCTATGCTGAATGAACGCTGAATTTTTAAGAGAGTTTCATCGACATGAGCAATTGTATAACCAGGTGCTTTTTCAAAAATTCTATCCAGCAAAGAACTATCTTTCTTATCAGGGTTATAAAATATAGTTGGCTCGGTGTATTCTTCACGAGCAATATCATCCTCTGTATTAATTTCAATGTCGTGTAAAATTACTTGCCCAAGTTCAGCTTCACACAACGATTTAGCTGTTACAAGTTTCTTTGTATTTTTTTCTGATTCGTCTGTTCCAACTGTAATCTCGAACCATTCATCATATTCTTTAACGTATATCGTTTTAAAATCAACGATTTTATCCCACAGATTTTCAACATTATCATTTTTTTCTTTATATACATTAAATGATAATTCGTCAACTACATTGAATTGTGGATGATATGTTATAGAATCGGCAGGAATATTAATAATTTCGCCAAATTTTTCAAGATTTCTGTTACCTAGAATAATATGTAAAGGTCTTATGCCTTGACCAGTTTTCTGCATTCTAAGTAAATTTTTTACATTAATTTTCTGCACTAAATTCCTACCTTTCTAACAGATTGATAATTCATAGTTATATTTATATTAAGTGTAGAAGAGTAGTAATTATCTCTGTTGTTATATGTGTTTATAATTTTTAACCAATTGTAATTAAAATCATTGGCAATCTTGTGATTAAGATTATCAGATGTAATTATTCCATGCTTATTATCAAGAGTGATTTTTTCTCCCTGTGAACAATTTTCAATAATAAATAATTCGTTATCTGCTGAATTAGTTATAGTAAGATTACCAGCTTCATTACAAGTTATTGTCGTGTAAGGATAAGTTTCTCCAATCTCATCTGAATCATCATGTACACAGAACTCCTTTACATTTGTGAAAACTAAATCGTTACCATCATTAAAAGCATAAGCAGCATTGGAAGTAAACGTGCATTCTATTCCATATATATCATCATTAATCTTAATTGCTTGGATATTAAATGATCCATAAAAGGATATGTTCTCATAGCCTTCTTTATTTATTTTGAACTGTTCAAATCTCTTTCTATTAAGCCACCTGTTGATTGCACTGTATTCTTCTGGTGTTATTGGAAGAGGTTCACAGTTATAATCTAATCTACATAACTGGATGGTGAAAGAATAATCTTCTTCATATGATGTTCCATATAATTCAGATATATCTTGCCCAACCGATTTAATTGAATTGAATGTCAGATTAGAACCAGATGAGACAGTTTCAGCACCGCCAGAGGAAGAGTCGAAATTAACCGCAACTAATCCGTAATCACTTGCCAACTCGTTTGCATATTGAAAATCAGTAAACATGTCTTTCACCATCCTTTTTTATTTGAAAATTCTGAATAAACTTTTGAAAAATTTATTCAATTTGTTTATATAGCCTGCCTTAATTGAATCCATTTCGGCTATTTTTTCGTCCAAAACAGCAATCTTGGATTTATATTCATTACAAAGTTTTTCGTACATATTTTTCGATATAAGTGCCTTTTTTATAAGCAGAGAGAGGTCATTAACCTTCTCATCAACGCCTTTACCACTCATTGAAACCGTGATTTCATAATTGGCAATTTTAGCTTTTAGTTCTGCGTTTTCTTTTTCGAGTAGATTGCAGTGACTTTTGTAATACTGCAATTCATTACTTTCTTTATTTTTTTTTATTTTCGACATTATTGATTCTCCGTATAAGATAATTTAAATAAAAGGCACACCAATTACGGTATGCCTTAGTTGATATTTTATCTAAATGTTAATTTGTTTAATGAATTCCTACCTAGAGTCTGTCCAAGAGTCATGTTTTGTATCATCTTTTCGAACTTAGGATCTTTCTGGGCTTCTTTCATAAAGTCTTCATAGTTTCGTACATTAGGTAATGATAAAGTTACATCTCCAAATTGGACATCAACCTTATTAGACAGGTTGTTAGACATATTAGAGATATCAGGTAACTTAGCACCAAGATTATCCATATACATGTTTGGTGTAGTGATTCCTTTAGAAAGATTCCAAAGTTTTTCAACTTGGTCTTTATTGAATACTGTATCACCTGAATCAAACTGACGAAGCACACCATACTTAGTAACAAGTACTTCTGAACCTGGATCATCTTCATCATAAATATGAAGTCCACTTATTGCTGATTTAGTTCCTTTACGATAACCATGACTTTTCATCCAATCAAGCATCCACACGTTCTGATCATAAGTAGCGTAATACTGTCCTTCACCACCCATTTGATCGTAGTACTGACTACGAGCTGCGAATGATGAATCATAATCGTGTAGTTTAAGGCGATCTACGATTGATGTGTCTATATTTAAACTATTTTTATCGAAATAATCCTTACTATATATCCAATCAACACCGTCACTTCCAGAAGAATCATTATCATCTGAACCAGTATCCCAGTTTCCACTCCAATCATCACCAGAATAATCATTACCGCCTGAGTAACCGCCATCAGAACTTGCATTCTGTTCAGCCTGCTGTCTTGCAATCTCATCGGCAACTCTCTGTGCCTCGGCATTACTATTTGCAAGTAATCCCTGTACAGCGGAATTGATATTATCACAAACATCTTTAATCTTTGAATTGCTATCAATGAAACTTGTGCTGAAATTATCAAGAACCTTAGTTATATTACCAGTATTAGTACTCCATATAGAAGCCATTGATTCACTTAGTTTATAACCATAATTTTCAGCAGTAGAAGTAATAGTTTCTGCAATATCAGAAGCATTATCATTAGATTGGTCAATAATATCCTGAATTAGATTATCCAATTGATCCAAACGCTGATTGAGCCATTCTTGTGTATTATCTTTTAATTGATCTAAAATTTTCTCAGTGTCGCTAATAAGCTTTTCATATTCAGTATCTTTCAAATCATCTTTAGCAGAATTAATCTGGTCTTTAAGCTGCTGAATATTCTTCTTACCTTCCTCAGAATTATCGCCTTGATAAGCAGAGTATTGTTTCTCTAAAGCATTAAGAGCTTCCGTTTTCTCACGAATAGATTTCTCATAATCGTAAGCGTCCTTCATAGTACTCATAAGCTCTTTGTATTTATCAATGGCATCTCCAAGCTTATCAATAAAATCATTATAAGCATCATTAGTCAAATTCTTAATGGCATCTTTTTCGCTCATAGCAGACTTAATAGCTTCTTGTTCCTTATCAATAAGGTCTTGTTTTCTGTCAAGTAACTCTTTGTCATAAGGATTATTGGCTAAATCAGCATCAATTTTAGCAATTTCATCTTTATAAGCTTTTGCTTGATTAAGGTATAATTGGTATTTCTGTGCAAGTAATGCCTGAGCAGCCTGACCTTCTTTGGTCATATTACCATTATCATCAGTTATTCCGACATCCTTAAGTAATTCTGTAAGGAAGTCTGTTTCAGTAATAAGGTTTTCAACGTCATCACGAGTTCTATCAAAAGCATCCCAATTAATCTGGCGAATGGTGTTATCATACTCGACCAAAGCCTTCTTAGCATCTAAAATACTTGAAGAAACTTCATCTATTGCTGACTGCATAGAATACCAATCCTCTGATTCAGGCATAATGCTTCCAGAATTTACAGCAGAATTTAATGCATTGACTAAAGCATCCCTTTCGGCTTCGAGTTTTTGAAGATTCTTATTTTCCTGGTCAATCATTGCTGAATTGAGTAGGGTAGAAGAGAACCAACCCTTTTCGTTCATAAGTTCATCTTCTTTACTGTATAAATCTCTAACGGCAACAATCTTATTAATCTTTTCTTCAAATTCAGAAGCTACATTATCGAACCTACTCTTAGCAAGTCCTTTTAACTCAATATTAAGTTCCTGAACAGCAGTCTTAGCGTCTTGTGCTTTATCATAGAAATCCTGACAATCAGATATAGCATCCTTCAAATCATCATCGTAAATAACATCAATACTTATTGAGCCATCTGCAATCTGATTCTTATAATATTCGTCAAGACCATAAGAATTAAATGCATTCATGTAATACTCATAAGCATCTGACTGTGTATTTATCTCATCTACAAGTGTACTCATAGAATCTGATAATGCGTTATTACGATTGAGCCATGTGGTTGTTGTATCTGATACAACATTCTTTAGACGTGAATATGCTGTAGAAATCTTATTGATTAAGCGTTCAATCCAGTTAAGTTTTTCGGCTGATTGTGAAGAGGATGAATCGTTGGAAGATGATGAATCGTCACCTGAAAAACCTTGCCATGATAAATCAATACCATTAAAAGCAGACTCAAATGATATATTCTGTAAAGCATTATAATCATCAACCATTTTCTGCATTTCAGCAATGGCATTTGTCTCTTCATCTGCACCATTATCATACAAATATAAACCTAAATCCATATCATCATCCATAGAAGTAGCTTTTGAAGTTAATGACATTAACCCTGTTGCTGTATCTATAGTAGTCTGATAGAATTTACCCCACATACCAGAAAGATATTTAATAAGCTGATCATCAATCTTCTGTTTAGCCTGTGCGAGATTTTTATAGTTACTGAAATCTTCGCCATACGCTTCAGATAAGCCTGCAAAGAAATCATTATTTGTGTTTACAAGGTTAGAATAGAATGTACCATCATACTTAGACTTCTCAACAAGTGAGTAAATATAAGCATTTTTATCATCCTCATACACACCCTGTAACTGGTCAAACAACTCTTCCTGTGAAATAATACCAAGCATATACTGACCTAAAGCGTCTTTTGCTTCTGGATACTGTTTGATAATTTTCTGCATTGAATCGACACCGATACGACCTGTTTCAGACAATTCTTTCTGAATAGAAGATAACAAATCAGCTTCTGACTGAAGGTCTGCCAATGTTGCTGTCTTAGTCTTATCATCTGATTCTTCAAGAAGAGAAGTAGGATCAAATGTTTTGACAGGTAAATCTACCGAACTTTTGTTAGCTTCTTCTTGAGCGGCTTTAATAACTTCTTTAAGACTTTCAACTGTAGTATTCTCATCGAAAGTCACATTAGCAAGAATGTTTAAATCATCATCAGATAAGGTTGAAAGATAATTGTCAATATTTTTCATATCATCCGAACTTAAGTTTTTAGCTTCTTTTGATATTTTAGAAGATAAATCCTCTCGTTTACCTTTATCAGATAGACTATCCCAGTCATTATTCAGTCTTGCCAACGCATCAGATAATTCCTGCGAAGCTTCTGTAACTTTTTTATAGGTGTCAGAAGTTGAATCTAAGCCTTCAACTTGTTCTTTTGCTTCCTCTTGGATGTCCAATGCAGTTTTTTTTGCATCATTACGAGTTTTTTCAAGTTGTGCCTTCTTTTTCTCATACTCTTTAGCTTCTTTATTGGAAGGGTTTGATTTATTATTATATTCTTCATTTAATGTATCTAACCTAGATTGATTTAATAGCATTCTTTCTTTGGCTAGATTCATTATATCAAGCTTTGTAAGTTTTTTTTCAAATCCATCTTCGTCTACAACCGAATAATCCTTATATTCTTTAGATAAAGAAGGTGTTATTTTCTTATTAAAATATTTATTAGCAGTATCTTCTAATTCTTTTTGCTTTAAATCATGACGAGCTTTTTCAATATTATACATATTTTCCAGCTCAGTTTTCTGATTTTTGAGATTTTCTAACTCTTGTTCGTCTGTAAAACTTAAAGAATCTTGATTGTTAATTTCAGTTATTTTCTGATTTATTTCATCAAGCTGAGTTTTATAATCTTTTAAAGTTGATTCAGAATCAGAAACATCTTGTTTTAAGTTGGATATTTTATCTTTTAATTCATCAAAACTTGTCGTACAAGCGTCAACGATTTTTACGGTAGCATAAATTGCACCTATAGCAGCCGTTATAGCAAGTAATACAGGATGAGCGGCAGCAAGCGATTTTAATGATGCTCCCAATCCTTTAATAGCCGTACCAAATCCAACAGTAGCAGTAGTAGCAGTACCCTCAGCCGCAGCCATAGCATTAGCTGAAGCAGTATTAGCTATTTCATCAGTAGTAGTTTTTAATAACTCCCCTTGAAGTCCCTTTGAAACCAAAACGGCTTTTATTTGTGTGGCATTAAGTTGACTTTGACTTAATGCCATTTTTGTTGCTTCTTTAGAATAATCAGAAAAACACGCAACAATTTCTTTTGTTAAATTTTTATTATTAGCAATATTAGAATTATTTAATAATTCATTTAGATTACTCAAAGCAGAGACAGACTCTCCAACAGTCTTTAGTTGCTTGCATAATAATTATAAATAAATTATAATAATAAAAATATAATTTTACAATAAGTAGGAGGTATTATGAATTACGAAGAAGCAAAAAAATATATTTATAATGAAATAAAATTAGGAAATTCTAATTGTACAGAAATTCTTGTTGATATTGCAGGAGAATTAGATCAAGATGGAATTGAATTTATTCAAAAACTCACAAATTCTTCTTATGAAGATGTAATTAAGATATGGTATGAATTAAAAAAAGATTATGGTTCAAAAAAAACCAACCCATTTTTCCCCGACCTTACCCCACAGCAAATCGCCCAAGCTAACGCCCAAGCACAAGATTGGTTGAATAAAGTTCATTGTCCATATTGTAATAGTACAAATTGTAAAAAGATATCAGGAGTATCAAAGGCAACATCAGTAGCGATGTTTGGTATATTCTCACAAAAGGTTAAGAAACAATGGCACTGCAATAATTGTAAGAGTGATTTTTAAAATAAATCGTAATATAAAATGGTAAAATATTCCTTATTTACCTTACAATAATTTTAAAGCAGAGGGGTGAGTTTATGTATAATAATATGTCTCCAACAGAACTATGTTGGCAAACAGGTGATTATACAGATGAATGTCATTGTGAATTCTGTGAACACAGTGACGAATGTAGCGGATCTGAAGATAAAGACTGATGGGATAGGAGAGTAGTGAAAAGAGCAAGTGTGAATACATTTGCTCTTTTATTTATTAACCAAAAAAGCATTCACAATTAAGTGAATGCTTTTAAGCTCTTTACATCAAAGGTAAAGAATAAGGTTTCTTACATCGTCATACGCCAGTAACCCAACGCAGACCGTTTGCATTTGTTTATATATTATTATATGCATTTATTCTTGTTTGTCAATACCTTTTTCAAAATTAATTACTAATTTATCTAATATTTTGTCATTAATCCTTTTTAATATATTTTCATCAGTAATACTAACTTTACCTGCTCTTACATTATTGAGTTTTCTTATTCTTCTTATACTTACAGATCTTATCATATCTACTTTCAAATAAGAGTCTTCATCTCCTGGTAAATGCTGAACCTTTCCTATATTTACTGCACAATCATTAAATTTTTTATCTTCTGATGAAGCCAATGGGAATACGGTAAATACAAAACCTTGTTGTGCCCATATCATAGCATAATGACCATCTTTATATTGGTCGCTTAACTCATCACCAATATTCATACCAAATTCAACCCAAACTATATCACCTCTTTGCATGTTTTGTGGTAAAGAAGGAAACCTCTCATGTAATTCGTGACGTTTAGCATAATTTGACTTCTTTAATAACCATTTACAAAATTCAACAGCAAAATCAGATTCTACATCATATAAAGTTGAAACTATACTAGAAAGCATTCCCTTTATTCTACCTTGTGCAGATATATCTTCCTTTAATTTCATATTTAACATTCTCCAATCATCAGTATTTAATATTACCATTATATACCAATAATTGACATAATTCTATCAGAACATATGTTTATAAACGTATATAAATGAAGAGTAGCCATTAATGACTACTCTTCAAAATCTTACTGTAATGTCTTAACAATTGCTCTCCAATATTCAAATCTTCCTCGAACATTTTCCTTTGAACCTGTTCCATTCTGAACAAACTGCTTATACTCATCATTTGAATCATAATTAACACAAAAATCAGCAACCTTATCGACAAGTTTTGTGAACGACTTCTTATCTTTAATAATACGATAACCTGAATATAATATTTGTGGGATAGAGGTAACAGGAATTTTAATTTCATCAAATGATTCATCGAATCTATCCATAGCCTCTTTTAATGTATCAGCTCTACCAAGATACTGATCCGCATAATCAGTTACATAAGTATCAATATCTTTTGTTCTAAAAGATGTAAATTCCTGTTCCTGATTAGAAGAAATAAGCATCATTGCCTGGATAATTATATCTCTATCTGTACCATTCTTTCTTTGTGTAGGTGACATAAGTTTATCCATGAATGGATGATTGGCGAGAGAGTAGACCACTTCACTAAATTCATCTGATTCATGCACCACACGCAAAAGCTTATTTGACAGAGGTTTCCCTGCATTCTGTCTTCGGAAAAGTTCACGGATATCTGTTTCTGTACAATCGGTCATTCTATAAATCTGCAATTCAGCATTAAGAATTTCAGATTTAACATCTTCATCAAGTTTGTCAAATTTTAAGCCTGATAAATTCTTTTCTTCACCGTTAATAATAATACCATTCATATCCTTTGATAAAGCAAATATATTCTCAATATAATCTCTTATAGTAGATAAACGCTGAACACCGTCAATAACCGATAGAGTTCCGTCTTCTTCTACAATTGCATATGTTGGATTAATTGGATAATGGCGAAGTAGTGAATCAATCAAATCTGATTTTTGCTTACGATTCCATTGTCCCTCTGGTCGCTGTAATTTATGAGAAAGATTAATTGTCCCCTTATTCATATCCTTTACAAGTGATTGTAAAGAGCGAGTTTTAGATGTATAATCCATACTTTATTATACCTCCCATATATGTTAATATTTTCATATAACATATCACATATAAAATATTTTTGCAATTATATCAATGAGAAACAGAGGTTACATATGTTAAAAATTCATTACTGTCCTAATTGTCATAGAATCACATACACACATTATATTAAATGTATATGCAGAACACATGCAACATTGAATGCAAAAATCTTGATATAGAATTTGAAAAATTCTTCTCAATGACGAAATCCGAAAGAGAAGAGTATATTAACTCACAATTACAAAATTAGAACTATTGTTCTGGATTGTATTGAATTAAATACAATGGTAAAATATAGACATTGGAGAAACAACATAGATGTGTGCCATAACACTCTATAACCGAAGGTTGTCCCAATGTCTATTTTTATGGCAGTCGGAAAAATGAATCTGCCCTTTCTGGGCGCATATTTCCCTAATTTATATTTCTATTTTATAGAGAAGGGAGGCGAGACATGTTAAAATTTTTAACAAGTATTATCGGAAGTGGTAAGTATAATTTACGTTCCGTTTTAGGAAAAGTCATTGTAACAAGCATGATTTGTAAACATACTGAACTTTCTGATAGTAAAGTAAAAGACATCACTAATATGATGTTATAATATCTTTCTCTTTATATGCCATTTCATTTTTCTCCTTTTAATTTTTTGGGTAGGGCTGTCTCACGACAGTCCTATTTTATTATTAATCACTAATCTTATGATCATGTCAATATGCATAAAAAGACTCTTTAATACTATACATTTTCCTCAAAACCTATGTTCTGAATTGTAAAAATATGATATAATGATATAATAAAAATATCTGGGAGGCATACTTATCCAAAAGGTAAGCGTAAGGGAGCCAGATAATATATAATTAAAAATATAGTCGGTCGCCGAGCAGGTATTGCTTGGGCAATAAACCCCTTCAGTGTTTCTGTTGTATACAAAGCAGAAGAAACTAATAAAAGGAGGAACGACATTATGAATTGCCATATTAGAATGAGCACGTCTTTTGTTATTGCGCTTATAGCGTTGTTTATTGTCATTAAATTATGTTTTTAATTATTGAATCTGGTGGGAATATTATTATTATTTTTACATAGGAGAGTAGATTTTTCTACTCTCTATTTTATTATTCTCTGTTTTATAAGTTATTTTTGGAATTTTCTAGTTGAGTTAAACACACACTCAAGTACATTACTGAATTCCGAAATCGCAATGTACACTATGCATTATAAGCAAATGTCATACTTAAGGCGATGACTCACTTAGAGGATGGGTATGTCGTTGGGGATTGCTCTCTTATATAGTTATTCTCTATACATGACCTTTCATTTCTATATATGGTCAACATTAAAAATGTAGAGTACCGTCCTGCTCGTTGCCCGTTGTTAATGATACTTAGACACCTATCAAGTCTCCTCGATATTTTCATATATCCACATATACAATTTTTTCTGCTTTCGCAACCTCATCCAATATAACCATATGGATTACGGTTTGTTATGTGATCCGTGGGTAGCTTGTTAAGCTACCAAGCATTCAAGCATTTACTCCTCCATGTAATAGTTTATACTCCGCTAAAGTGTTTGCAGAGTTTTTATCAAGAATCCCATGTATCCATAGACTTGATTGTAACGCCATTATGTTATTCTCTTATCTATGATTGACCAACTAAAAAAAACTGTTGGAGAGTTTTATGTAAGGTTTGAAAACCCAATCAAAATTCTTAATAAATTTAGTGACACCAAATATTCCACTACTAGTTATTGCAACTCCTAATAAACCAAAATGTGAAGTTATGTCATCAATTAAGGATAATGCATCATTACCCAAATTTACGATATTTTTTATATCATCTGACTGAACCAAGTGATTAATAAATTCTGTCCAAGTGTTGCTAAGTTTATTTAATGAGCCTGTAAGATTATTGGCTGATTTCTCGGCTTCTTCTAGTGCCGAACCATTAGCTGAATTACTATTATATAAATTAAGCATCTTTTCATAAGATTCCCAATCGCTAAGTATAGCTGCTAAATCGTTAGCATGGTATTTCTTACCTATATCTGTTAAGATATTTGCTCTTTTCGTATCACCTTCAGGTAAGCTATTAAAAGCAACTGAAAGTTCCTTTAATAATTCAATAGGTGTTTTAAGTCTTTCTGCACCATCAACCATTTTGGTCATTGAAATACCAACAGCTTCAAACGCCTCTCGAACAGGTTTCGAGGTTGTATCTTGAAGAGTAATGAATAAACTCTTTAATGCTGTACCCGCTTCTGAACCACTTTCTCTTGTTTTAGAAACAACAGTAGCAATAAGAGCAGATAATTCATCAACTTTTACACCGTATTGTGCAGCAACAGAAGCCGATTCAGATGTTGCATCTGCCATATCTTGCATACTAATAGCTACATTATTTGTTATATAGTTTTGTGAATCCAAAACTTTATTCAATTCTTCAACACTATTTTTATAATCGTATGCAGCATTTGTAGCAATAAGATAATCATTTGCTGCATTGCTTGTCATATCACCTGCTGACTGAGCTAAAATAGATAGTTCTGACATTTCTTCTGCGTTATCAAAACCAGCACGGTACATCTCCTGTACACCAGTTAAATAATCGGTAGATTTTTTACCATATTTACTTGCTGTATCATAAGAAGCAATGCCAAGTTTCTTTATTTGTTTAGTTGTTAAATCAGAAGTCTTACTGATTTCGGTAAGAATATCATCCATGTCTTTCATTTCTGAAACTGCTTCTTTAACCTTATTAACACCTGTCATCAAACTTGTTGTTGCAATAGACCAGCCACCAAATTTTTGCCAAGCAGTTTTTAACTTATCAATAGTAGTATTACCTAATAATCCACTATTGCGAGCAGAAATCTGTATGCCTTTCATTTTAGAGGTCAAATCATTAGATTCAGTTTTTGTCATCTGAACATCCAGATTCTTCATCTTGTCAATAAGTTCTTTAATTTCCTTACCATACTTCTTAGTAGCTTTAGTATTGTTGTCCAACCATTTCTGCCAAGATTCTGCCTTTGAAAGACGAGATATATCTGTTGCTAAACCGTTTGCAGTTACAGAAGTAGACTTAAAAGATGTTTGTAAATTTGCGAATTGCGATTTAATTAATCTTAAGTTAGCAGTGCTATTTACCGTTTGTAAATCATTTTTCAATTTGTCAACACTTACATCAACACCATCAATCGTCTTAGAAAAATTCGAAAATTGAGGATTGTTTTTCTCAAAATTATTAATTTGTTCTAATAAAGTGTTTGCTTGAGTTGAAAGTGTCTTAATTGCTGAATCTGAAACATTCATTTTTACCAATGCATTTAATTCATTTTTCGCATTAGATAATGAAGTGAATACTTGCTCAACTTGGGCTTTAGTCATTGAAGCACCATTGTCTGAACCAAATAATTTGGTTATATTAGAAACTTCATTTGTCAGTTTTTCCGAAGCCGTTACACCTGAACTGTTAATTTCAGCTTGTAATGCCTTAAACTGCGACTGAGCTTTGCTTATACCTTCAGTTAATTTGTCAGATTTAAAAGTAGAACGAACATTTTCAGCATTTCGAAATTCAGATACTAATATTTTATACTGTGAAATTAATTCTTTAACGTTAATTTGTTCATCCGTAAAAGTGTCTCTTGAAGCGTTTCCCATAGTTGTTATGGCATTTTTAACTTCATTATATTTACTTTCTAATTGTGTTAAATGACCACTTTCTGTTATAGGTCTGTCGGCATTTTTATCTATTGCAGAAGCGTTTAGTTGATTTATTTGATTATTCAAATTGGCTTTTGCAGTTTTCTGTATCTTTGAAAAGTTATCAACCTTCACTTTAGATTCATCTAATGCTTTACTATATCTTGTAAGACCTTGAACCCAACCCATTAATGGAACATCATTGCCCTTATCATCAACAGTAGTTCCAATTTGTGCCCACTTCATTGTCTTAGTAATAGCTTCACCAGTTTCGGTATTATATCTGAATACTGCACCTGTTAATTTTTCTACATGTTCATATTCACCAGTTAATTCATTAACACCCTGTTTGGTATCAGTTGTATAATTAACCGAAACCATTTTATTCTTAGCTTGTTGAAGTTTTCTAATTTCTTTATCAACGGCATTATTAAATTCATCTGAATCTGTTTCATCAACTCTAAATGAAAGACCTATTTCTTTAGAGGTAACATTCTTTAATGAATTTTCAACTTCTCCTGAGATAATATTTCCTGCTTGTCTACCAACATTCTGTATTGTTTGTCCTACATTATTATTCAATGCATTACCAAGATTAATATTAATTCCACTTAAAGCAGTATTAATCTGAGACACCATGTTATTAATAGCAGTTTGGTCTATAAATACATTTTGAAGGTTTATCTGTACAGAATTCAATTGTTTTGTAAGATTGGTAATGGTATTACTATCAAGTTTTGCTTGAATTTCAACACTACCAAGCTGTCTTTTTAAAGCTTCTATATCTTGATTAAGTTGCTGTTTTGATTTTGTGCCATCTAACCCAGCAATTAATCCTATTGAGAAATCATTCATTCCCATTATTATATTCTCCTTTCTGAATCTATTTTTTGCATAAAAATAACGCTCACAGAAAGGAGCGTTAATAGAATAGAAGAGTAGGCTATGACACCTACAGTTCCAAATTATTTAATTGGTATTCCTACCTTTTTACAATTCTTTTTAAATAATGAAGTGATACCTGCTTCACGACCAAGTTCATTCAATGCTTCACTAAAGAAGAAATGAGTACCGCCTACAATAATACCATGTTCCATATTATCCATACTTTCCAAAACTTGAAGACCAGTAATTCCGTTGTATGTATTTCCATGTTTAGGAGTTACAAATCCTCTCTTATATCGAAATGATAAATAATCATCATCCCATCCAACTATAAAACCATATGTATTTCCTATAGTTTTAATATGTGAAGCTGTAAGAGACTCCATTAATTTATATGTTCTCTCATAAAAAGCAGGTTCAGTTGGATCAAGTGAAGAGAATACAGGTTCATTATAATAATCTTCAACTTTTCTAAAGACAACTTCAAATATTTCATCTCTTGTTAATTCTAATGCCTTAATAAGATATCTATTTAAAATCTTTTCCAAATCTTTAATATTATTTATCACTCAATTCATCTTCCTTATAATTCTCAGCATGAATAATCTCTGCAAGCTTCTCAATAAAAGTATCTCTAAGTTCTTCCATTGGAATATCCTTAATAGATAAATATAGATTTTTAACAGTATCTATAATATCTTGCTTTTCATTTAAAACATTTTCAACTGCTGTATAAAGTTCTAACTTAATTTTGTATTCTTTTCTTTTCATTTTAAAATATGTAAACATAATAAATTTCCTTTCTTATAAGCAATAAATGTTGACCTCAATAATAATATAGCAATCCAATTAATCCAAATATAAAATAGTAATGTGCGGTAGTTAATATAAATGGAGTTATCGGTTGTAAAATCTGAATACAAATTTTATCTACATTAAATAAAGCAAGAATCCATCCACAAAGAAGTCCACATAAAATTCCACCTAACATTTCTTGCTCCTTTATAAATTATTCTTCAACAATCGGTATTAAATCAGCACAAGCATCAGTATCTAACCCCACACTAAACAGTTCTTCTGCACTGATAGGTGTGAAATTAACATCTACATCAGAATCGCTCACCGCATTAATCTCCTTAATAAAATCTTTCCAATTTTCGTCTTCAGGACTAATCCTCTTCTGATTAGGAACAATTTCACCATTTTCATCAACAACATCCTTACCATATTTATTTACGAGAGAGTCTTTAGTCATTTCAAAGTCCTTTACAACTCCCTGAATCTCTGAATATAATCTGAGCAACTTAAACTTAAATGCAGCATTAATTACTGATTCGCCTTCGATTACATTCTTAATTCTTGAATTTATATTAATTACGTGATAAACCTTTAATGTTTTATTCATATTATGTTATTCTCCTTTATAATCTTGTATCGTTAAGAAAACCATTGATATCATAACGATAATTTACTTTTAATTTTTTCTTATTAATGAGAATAGGATTGCAATATTTCAATAAATCATTTTCATTAAAACTTTTTTTAGAAAGAGAGTTTATTAATCCATCCCATTCATCTATCATAAGAAAATATGTATTACTTGTTTTTCTAAAATCCAAAATAAAACCACTACATACATTTTTATAAGTAGAAAACTTCTTTAACGATTCTACTTGATAGTAGTGTATAATTCCTTTATCTTCCTTGGTTCGTTCAAATGAACAAGATCCTTTAAAAGTTTTTAATTCCAATGTCCAAAATGTATTCCTATTGCCACTAAAAATCATAAAGTCACATGGACTATGTTGACTGAATCTTAACTTTGAACTCATATCAAATGATTGAGCAGCATCAGGCGGTCTATAAATTAATACATCTTTTGGACATGAATTTTTGAAGTTCTGTTCAAAAATTTTACCTATATTTTTTGCTATAACTATTCATTCCTTTCTTGATTAAGGGGTAGGAGAGGAGAGTGGTCTAGCCACACACTCTCCATAAATTAAAAAATACCCTTGCCACATGGCTAGGAAGTGGTAAAGACATTTTGAATGTGTATTTATAATTTTTTAAAAATTAAGTGTGGCTTCAAAATTATTAAGAAACCACACTTAATTTATTATTAGTATACTATCTAGGTATAATAAGAGACTGACCTGGATAAATAGTAAATGGTTCTCCGATACCATTAGCTTCTGCAATAGAATACCAATCTACACCAAACTTATCACCAATGGCTGAAAGACAATCTCCGCTTTCAACTTCATATGTATCATAAGAAGGTTCTTCATAATTGTCTTCTGGTGCAGAACTGCCATTAATAACAGAGTCATTTACCCACCCCCTACCATTTTCAATAAGATATGGATTTCTCGCACCTTCAGCGATAGCTGTAATAGTTCCATCTGTATAAAGTGGATTAAGTGGTTCTTCGGAAGTTGAAGAAGCAAAGAGTGCTGAATATGTGACATATTCGCCAATAGAATGAGCAAGACCTGTAGATTCTTCTACATCAGGCGATTCTGGTTCAGAAGTATTTTTATCATTATTTTCAACAATACAGTCATCATTAATCCATCCTGTACCATCGTTAATAAGATATGGATTTCTTGCAGATGTAATGATATTAGTAATTGTACCCTCTGTAATTGAAGGTATTAATCCATTTTCAGAAGTAGAAGATGCATAAATTATATGATATGACACATAATCTCCTACATGGTATTTTGTTTCAATATCATCTGGTTCAGAATTATCTTCAGTTGGTTCAGACGGAGTATCTGGTTCAACATTAGGTAATTCTCCATAATAATAATTCATATCAAATCTATGATGAAGTTCAGTTGTTGTTTCACCCGTTGGAACACCATTATCATCATATACAGGTGTTTCTGTATAATATGAAATTCCCTCAATATAACCATCTGATGTATATTGCCATAATGAACAATGCATTGAAGGCTCATCTATTCCCCAATGTGCAAGCCATCTATTGAAACCTTCAAAACTTGTAAGCCTGTCATCGTTAAGAATATTATTGAAGTAATTCCAGTTCGCATATACACCTGTCTTATATCCTGCATCCTTAACAATCTGCATGAATTCTACGCAAAAATCTGTGAGAAGTTCACCATTTTGCTCAGGTACAATACCATGATTTCTTTTATATCCATCAGCATCTTCCATATCAAACCATACACCAAGAACAGGATTAAATCCCTGAATCATTCTTAATATATGAGCTGCTTCACTTCTTGCTTCTTCTATATTAAGACAATAAGAATATATGTACACACCATAAGGTATACCGAATCTTTCACATTCACGCATATTTCTAATTGCCTGTTTATCATCCTGATTTTCGTAATCTGAACCAAAACCAATTCTAATGATTACACCATCAATACTTGACTTAATTGTATCCCAATCAAGCTGTCCATTGTTATCTGACACATCTATAATTCTATAAGCCATAAGTTCCTCCTTTATTTTTAGACAAAATAAAAGAACGAGTCAAAATTTAGCTCGTTCTTATTAAATGTTTCTATTTAATTGTTTGTTATTAAATTATTATTTGCATAGGGTATAATTCCCATTTTCCATTTGGATATTTTTCAGCATTATCAGTTACTATCTTATGTACTTCTTCAAGAGTTCTAACATTAGTATCAATATATATAACCTTTCCTCCCGTTATACATAATTCTTCGCAAATTAAATTAAAATATGTCATAAACATTCCTCCATTATTTCTGTATACAGAATAATTCATATAGATTTACTTTAAGTACACGAGATAAGGTGATTGCATGACTTAATAAAATATCATTTGTTTGATTATTTACAATTTTTGAAAGAGTGGTTCTTGAAATACCTGTTCTTTCTGATAATTGCTGTAATGTCATATTTTGTTTACAACGATATTCATCAACTTTGTTCTTCATATACATAAAGTATTTCCAATAATTTATTTTATATGAGTATTATACATAAATATATGTTAAGCAAAGTTTACCAAATATGTGATATTATAAAAATTAATCTTCTTTAATTGGCAAAGCCATAATTTCAGGATATAATTTGTCGTGATAAATATCATCGCCTCCTGCAGCTTCATAGATCTTTCCAAGTTCAATAAATGTTTTTAACCCTGATTTATCAATATACCCTTTGGTTACAAATTTTTCATGTAACCCATATAGTTGTCCTCTGAGAGTAGCAACTGTTTTTTCTTTATCTTTAATTTCTCTCTTTATGAGATTATCTTTAATATCATCAATACCATTAGATATTTTCAAAATTTCCTGATACTGCCAATTATCGTGTTTTTCAAGCGTTTTAATACGATTTTCAACAGTTTCTTTATCTTCTTCGTTTCCTGTTTTAATGCGAAATTTTTTTTGAAATAACTAAATATTTCAATAATTTCCTTAGCTGCAAATAAGATGGCAAAAAAACCAAGAATGACTAATAAATAATCAATTTGTGCAAGTTTTTCTATAGAACCCACTCATATGTACCATCCCTTCTTACTTCTTCAAAAAATTCTTAAAAGCTTCATATAAACCTGTAGAAGCAAGACCAGAGACAAGACCACCGAGCAGTATTTCAGGTGTAAAGGTCATATTCATCCATATATTAAGAATTACACCCAATACACCCATGATTGCAGGAATATACTTATTAACTGCATCTGTTGTAACAATATTTTTTAATACATAGCCGATACATAAACAAATACCAACAATAATCGGTACTGCAAAATTTGTTAAAAATGATAAATCTGTCATAATTTTAATCCTCCTTATATTATACTGTATTTAATTGTCTTAATGTTTCTACACACCTTTTTAATATAGTACAAAATTTATTCAATTCTTTTATTTCTTCATTTCCATTTAATGTAATTCTTATACAACTATTTATATCTTCTTTATTCATTTTAATAGCCAATAGAGTAGAAGATGGTATTAAATCTTCACTTGTACAAGCACTTCCGGTTGACACCTGATATCCATTCATATCAAGTAATATCATTAATGATTCACCCTGTATTCCTTTAAAACATATGTAAAGATTATGTGGTAATTATTTGTTTCGCATTAACACCAGATTGATACATTGACGATGGATTTTGGTATGTGTCCAAAAGAAATATAATATAATCTTTGACTTCTGGTTTTAGTGGAATTGTGGCTGCATTATTGAGATACATTCATTTACCACCCTTATTAGGTCTATTTTTCATCCATTCTTCATAGCATTTCTTAGTTTCTCCTTTATGAAAGAAACAACATAAATGCCCAGGATTTCTTTCGCTTTCTTCTGTCCATTTTGGCTGAACATGCCATTTAGATGTATAGAATATTATCTGAGGTAGTTGAGTTATAGGGATAATATTTTCTCTTCCATAACATTCATATACTTCATCTAAAGAATTAAATATTTTGTTAATTTTAATCACCACCTAAATCGTAAAAAATAGGGATAGCAAAACAAATATTGTAGTCATGCTATCCCTATAAATGATTAAAATTAACTACAATATTTATTCTAATTTTTCTGATGGCTTTTCTTTCACTGTTTTCTGAACATTTCTCGTGAAAATTTTAGAATTGTTATATTCCTGTTCAGATACAGCAGAATATTTACCATTTTCATATTTTATGTACACAACTTTTGTTCCTTCAGGAATATCTAAAGTCATTTGAATATCTTTATTTTTAAATTCAAAAACAATAATATTGAGGAACTTATTGTGATATATAACTTTACATTTCTGTATCATTTTTTATTCCTCCAAGAAAAATAGAAGAGTGTTTAAAAGCACTCTTCTTAATAAATATATTATTCCTCAATAAGAGTAAGATCTAACATATTATCATCTTCATCTGCCATAAGATCGCATGTTATTGTTATACTTCCTGGATCACCATTATTAGAATATGAAAGACTCATATTAGACTGTGGAGCAACCTTATAAGCAGTAAACTTATATGGAAGAACTTCATCATCCTCTGTCTTCATAATAGTATCTCCATAAACAATAAAGTTCTTAGGAAAACTTGTAGACTTAATATTGATTCTTTCAACACCAGTAGATACTTCCTTAAGATAATATGCGATTACCTTATCCCCATCTGTAAGGGCAGAAGTAAGAGTAATAGCTGTTGAATCACCAGTAATTGCTAAAGATGTTCCACAATCATCATCTGCTTTATATACAACAACACTTCCTGCAACAGGTGCTTCTGATAATGTTATTGTAGCCCCTGAACCAGTAACAGCAAGTTCCTCTCTAACCATAAATTTAGCTGTCTTAGAAACTTCACCACCTGTAATTAACTGCCATAATTTAACAGTCTGAATTTGAGTTTCAATAGTAAGAGTACCACCTTTTTCACCACTAAAGCTAACCTTCTTAGGGTGTCCTTTGCCGCCATATGCATATACATTTTCACCTGTAAGTTCAGTAGTAGTTACATTGGCGAAATCAAGGTTTAAGAAAGGCTTCTTAGTAGCATAGTCAACAAAAATAAGGTCGGCAACTTCTCTGTTAGCCATATTTGTATTACTATTTGCCATTTTATAATCCTCCTAATTTAATATTTTTATAAATAAAAAAGACTCTGCATCTCGCAAAGCCTTAATTGTCGATTCTTTTATACCATTCCGTATAATTAAATTGTTTCTTTTCATCTCCCCAAACTGAGACAGTAAATTTACTCATATCATATATGTTATTTCCTGCCATTCTTGTAAAAGCATCCCATAATTGATATACAGTTATATTCCAAATATTTGTCATATTTAGCGAAGCATGTTTATTTGCTATAACGGATACCAAGTTATCTAACTGTAATGCCTTATCTGACTTATTTTTCTTCTTATTTGCCTCTCTACCTTTTTTGAGCTTTTCTAATATTTCCAATGCTTTTTTACTCTTAACTTTCGACTCATCAATTTCTTGTTCATCATTATTAATAGCATTAAGTTGTAATATGATACTGACTAGCTCTTTCCATATCTTTGTATGTATAAATGACTTTGGAATGATATTACCTTTATCATCTTTGCTATCATAAATAATAAAAGCAGAAATTTCTTTGTTCCAAATAATATTTTCTACAATAAAAAAATCCAATACCTTAGTTAGATTGTTGATAATAGTTTCATCAACAATACATATGTCTATTAAGGTAACAGTATTTTTGTCTGCTTCACTTAACGATTCATACCATATACGAAGTTTCGGATTAATTTCGTCTATATACATTTGTGGAGTAAGGGATAAGATTCTTATATAAAAAAGATAAGTCTCATATGTAATATTCCACACTTCTGATAAAGTAGGAGATTTTATACTACATATAGATGTTTTGAATGGAAAAGGTGATATGAGATCAGAATAACTTAATTTCATCAATTATCCTTAATTTTAAAATCGGATATTGTATAAATCATCTGTTTGCCATATGTTTTTGAGTTTGGGAAAAAATGTTCAACAGATGATAAGTGAAGCTTACCAATACCAAACTTATCTGAATACCTTAAAGACCTTTCAATCATATCACATAATATATCAACCCTAGTACCACGATATCCTTTCTTAGAATATTTCATAATACCTTTATGACAAAATACCCATATAGTTATCATCATGTCTTTAATTGTTCCAGTTGGTATTCTTGGAGTTTCAACTTCACAACAAATATAACTCAATGTTTGAGTTTGTGTTTCGTCTATATATAAGTAAGGAAAGATTTGCTTATACACAGTATCGTCAATCTCATCTTGTGTATATTTCTTATCGTATCCTTTACCTAATAAGACTTCCATTATTTCGCTATTGTCGAGAATGGTTTGAATAAGAACAGATTTGCACAATCCAGTATCTTTTATAACAGTTTCTGCCATTAGTATCCCTCCTCAACAGTAATAGTTTTTTCAGCTATTATTTTATCTTCAAGATTTAAGATTTGTACAACAAATGATTCTTCTAAATAAGAATCATCATCAATAAATAAATGAATTGTAATTCCATCGACTGATTTCTTTATGTCAAAATTCGATACAACATTCCATTCAAAATCAGCATATTCTATCTGATTACCTTCTGAATCTTTAAATTCTACACTCCATACTCTTTCTTTCCCCAACTTTAAAGTGTCGCTACCTAATATAGAAGTAATAACATCTTTCTCTTGAGGTTCAGATGGAATATTAGGATTAGAAGCAGAAGAGTTGTAATTGCAAATCCTCAATTCTTGATTATCATATTTTTCATTGAATTCATCTTTATCAGCTATAAAATTCAGAATACTTCCGTGATATTCATCACCATAATCATACAAGACATCATCATCACGAGTAAGTTTAAATACTTTTATAGGCTTATCTTTATGTCTGTCGATAAAAACACGCTTGGTTTCCAACTCAATAGTTTCTTCGTCATAAGGAATTTTGATAGCATAATTGTTAGATGTAAGAAAAATAGTATTATTTCCATTCTCACCAACATCGTACTTTGATGCAGATGTTATATTGCACCAACGCTCAACAATGTCACCATTTTTATTCTGCCATCTAAGATTATATTGACAAAGACACATTGTAGCTTTTTCATATATTCCTTGTGTACCAGGAAGACCATCTATAAGCCAATATCTATTTTCAAAGAATACATACATACCTGCTTTAACAGTTCCAATACTGAATAAGCCAATGCGTTCCATTGACTTCAACATCGTATCAGCGGAGTTTCCCTGAATAATACAACGAATTTCTTGCGATTCAGATAAATCATGATTATATAATATTATGTCAGCAGCAATATCAGTTTCTAACGCTTCTGAAAAGGCATCATCTTTATAATCTTGAAAAGCTTCATTTTCATACCCACCAATACTATTAGGTTTGGTAGAAGAGGAGAGTAAATACCATTCTTTTGACATGATAATCCTCCTTAAATAAAAGCAGTTGTTTTTTGATTTTCAACAAGATCTCTAGCATTTTCTTGCATTAAATTATATTCATCTTCTGTGTATTTCTTAGAATTATCAGAAGCGCCAACAGATAAATCTTTTCCTACAATACTTATACGCTTATTAACTTTAGAAAGCTGTCTTTCCTGATAGTATTCCTTCATAAAAGCAGCAAGAGTTGACATTGTAATATCATCTATTTTTTTATCAAACGATAATATCTCTGAATCAAATATTAATTTATCTAATTCAAGAGAATATCGACTAACTGCTTTTCTAAGCCATATAATTTCCAATTCTAAAGGAATAACTTGTTTATCAGCAAAAGATGATTCAAAGAAATCTATAACTTCATTAGCAGTTGTTCTTTCTTCCATGATGTCACCTCTTATGGTTCAATACCTGTATATTTAACACAGAAATCTATCTTATGATAATCATTAAAATTAAGTTCCTTAATACACTCAATTAAATATGCTTTCTCTGCACGAGTTACAACCCTGTCTTCAATTTCCGCTTCAAAGTCTTTCTGTGATTTAATTGTAAAAATATCCTTTACAATATCTTTAGTTAAGAAAGCCTGAGCCTTATGTTCATCAGGTATATCAAAACTTAATTCTGAACGTGTAAAAGCATCATCTATGTACCAAGTTGCATGTGAACCTACAGAGTCAGTACCATTAAGTAGTTTGTTACCATTCTGTGCTTGAGCAATTACTTCTTCACGAGAGAGTAGCACTGTTCCTTTTGGTGGAACACTAATATCTCCACTTGTAGTTACTCTTGGAGCACCAGTTATCCAAGGTGCAATACTTCTCACATTTATCTTCTTGTCAAGACGAGTATCTTCCTCTATCGGCTTTTCAACAACTCTTTCAACAATCTTTTCAACTGTTTTTACATTTATATCTTCAGCCTTAATTGAATCATCGTCTTTTACTTCAATATTCTCTGTGTTATTTTCTGTTTTTTTCTTATATGTTGGCATTTGCCAATCCTCCTTATCGACTATATTTTATTTTTTCAACTAATACTTATGTTTAACTTCATTATATAAAGCAATAATTTTATCCAATTTTTTAGATTTTGGGAAAACATAATATTTCACATTTGTAATGGGATGTATGCCTATACTTATATATGAAATATCAAAAGCTCTAATAAAATGAGACAATTTCTTTGAATAACAATAAAAATTATTGTTCATAATTTTCTCCATATAACTAAAATGCAGAGGTGACATTAAGCCACCCCTACATGTTTAAAATATCTTATTTTAATGAATCAAGACTCTGATCATGAAGGAGTCCTATTTCATACTCTCTATTAGGTGCTACAAGTGCGCCAACAGATAAGTCAAAGCGTGATATAATCTGACCTGTAGTTACATCTGTACCTGTGAATGATGTAAGACCACCACGAGTAATTGTATAAATAGGTGACTGACCGCCAGCAGGAATTACATAACCAAGACCAGCAGGAAGCATAGTATCAAAGTTATCACCAGCCTTATTCATAGTTGTAAGGTCATAAGGATTTGGAAGCTCTGCAAGAACTGCACCATTATACATACCCATAAGACCTGTACTATGTATCTCGTCCATTACCTTCTGAGAAATACCTGTAACAGCAGGAGTTGTACCCTGGAATCCAGCGAATCCATTAAACTTAGAAATAAGTGCATAATCACCAGTAATTGTTGGCTTGCCAAAACGTCTAACATTAGCAATTACCTTATCAGCATTTGTCTTTGTAAGACTTGCATCATCAGCAAGGTACTTAACACCTTTTGCATTCTTGATTGCATTATAGATTGTTTCAACAACATACTTAGCAGCCTTGTTTCTAATCTGAACTCTTACCTGATCTTGAAGTTCATTTTCATCTGTCATATCGCCAACAGCAGCCTTTCTGTAATCTACAGCATAACCACCAGAAATATTAACAGTAGCGATAGGAACTCTCTTCTTTCTGATTACTGGGAATGTTACATCCTGTCCAGCAGCCTGAATCTTAGAATCAAGATTAGCAAACTCTGGAATTTCAACCTCACAAGAATCGTTAAATCCAATAGGCTTATAGTTACCATAGATAGAAAGTAACTTAATTTCCTTCATGAGAACTGGTTCCATTGCAAAACGTCTGATTTCGTTAAGCTCAGACATTGCATTAACATCACCATTAGAAGCTTTTGAGTTAAGTTCCATAATATATTTAGCGGCAGCATCTGCCTTTTTTCCATAAGGTGATAAATCCTTACCCTGTGCCATAGCAGAGAAAATCTCTACAACAGGAGAGTTAGCCTTTACCTTACCACTAACAAAGTTAGCGTCTTTTCTTTCATTGTTTAATTCAAATGTATAAGACATAATTTATAATCCTCCTTAAAATATCTTTTAATTATTAAGCTGTTGCACCATTAACTAAAACAACAACACCCTGCTTATTACCGATTACACTCTTGACCTCAAGATTGAGTTCTGTAGATACCGAAGCATTCACCTCAAGAGAACCATCTGCTGTTGCTGTAAGCTTGTTACCAACAGCTATTTCATCAGGAAGTGGGTAATCATAAACTTCAAGTTCCTCACCTGCAAGCTTTGCAAGGTCAAGAACACGAACATGCTCACCTTTTGCAATAGGATATTTAGGAAGACCTGCATTATCTCCATCTTCTGCCTGCATAATTACCTTTGTACCATCTTCGGCAACTGCAAATGTACCAGAAGTAACAGCACCGAAAGCACCATTAAATGTATCAGCACCAACTACAGCATCTTCAAATGCATACTTGTGCTCAATCTGATCAAAATTTCTGAATTTAATCATAGTTTTTAATTCCTCCTTAAAATAAAAATAACCCAGACAATAAATTGCCTGAGATTAATGATTGATTATTAATAATGTAAAAATTAATTAGAAAATATTTGTATCTTCCTCATCTTCATGAGATTCTGAACAAACCTCTGAGAATATGTCTTCAACGACATCTTCTTTTACTGAATTCTGTTCTGCAATCTTAGCATCGGCTTCAGCTTTCTTCTGAGCTTCCACAATATTCATACAAATCTTTGACTTAATAGAGTTGATTTCAGAAGTAACATTCTCTAAATCTTCTTTCTTTGTAGCTGCATTGATTTCAGAAGTAAGTTTATCAATATCTTCTTTTGCTACAGCCTTTTCATCCTCATTAAAATCACCAAGAGTAGTGTCTAATTCTCCAAGCTTCTCAGCAACCTTTGCTTTTGCAAGTTCCTGTTCAAGAATTTCTCTTTCAGCCCAATATGTTTCGTGGTCTTTCTTTAACTGATCAAGAGTAGCCTGAATCTGTTCAACAGAAGCATTGAGTTCTAAAATCTTAGCATCCTTTTCAGCAAGTTCAGAATTTTTTTCTTCGATAGTACTATTTAATTCTGCAATCTGTGTCTCATAAGCCTGTGACTTATCATTTAACTCAGAAATTGTAGAATGAATAGTTGACTTAATTTCATCCATATTAAATTCCATTGTTTCTTTGTCCTCCTTATTTTGTTTCTTTTCTGATATTTCAAGTAAAATTGCACTATCGTCAGCAGGCGTAATACTGAGAAATGCATCCCCCGTATAACAGTAAATTTGAGGTGTTCGATATGTATCACTAGGATTTTCTTCTTCATAAACAATTTTATTATCATTTTCTTTTATTCCCATTATTTCAATAGAAGTATCAACATTTCCTAATGCGTAATTTTTCCTTAACCATGAAACAAATTTTGGATAGCGTTGAGAATATAAAAAGCCGTTTGCACAAACAGCTTCTATATCATTACCATTTTTATCCTTAATTGTTTCAATGGTTGCATTTTCACATACACCTACAACTTCAGAATTTTCAAACACAGGTTCTTTAATACCATCGCTTATAACTTCTTCGCCTGTTAATCCGTGCCCAAATGGAGTCTCTTTTTCTTCATCTAACTCAGCACAAAATGGCATTCCTTTGGCAGAATCAAGTGCATTTAACACATATTCCTTTTTCCAATGTAAACCATTTGCGTTTGTTTCTTGTGTGTCATCATGAATTTTATGAAGCACAACCTTAATTGGAACACGCCCATTTTTACTTGATTTATTAGAAATTTCGAGGATATTTCCTAACATATATTTATCCTCCTTATTGAGTTGTATATAATAAAAGAAGCCCACAATTAAGCAGACTTCTAATTATTACTGTTATTTAATTATTATTTATTGTCGCTTGGACTAGGTAAATTATTACCATCATTATTCTGTGATTTCACAGTATTTTCAGTTGGATTATCAGTTTTTGGTCTTCCTCCAACTTGGTCATCTTTAGAAATAGTGTTGCTAGTAAGGTGAGGTACATATTTATCGAAAATCTTATTATCGTATTCTTCATCAAGAATATTAAAATAAATGTCTGGATTAATACCTGTACTTGCAATTAACATAGTCATAGAACCACTTGCCTGTAAATATAAATTCTTCATCATATCAAAAAATTGCTGTCTATTGACTAAAGAGGTTGGAAGATAATATACTTCAACTCGATTACGCCTATCCTTAATTATATTCTCGTTAATAACATAATTAAGTTCAGTCTGTAACTCTTGAATCCATGTATATATCTGTGCGTTGACCATTTCCAAGTTGTGTTGTCCACCTGCAAATGTACCTGTGGAAGACGCACCTAATAATTGAGCTGCAAAACCTAAATCCAAAGCAATCTTATCTGTCAAATCTCCTTCATTTTTACTATCAAAAATATCGGTAGTTCCTACATCAAGAGTGTCTATCTTTGTACCTGCTGATACGGTAAAAAAAGAAGTACCGCCACGATTATTTTTAGTCATTACAGCTTGTTTAACCTTGTTATGTTGATCTTCCTGTTGACTCTTTGTTAATGCGCAACTTCCTTTGTCTTTACCTTCTGGCAGAGTTTGAACTACTATACGATTGTTTAATTCTTTCAGAACATTTCGCTTTGTATCAACAAATTCATTTTGATAAAGAATATCCGCAATAGCAGCGATAGCAAGTGGTCTACCCCAAGGTTCACTAATTTTGCACTTAATCTTATGAGCTATAGTACGCTTATTATCTAATATAAGCCAGTTATTGCCTGTAAAATTCCCTTTTCCCCACTGTAAATATCCATTGCGAATTTCAGAAGGATATTTTTTTAACTTACGATTTTTCTCATCCTGAGTTACACATTTTTCGTCAAAGTATCGCAAATTAAAAGCAATAACATTTCTATTATTCTTTCTACCTACAATCTTTGTATATTCATAGGGGAGTGGTATAATAGAAGCATTCATACCCATATCACATAATTCTATGATATTTTCAACATCATAGTCAGATAATGCTTTTGTGTTATCATTTGGCTTCTTAGTGACTTCAAAATAATAAAAACAGTTACCTTCATTCATATCAGTAAATAAAGCATCCCTAATAAATTGTTTATCATTGATATTTTCAAGAGTAGACAACATTAAGTCTTTATTCTTGTTTAGTTTGGTTTTACCGAATAATCGTTTTTTACCATAAACAACTCTATCCAAGCATGGAAGAGATACCATATAATCAATTGAGTTTGTTACAACACCTTCACTATTATAGACAAACATTGCAAGTCGCCTTGTTAGGTCATGATTTGCAATAGGATCTTTAACAATAGATCGAATTTCTTCTGGTGTGAATTCATCATATAGGTTACAGCCAAAAATATCTGTAGAAGCTATTGAACCAAAATAACTATTGTATTCGTATGTATGTGGTGGGATGGTAGTCTGATTAGACTGAGATGTTTGAGTTGAATTTGTTTCTGATATTTTTGTAGAGTTTATTTCTTCTATTTGCGATTTTGGAGGACGACCTCGTTTACGCTTTATTTGTTCTTCTGGCAATGAGTGCCTCCTTTCTAAAGTGTTTTAATTTTTATTAATTGATAAGAGTGCAATAATCGTAATCACTTGAACTTGCACCAATCAAGTCATTTTCAAGTAAATCAAAGAAATATGAACCATATGAACAAGATGTATACCTATCTTTACGATTCTTACCTTGTTCATGAATTTTAATTATACCTGTCTGTGGCATTTTTTCATAATTTAATTCTGCACATTCACTTATCATTGCTTGGGTTTCAAGAAATGGATTTTCATATTCCATTTGTCTATCCAAATCAACCTCATTGATATAATCCGTATTTTCAGCAAGTATTTCTTCTTTTGCAGTATTGTAATTAACAAGAAAATCAATTTTATTTTCATTAAGATTTTTTCTAAATCCAATAGCAATATCACTATTAAGTTGCTGTGTTGCATTAATAGCAAATATACAAGCTTTCGCATTTGGATCTTGACATACCTTTGCGTACTCATCGTTATTCATGCAGCGTAGTGGAGAATATTCCAATCCTCTGTCTTCATCATATAAAACTTTTTGTAATGAATAAAGAATCTGAAGACCACCATTTCTTACATCCAATACTATATAGTCAGCATTAAAATCATCATATAATTGACGAATCCTTATTGCTTGTAATGTTGTATCACCTATTTGATTTGATTCAATATATGGATACTGTCTTCTATATCCCTGTTTGACTTCAACTGTGTTATTTTCTGATTCATAAGTCATAGATTCTGGAATACCACGAATACAACTGTAAACAGAGTTATCATTTTGATCGCCAGCAACAAATGCTATATCACAAGAAATTACTCTTATTTCATTATCTTGTTTTGAAATAGCATATTTGTTTCGTTTATTCATTTTTATATCTAATATATTACGTGGATAAAATACATGTTTTAAAACCTGACGATTCATTAACATAGAATAAGTAAAATATGATGATAGAGAACCTTTGACTCGAAGATTTAAGAATTCTATTTTCCAAGTAATAGGATCTTGCTTCTGTTTTTCCTTTAGCATCTGTTTCATGGTTTTTAAGTGATGCTTCAATGTAATACTTTCATCAAAAGTAAGCAATACCGAACCATTATGTTTTTGCATCCCATTATATGCTTGGTCTACGATATTCCACATCCAGTGCCCATCATCAACCCATGATGAACTTATGTAAACATCCACTGGATCTTCTTGTAAATCTTTATTTTCTCCATAAAAAGGGTTTAACATATACGGTTGATTACGCACTGTCTGGAAAGGAGAAATAACGGAATCTTCAATTTTCTTATTAATTTGACGAAACTCTTCTCTGACAATTCCTGTACTTCTAAGTCCACGGGCATTTTCATTTGCTACAAATACTGTAATCTTAGAACCATTTTTGAATTTCACAAAAATATTATTATCGCTTGTGCTCCAATCTGCAATTTCAGCACGTAGCGGTTTACTCCATTCACACAACTCATCTATAATCTTATCCGAAACAATGAGTTTTGCTTGTTTCTTTGTGGCTGATCCTATACGGAACTTTGTACCAGGGTAAAGGATACACCTACAACAAGCATATAAAGCTATAATAAAAGATTTTGCATCATTTCGACTTGCTATGATACAAATAAAGTTTGATATACCCATAAGATATATCGCTAATTGCTGATATAAATAAAGGGATAGCTTAAGATAATCTTGAACAAATCTATGCATATTTCTACGCCAGAACGTACACCATGCAATCATATGTAGTACATTATTCGGATTGCTAAGATAGTGAGTAGATGGGAATTTTTTATATAATTCCATTTGGTTTTTATCAGCGGGATATTGATTACTCATCGTCATCACCACCATTTTCAGGAACATAGAATTCTTTGTCTCTTATTTCACTTCCTGTCATTATATTTTCCATAGGTCTGCAAACATGGCGTTCAAAATAATTTCCTATCTCATCATAATCTTCATATAATTTTTTATCCTTATAAAATTCTTCTGGTGTAAACTGTGAAATAGTAGCAAGTGTAACTCCAATAGTCTCATTATTACTATTGTCTTTTTCCTCAATAGTTTTTAATCCAGCTTGTTTAAATGTTTTACTATATTGTTCAACAAGTGTGGCATACTCTTTAGAATCGCCATTCTGTAATGCATGTATTTTTAACATATTGATGTTGCATAAATCTCGAATAAATATTTCCTGATTAGAATCGGCATTTGGATTATTTTTCTTGAGCATTCTCCAATGTTCATCAAGATTTTTATAATCCATTTCAGTAAATCCAACTCCCCATCTATCAACAGCAGAAGCAGAAATAGTAGATTCTTCTGATTTCGCCTGATCTCTCGAAGTAATGATCTCGTTCTGTTTTTGTGTATAATAATTTTTTAATGAATCAATATAAGTTTTTCTCCCATCACAATTCAGATTTTTCTTTGCTGCATAATGAGAAATACGAGAACGAGAACGATGACCACTATAAGTTTCCATAGAAGCAGTAAGTGCAGCAATATCATAGTTCCAACCTGCCCTCTGACAAAAATCTTTCATTGCATGTTCTTCATTATTTGAATATAATGCAGTCATTTGTTCAACATAACGATCGGTACACTCCTTACACCAAGGTAAATAACCGCCATTTGCTTGAAATAACACATCGTTACTCTTTTGAAAATAAGATTCTTGTTTTGAATATCCACGACCACAGCAGGAACATTTAAATTTATGTTTCTTTTCATCAAATGCAATGGGGGATCTTGGTATATTTATATTTACATTTGTATCAATAATTGGAGTAGCATTCATGCTTTCAATTATCTTTTCATTTTTTGTTTCTCTTGACACGAAGCCACACCTCCTTTTATTCCAATAAAAATAGGAGAGTAGCAGTAACCACTCTCCTTAAAAATCAATAATTTAATTATGCAACCCAAAACTCTTTAACTTTCTTCATAATGTAAAGTTGTCCTTTACCTGTAACAAAAGTTTGTCTATTCGTTTTAGTCTGACCAAATGAATTTGTATATGTATATTCATTAACCTTAAAATAACCAGAATTTACATACTGCTGATAAGGCTGATTGTCTTTCATTAGAATTCCTCTGATTCTAAGAAATTCAAATAATCTATTTCTACCAATATTGATATTCTTATCTTTTAATAACTTTGCCATTGTTTTCATATCAATTAAGTCAGTAGTGTCAGTCACTTGATTTGCAAAATCCACAAGCGGTTTCTGTTCTTCAATTTTCTTTTCAGCTAATTGTCTTGCCTGTCGTTCATCCTTTAAAGCTATTGCTAACTGAATAAGATAATCTGGATCTGTCAATGTCTTTTCAATTACCTCATTTGTCATATAAGCACCATGCTTACGAATAGTAGGAAGAACTTCATCTGTTACCCAATCTGAAAACTTTTCAGCTTCAGGCTTACGACTTGTAAATACTAATTTGTAAACACCACTTTCTGTAAGAAAATTCTCACCTGCGTTATTTAATTTTCGGAAGTCGGCATTGCCGATATCCGAATTTTTAACCTTAATTACCTGATGTTTATTCATTTTTCTAAGATTGTCATTGACATTTTTTATATCAAGAATCTCTGCTACATGTTTTGGATTAAATAATACCTGACCATTTAATTCAAAAACTTCAACATTGTTACCTTCAAAAATCATTAAATTTTTATCCATAAATATTTCCTTTCTGTCACACTAAAGCAAGTGAGCCACTGTATAATTTTCATTGTTTGCCGACAATGTTCTCATTGTCTTATGTGGAGCGATTGCGGCAACAATCGTTCCTGAAAGGACTTATTTATGAAAAATAAGTAACAATAGGAGTGAATCACTCCACATAAAACAACGAGCTATATATTTATTCTCTTTTTAAATTCCATCACAATATAAAAAGAAGCCACTTCATACGAAATGACTTCTCATAATTTTCAATATTAAATTTCCAATAAAATGCAATTCACTTAGTACGCCGTGTGAGAGAATCGAACTCCCATATCCTTTCAGAATGCTGGTTTTCAAGACCAGTGCTGTACCAATTGAGCCAACACGGCATAAGCGTAGTATATAGGACTCGAACCTATGCACCGAATAAACGATGACCTCTGGTTAGCAATCAGGTGCAATACCAACTCTGCCAATACTACATAATAAAAGAGCCATCTCATGAAGTGACTCTCTGTTACCATACAAAAGAATGTATAGCCTCGCTGTCCATTTAAGTATCAGCTACGTAATGATCTGTAGGAGATTCGGACTCCTGTTGCCGCCGTGAAAGGGCGATGTCCTAGACCGCTAGACGAACAGACCTAATGTGGGAATCTCACCCACTGGATCAGCATAAAGCACTAACTAGCTGATATTGGATTGTACACATCCAGTTATTATTCAGGTACAAACTAAGTACCCTAAGACACACAAGGTATCCATGCTTACTGATTATTCTCTATATATTTTCGGTCTTCGGAGTAAAGATCAATTGATAAGATTTAATGACTCTTATCCGTCAATTAAGGATTCTCATTAACGCAGAGAGGCACGAACATCTTCTCATTTCTAAGGTTGAAATTAACCGATTATCCTAGATGTCGATAGAATTAAGAAAACTAGGATCAAGTTAGACTCAACCCATACAAAAGAAATTCTTTTTAAGATACTTTTATATTCTCTGATTGATTTATATGTTATATTATTCTCTTTTTTTGGAATATTTTGACAGAAAATGTCATATGATTTATAATGTAGAGGACAAGCGGTTATTCAAACATCTTTGTTTGGCTAGATAGAGATGGTTAGGTGGTTGAGTCACGTCAGAGCAGTGATGTTCTGTTATATAAATATCCTCGTGACATCATGTAGGAAATACTTACAAAGGAGGATAATACGTGACATTTTGTGGTTTACTAATTTTTACATTAGTAACTAGTATAGTAAGCGGAATTTGCTCTACATACCTAGTTAGAGTTCTTGATAAACACAAAAATGACCGCCACTCGCCAAAGCACGGTCATTAATGTATTGAATATTATATTTATTTAGCCATTGCTGATTATATTGGCTCAACCGTCTAACGGATAATTGCTTGTTTCTTTTTGTTTGTATTGTAACACATATAATTAGCTGATGCAAGTAAAAATATAATGAGGTAAAATTATGAAATCATTTATAGAAATATTAAAAATAATTCTTCCTGCACTTATAACAGGTATATTTACCTTTATTGTAACCAAATATAATTATAATAAGAATATTCCATTAGATAATATGAAGATTGCATATAATAGAATTTATTATCCTTTGTATAAGATTATAAACAATAATAAGGAATATAACGAAAATACTATAAATGATGTTATAAATCATATATCAACTTATATGAATGATTATAATATCAAATATATTGACAGATCCACTCATAAAACATATATAATATTAAAAGACAATCATAATAAATATAACTACAATAATTTCAAAAATAACATATATGATAGAAATTCATATCTGCGCAGAAGATTAGGATATCTTGAACCTAATTTTATACAGAGTATTATGTATTCATCTAAAGACGATAAGTTCATATTTTCCTGTGGAGTAGATGGACTAATTATTTATATGTCATTTATAATTGCAGCTTTATTTAATAATGAAGGTATGGTCTACAAATATGCATTTGTATGTGGAGAGGTATTCTTAGTTATTTTTCTTATTAAGATTATAATTAAAGGGATAGGTATTCTAGGGGTTAAAATTATTAAATTTGGTTGTTATGTGAAGAAGTGTTGGAATAAGAAGAAGTGTTAGACGAAAGCTTCATCGGCATCCTCTGTATCTTCACGAATTACATACATCTGAGTTGTTTCGGAAGATTCGTGCCCCAAAAGTTTCTGTGCTGTTTCCAATGCACGATGGTCATAACATACAAGATTGGTCGCCCTGCTTCTTCGGAAGTTATGTGGAGTCGTTCTCCTACCAACAATTTCAGAAAATTCATTTATACACCAATCATTGAATGCACTATATCCAATCTGTCGCACCTTTGAACCATCTTTAGTTTTTACAACAAACATATAAGGGCAATCATCATCGCCACGCACTTCAAGCCATTTCTTTAATGCGTCCATTACATCTTGTCCAAACTGCAATTTCCTAACCTTACCAACGGCACTACGTCCCTTGCAGCGAATTTCATGTGTTTTATAAGATACAGATTCTACTTCTTGTTCTTTGCCATCCTCATCGACAATTGTTACAATTTTCCTTTTAGGCTCATAATTAATAACTTCTTTAAGCAACTGTAAGCTCTCTGCATGTCTACATCCAGTAGAATATGTAAACTTTACATATGCTAATTTTTGCCATTCTTCACGTTCAGCTAATACCGAACATAAATGATCCATTTCATCAGGAGTCAATGGTTCTTTTGCGAAAACCTTACCTGTTTTTGGTACTTGCATCTCCGCAGTTACATAATTACGGAACGTAGGATAGTCCTCATCGTAGAAATTCTCGATGAATTTATTCAATGCACTGACAGAAGACTTTTTAAATTTAATCGCAGCTTCAGATAGTCCACGATTAGCAAGAAAATTCATATAGCGAAGAAATTCTTTTTTTCTAATTTCTATACAGTTTTTGTTATTCAGATTATTTTTAACCCATACGAAGAATATCTTTAATGCAGACCTATAAGCATGTAAACTATGTGGTGAAAGATGAGTCTGATTACTGAGGTAATCTTCGACCATATTCCTATTAAACTCATTAACCTCTGCCCATTCCTCATCTGTAACTGGATCTAATTTATCTGCTATTTTACCATTCAATAATCTCACTTCCTTTCACATATAAAAAAGAAGTAGGATAGTGGTAAACTAAGCTACTTCTTGTAATATTTTATTTATTTTTAATTATTTTAATGGGCAGGGAAAGATTCGGACTTTCGAAGGCTTTCGCCAACAGATTTACAGTCTGCCTACTTTAACCACTTGCATACCTACCCATAATAAAGGAGTGTGCAACCAATAATTGCACACTCCAAATATTTTTAATTATTAACTAGCAACATATTGCTAATTAAAATCTTAACAAATCATCAAGTTTATAGATTCTTTTAATACTATTATGAATTGCTTCATATTCAGAAAGTATAGAAGAAAAGCTCTTATTCCATTCAGACATTTCATCAATTTTCTCACCTAAATAATCTAACAATTCTTTCTTAGATACCTTTTTACCATTAATCTCATAAGTTCCAGATTTTACATCAAAATAATAAGTATCATTACCACAACAATCGCAATTCTCACAATCGCCATCGTAGTCATCATCAGTATCTTTGATATTATCAATATACACTTCAAATATATTCTCACCATAAACATGCGACATTATCTTAGAATTGCAATTCTCAAGAACATAAACGGCTTCTCCGCATATATCCTTATATCCATTATTATCTTTTGCAGGCTCACAACCAATTTCACCAACAAATAATGTGATAATATATTCATCTGTATATCCATTGACATTAGAATCGCCGAGTTCTTTAATACTTGAAATTTCAAAACCTCTTTCAGCAATAAGAGTTTCGATTAATGTCTTTGCTTCATAATACTTGGCAACAATTGCTATACTGTTTAAATTATCATAAGAAACTACATTATGATACATTGAATTAGCCCAATCAGCTAATTCATGTATATCATTTATAATTATTGTATCTATAGTAATCACGTCCCTTCAGAATTAAAGCTGCTTTGCTGACTTATTCATCTTAAATGTGATTTCCTGATGGGCAGGAGTTATATATTCCTCACCTTTTCTGTCACCTAACATAATCTTGCCTGTTCTCTCAGGTACATCTTTAACCTTAAACTTACCAAGTTTACCTACAGGAACAGATTCTGTAGCATCAGCCTTGAGTGTTTCTACGATAACCTCCTCAAAAGCGTCTAGGACTGCGGAAACATCTTTCTGACTACATCCTTCCAACTTACCTGCAATATTTTTTAATAAAATTGTTTTTGTCATATTTTTTCTCCTTTTTATCATTTATTTTATGAAATCTTTTTCCAAACTAATTTTTCACCTGTTAAAAGTTTCCCACAATAATTTGAATTATTCCTAAAATATCTTTTTAAAGCTCCATGCCACAATCCATAATAATTTTCTGCTTTGGTATATGATTCAAATTTTTTATTTGTAGTTTCACACAAAACAGGAATTTGCCTTTTTATATGACTCATATTAGGAGCTTTATGCTTTTCCTTTTCTGGATCATAACTACACATATTATTATCAGCACATATTTTTAGATATTTACAATATGTACCATTAGATATTTTTAATTCATTCATAATTTCAATTTTAGAATGTCCATTATTATATAGTTCACATATCTGATAAATCAAAGATTTTCTACTTTTTAAATCAATATATTCCCAATCAATATCATCAACACTAATTTTTAACAATTGAAAAATATTAGCATTTTTTAAAGCTTGACGAATCCAATCACAAGTAGAGTATCTACAATCCAAAATTAAATATTGATCAATACCGTTTTCTTTTGCCAATTTTTCTTTATATTTATCATTTTCTTGTTCTTCTTGTAATGTCCTTTTATTAAATTTTTTCACATGTTCATAATGTTGCAAGCCATGTGTTTCTATAATGGTATTAAATTCAGGTAAGAAAAAATCGTATTTTTTATTTTGTGACCAATCGAATTTTTTCTGATAAATAAAATTGATATTATTGAACAATAAAAAATTTTTTATGAATTTTTCTGGAAACGATATTCCATCAGAACAATTGTTACAAACTAAACCTCTTTTGCAAACATCGTTAATTCTCTTTTCAAATATACTTCCACATATCGGACACTTGAATGGAACTACTTTATTTGAAAACTTTACATATTTATATCCGTCTTCTGGATTTTTTAACAAACCTGCAATTTCTGGTACGGATGTCCATAAGTCATTAAATCCAATTACAACTTTTTTGTTCGCACAACTTGGACATCCGCTTTTTTGTTGATTTAATCTATTCCAATTTGTAGTAAATTCACAACCACATATGTTACATTTTACTTTTATAATTGTTTTACTGTTAAAAGTTTGTATATTCTCAATTGAAGTTACTATCTTTAAATTAAATTCTTTAAGTTTATTGATAAACATATCAATAGTTACTTTTGCACAATTTGAACATCTGGGACAACCAGATACACCATTTAATAGCGTATTAGGAGCAACACTCCATTCATATCCACAAATATCACATTTAACCATAATTTTTGTTCTGTTGTTTTTATATTCGCTCAGTAATGTTAAATGTTTTTCTTTTAATTTATTTTTTACAGATTCTTGTGTTAATCTTCTCATCATTCCCTCCTACTTATATATTCTCTTTTATAAATAAGTAAGAGAGTAGAAGTACAGTCTACTCTTAAAAGCTGATCGAAATACAGTCGAAAGCTTTTTCAAAATAATAAGAGGGTAGCGTCCATATAAGGTACACTCCCTCTAATAGTGGCTTCATCAGTCAAAATATGCGTAATATTTACATAATTTAAAATTATTCAGAATATTTGCATATATTAACTAAAATTTGTTTTGTTTATTATCTAATTGCAACTGATTCTATATAATATTTGTTGCAAATAAGTTCTAATTTAATTTGAGTGTATATTCACATACTTTTCCTTTATTTTGCTCGAATATAATTAATTTTCCAGCGGCATTTGAAGTCTTATTCAAAGAAAGAGAATATGGATCAACCCCAATAATTGATGGAACATTTATAACTTCTGAATTAATACCAATTTCTTCAACTTTTGAATGATGTAGATGTCCTGCGAGTAAATACTGAATTGGAACATTATAAATATTAGAGAAATCTTTTAATGCTCGCTCCATATCACGTACTTCACCGTGTATTCCCATAACAGTATTACATGCAAGTTGTCCATAAATATAACCTGTTGGATTTTCGATAAAAGTAAAATTAGGATTATCCGCTAATCTAATTTTAATAAATTCTCTTACAACTTTTCCCATATTATCTTCTGTAAAAGTTCCTTTTGGTTGACCTAACATACGGAGTTCTGTATGATTTCCATCAGTCATTTGGAATTTAATATGAACATGTTTTGTAAGATTATTAAGCCAATTAGTTATAAAATTTGCATACTGAATAGTACCATCGACAACTCCATATCTTAATTTCATAAGCTGTGATACTCTGAGACAGCCATCCGAAAAATCACCCATAGAATATACATTAAGAGTATCAATATTTTCTTTATGAATTATTTCAACTGTTTGGTCAAATAAATCATACATTCTTTCTTTGAATATCTCAGGACTATATGAATTAATAATATTCCCAAACAAATCTTTTAATTCAAATTCTGCACCATAATGTTCATCACCAAAAACCAGACAATATGCTTTAGTGTTATGAATTGGCTTGATATATTCTGGAATATTTAAAAGGGGAAGATTTAAAATTGCCTCACAAATTTTTTCTGCAATAAGTTCATCTCTTGCGTCTTCTCTAAGCCACTTATTATATTCAAGCTTTTCACTATGAAGCTTCTTGCGTTCTTTTTCCAACTCACGTTTTTGAATCTGCAATTCCTTTAAATACTCATTATCAGAATTAAATACACCAGCTTCCTTAAAATCTTTTGCATATTTACAGGCTTTTCTGTAAGCAGATTCATCTCTATATTGAGATTCATCATCACCAAATAATTCTTTATTAACCATTGGTGTTATCTCTCTCCAATTATGATATTTTCCAGAATTTATTAATTGATCTAATCGCCATATATATGTATGATAATTTTCGTTTTCCAATTTTGTAAAATCAGATATAATAATCACCTACTCTCTATTCTTTATTAGATTCAATAGGCTCATCGAGTTCATTTTCCTCTTTTACCTTCACATTTATTTCAACACCACCACCGTTAAATACCGATAGAAGAGTAGCAAGTTTCTTCTCTTCGCCATCTACATCAATGGTCATATTATCTGTGTCAATGATACCTACAATCTTCATAGAAGTCTGCTTGGTTTCCTTAAAAACAAAATTTGCCATTTTTAAAATCTCCTTTTCTTCCAATAAAATAGGAGAGCAGTACGCCCTCCTTAAAATAATTCTTCAATATCTGTAATAATGTGATCAGCCACGCTTATTTTAAGATTTAACATCCTCCAATCCGAAACCGACCAGTCCTATAAAAATAGGATAACTCCCACAACAGGATTCGAACCTGTAACTTACGGATTAACAGTCCGTTGCTCTACCATTGAACTATATGGGAAGAGTATCAGTGATTACACCATTATCAAAATAATGTAACCACCGATATAAGAAAGAGAGGTTAGCTTATGAGATAAACTTTTAATATTATGTAATGCCCCTATAGGGCAGGATATTAAGAAAAGCTGATTTCATTGTTTTCCATATGTGATATATACGAAGCTGAAAACAGTTATAAAGCCTTATTTTACAAGGAAAACTTGGATTTTCTATTTCGCTACTCTATATTTATGAGCAATTTTTCGCTTTCTTTCACGTTCATTTAAAGTCGCACAATCACAACAATACAATCGTTTATTTCCTGTTTTCTCGATAATTCCACCACATCGTTTACAACGAGAATATTTTTTATGATCCCTGATTCCATAATACTGTTTTTGATATTTTCTCATTTCTCCATCAAGTGATCTATTAATATATTTCACATAAAAATTATCCTCAGTGATAAAATCATAATTATTTATAATTTGAGTCTTATCTTCGTATTCCTCAATTAGTTTACAATTATCAAAGCATCTTCTCAGAAATCCTTCAACAACTTTTTTATACTCATTCCAAGATAAAGTCATTTTCTCCATTTGAAAACGTTGTTTAAGTTTTTCTGATTTATCAATTGCATCATCAATTATATCTGTAACGATATTTGCATCCATTTCTGTTCCAGATAACCAATCAAAGTACATTAACTTTGGTTTCTTTAATAAATCCATGTACTCCTTATTGAGAATTACTTCTTTATCAAAATATCTTGTATAAATATTATTAATTTTCTGCCTGATAATAGCGCACCAATTTTCATCTTTAGTCATTGACTTGTAATATCTGTATTCAATTCCTGACCATGTATCAAATACTCGTCCAAGTTCTGTATCAAGTAAATCCTTTCTGACTTTAAAATGAATTGTTTTAATATATGTACGTCTTTTATTATCAGAAGCCCATATTGAGGAGCAGAACGAGCTGAATATCTCGTTCTTTGCCTCATTATTCTCTGCTTCTTTGTAATCTTCTATAATTTCATATAGAAATGTTTCATTACAGTCGTAAATATGTATCACCTACCTCAAATTCATAGTATTTTCCCAAATATTCATATGAATTGTCCGTCTTATAAGGGACTTCTCTTATTGATATATTTCTTTTTGGATTCGTGTTATTCTTGAGATTTTCAATGATATAATCACCATAAGCTGACCATGCAAGAGATTTGCTAATAGAAACAGAAGAGTAGGATGCTTTGATTATATAATTTGCTATAATATTTTCAGGCAATTTAATCTCATTTAGGAGTTCTTCTTTATATTCGTTTACAACTTCATCCATATTAAATTTATGGTCTTCATCGTCCGACTTGTCTCTATGCAGATTCAGATGTTGCTTAATATCAACAGCATACATATTTATAAACTTCCTGCACTTCTTTAAAACTTTTTTATCAGATAAATCCAAATCATTATTAATGATTAAGCACCTAGTATCAACCAAATCAATTTTATTATCCCATAAGATATTTTTCTTTTCCCAAGTTTCAATATAATCACATAACTCATTCATAGGAGAGGGAGAGTGATATGCATTAAGATATTCTTTGTCTTCATCAGACACATCTTTATTTTTCTTGATTATATTCATATAGGATTTCATTTTCTTTGGATAATTATGAAGTAAGAAATATGGAAGTTGTTTGAGATGCTTTCTAAGACCTGAATTCATATGCCATCTAAATCCCGTTTTAAGGAAGTCGATTTCTTTGCCCTGAAAAATTCTTAGAAGAGAAGAGTAGTCGGAATACAATTTTTGAATATCTGGATTGGTCGTATATTTATTTTCTATACTTGTAGCAACATTAGTAATTTCACCAATACGATTATCTCTTGTCATTACTTCATACTCAATAAGATTCTCTTTTGTATATGGTTTTGACTGAGCAGTTACTTTATCTTCAATATCAAGTATGATGTGCTTGTCTATTTTTGAATCAATAATAATAGGATCGTTACTTAAATAGAAAATGTCCCCATCAAAATCTGCACCGCCTTGTTGTGGAGCTGATACATCATACATATTAAACATTACTACATCTTGGTCTTTAAAATAATCAAACCATTTTGTAAGAATATCATTTCGTACAATCTTAATCTTATTTACCTCTGACGGATCAACAAGCGGAGAACGGAATGAACAACAATATCCTGGTTCAAAATTAGCTGTATATAATTCTCTTTCTCCAAGACAGCCAACTGGTTCTTCACCAACGGCATACTGAAGATAGCCAATCATATCACCGACACCTGTATGATAAAAACCCGAGCAGTAAATCTTGCCAACTTTTGCTTCATCAATAGACTTTTTTAGTTTTCTATAAATAAATTGCTTAACGGCAGGATCTTTCAGCATAACATCATTTACTAATGCAGCTTCAAGATATTTACTTTCTGGCTCATAATCTTCTGTGTCGGTAATTCCCATGAATTTATATGTATAAAATTTATCACCTTTAATAATTTTTTCATACATATTAGTGGTATATTTTGCAAGCTTAATGATTTTTCCATCATTCTTAGAATCTAATATGTTGTAGTCCTTTTTTGTTTTATCTGTATAACATTTCACATATTTATTATTCCAAAGATCCAGACATTGTAAATACTGAAAATTCATTCGTGTATATTTATTTAAATGCTTAATATGATGACTGTATTTACTGATTCCAAGTTTAAATTCATACTTTCTGACAGTATTCATATATTCAATCCATGCATTTTCACCATAAGTTGACTTAAAAATCTTGTGTCCTTTAAACATCGAAATATTCCAAATACAATCTATATCATCAACATTATGAACATGACCATAGATATCAGTGATAGTAGTATAACCCCATTCTTTGAGAATTTGTTTAAATGGTACATACACAGAATAGCCTTTAATAAATGGCAAACGCACCTGTGTTCCAATAACTTTATAGTCTAATCCAAGCTGTTCACTCACAGTATTCATAAAGTTTTCTTCATGACAACCACATCCGTCAAAAGGTGATAATCCAATATCTTTTAATCCTTCTTCAATTTCTCTAGTCTTATATTTCTTTTTCTTTCCAGTGGTTTCATCAACAAATTCTTTTTCTCTTTCAACTACATATTTGATAAGCTGATTTTTCAATATTTTTTCATACTCACCGATAATCACAATATTAGGCATATAATCTTTAATAAGAGTACATGAACTGAATGGTAAACATCTCTGAGCTTCATATTTAGAAATAACACATTCATCAATTTTAATATCCATCTGAGTAATCAAATATAACTCATCAAAAATTTCATCACATACAAATGCAGTTATTCCATCTTTACCTTGTGAAGCTGATTTACCAAAACGAGAATAGTGGATTCCATTATATGTGAATCCATCATTTAGAATTTTTCTAAGAGATTCTTCCTGTTTTGGATTTTTCTTTGCTACAACTAACATAAGTTCATTTATATGAGATGATGATTCGCCACGAAGTCTCTGAATCTGATCAAATAAAGGAGAGTCGCCTTGTTTGATCAGATATTCTTTTTTGATTTCTGTGTCTCTATTAATCTGAATGTTAAAATCTCCATCAATAAGTTCTCTTATTGGGATTTTAACTAATGTATATTGTACCTTTTTTATAATGATTCACCACCTTAATCTAAATTTTCCCAAAATTCATTTTCAGAATCATATCCACCATAATCTAAGCTCTCTGCGAATTCATGAGATGATTTTATAGATGCTTTGCAATAACATTGCTCCAATTCAGAACATTCTTCACATCTGAAATTGCTGTCAAATTCACATTCCGAAAGTTCATCTATAATCAATTCTTTCATTTCTTCAACATTGTCAAAATTATTATTCATATAAATTTACCTCCACTTATATATTCTCTAAATGAAATTTCTATTTACAATTATTCAAACCACACAGGAGCTTTACCTATGTCATATTTCTTGCAAATAAGATACGAACAATATCCGTCTATCAATTCATAATTTCTGTCAATTATAATCTTCCCCAGTTCACCATACTTGATGAATGTATTTTCTTTCTTCCTGAATTTTCTGTAATTGGGTGGAGTAGCAAGAAATTCTTCTCTAATTTTAATCTCATTAATTGGAATCCAATATTCCTTATTTGAACTGTAATCAATATCAAAAAATATTTTCAGTCTATCAATAATTCTCATCTTTATAATCCTCCTCGTCCATTGTTTCGACACGATATCCCAACCAATCTATAAGATAATCAGTACATGGAATACAGTCTCTATGTATATATTGTCCTTCTGAATTTCTCAGATAATCTTGTCCACTTAAAATACCCCCACCACAATAGCAACATAAGTAATTATATTTCTGATGAAAGTTTGGACATCTTATAAGACAAGGATTATTGCCACAAATGTTGCACATACATATAACCTCTCTTTTTAATTTATACATTCATAGGAATATCCATCGTTGCTTGTATAGTAAATATGTTTTATCCCTAAATCTTTAATCGCTGCCATACAACTTGGACATGGACGACACATACCAAATTCTCTGTCTAATCTCGTTCTAAAAATATATAATTTTACTTTTTGGAAATTTATATCCAGATGACGGATAGAATTAAGACAATTGATTTCAGCATGTAAAGTCGGTTTAATACCATTCTTATTCCATGAATTTCTATATCTGTTATAATATTTTTGAATAGGATGCGTTTTAATTGTATTACAACCAATTCCTATTACATTTCCTTGGTAAACGGCTATGCACCCTATATGTGTTTTTTTATAATCCGAGATGGTAGCAGCCATTTTAGCTTTTTTAAAATATCTATAATCTGATTTACTTAACATTTCTCTCTAACTCAAACATAGCAGTTCCTCTATCAATACAATCAAGTTCATATTTGTATCTGTCCATATATCACTGAATAATTCCTCTTTCTATAAGCATTTCAATATATTTCACTAAATCATTCTTGATTGTTTTTATCTCAGAAGAAAACTCTATTTCAATCTGGTCATCCATAAGATCTAAATGGTCAATATCTGTCTGTTTAATGTAGAAAGTAGCTAAATAAGATTCTTTCTCTTTATTCCATTTTGCCAAGGTAACCACTGTGTAATTATTATGTAAGTCTACGCTAATACCAACATTAGCAATAATTTCGTATCTAAGCATGTACCGCTTCCTCCTTTAAATTTTGTCTTTCTTCACAAGCCTTAAGCTTTTTGTTATAATCTCTAGTTGTACATTCTCTCTTTTTGGTTTCATCAAACTTAAAATCTGCCGCTATACGACTGGCAATATTAACTCCACAGCCACCGAAATCTGATTCGACTAGCTTGGGATAGCATACAAGCTTATTCTTTCTCTTAAGTTCCATTGTTCTTCTTGCTACATGATTTTCTGTTTCCTTTGTCATAAATATTTGTTCTCCTTGTTAAATAGTTCATATCATCGCTCCTTTATATATAGTGTGATACGGTTTATGTGTTACTTTTATATATTCCCTTATTGCAAAAGGGTTTTATTAAAAAATTAAAATATGAGGGTTTGTTCTAATTCACTGATATGGTATAATCATTAAGATGTGTATATACACTTGTAACTCATTAACTAAAGTCACGACTGATTCTTATATCAGGTACGGAGGTGTGATTATGCACATTAAAAATAGTGAAATCTATAATCTTTCCTATTTTAATAGTGTCTTATTATGAAAGGAGGATTGTAGATATTGCTAATCATTATTCTTACACCAGCTGTTATAATCGCAGTTTTGAATCTTGTTAAATATTGTGTTAAGTGTTTTACACGGTATAAAGAATTGAAGCTACTTGTAACTTCAGGAAAAGAACGTGTCGCCATCACGAAAAATGGCATATCATATAAGAAATAGGATATAGTAGGTACGTGAATTACTATTGTATTCATTTCTTATAGTAACTTTTTTAACAATAATTCACCAGTGAATTAGAAGCCTCACTGCAAATTAGAGTGTTTAGTGTAACACTCATTGCGCAAATTTATGGTAAAGAGATATTGTCGTAAGTGGCAGTATCTCTTTATGTTCTTAACTTATTGTTCTCCAAAATCTCTATTTGTTTTTTGATTTCCTCACATGGATCATATTTATTATCAATTCTTTGACCATGCTCATCATTTATAAAATGTCTATAATCAACAAATACCTTTGGAGTAGTTAAATATTTTTCTTTCCCATCTTTAATATATTTTTCTCTCTTCATAGGTTGACATTTTATAATTTTTAATTCTTCCAAAATATCAACTATGCGTCCTATATATCTCTCAGAAAGTCCAATATCTTCTGAAATCGTTTTGAAATACCGATAGCAACAGAGGGGTTTATCTTCTATACGATTCAAATTGACACGAATATAGGAAAGTAAGAGTAAGATATAAGCAGATGACATTCTCGCAAGGTCTATATTTTTACCTTTTAACTCTTCCTTAAAATTCAATATTTTATCCAATTCATCAAAATAAATGATTCCAAAATTATCAGGCACATCGAATTTTTCAATATTTAGTTGTACTTGCTGATATTTCACCGAATTGGTGTTTTCTTTTAGACACTTCTCAAAATCAGGACATGATTCAAAATATCCATAATGAGAGAGAAGTAATAGAACTTCATAATATTTTTGATTTATTTTCCCATCTCTGTAATTAGGTTTCAGTTTAGACCAGTGACAAAGTTCTGTTGTAGAAAATGCCACCGTGTCATCAAGTGAACGTCTTGTGCAAAGATATGAGAAGATTATTACACGCTTAGATGAGAGATCTTTATCATAGATGATTTCTCGTGGAATTTTTACATAGTTTGGCAAGACGTATCACCTCACTATGTTAATCTTCTAATAAGGACATTTTTAATCTTTTGTTCTTATTTAAACCAGAATTGTATTCATTTACATAAATCTTTGCATATTTTAAAGATGGTTTCTTTGTATATTTATCATTATCTGCAATTTCTTTAATGATAGATGGGGATTTTTTCCCGACAGAAGTAATAAGTCTCTTATTGTCAAAAATACCTTTATATGTTTCATAAAAGTCAAACATTCCCCTAATATAATTCCACTGCAATGATTTTGAATTTCCATTCCAACAGCCCTTGACTAAATCCATACATTCAATAAAGCCATCTACGTCATTTCTTGACGAATATTCCTTATACATATCTAATAGTTTTGCAGGACACTTAATTTTATAATCATTTCCTGGTTCTTCTCCAAAAATATCTAACTTAAAGCCAAGTGCTTTTATGCAATTATTAAAATCCTGTTCAATCTTATTTTTTTCATATGTACCATTAATCTGAGATGTAAGTGTGCGTTTTCTATTCTGTGGCTTTTCTTTTGTATTAGTTATGGTAAACCAATCATTCTCTTCCTCAATAGTTAAACCATAACGAAGTTCACACGGTACAGTCGTCCATCCTCTCATCTTTAAAATTGCAATAGTATGCTGACCATCACATACTTTCATAGAACCATCTTCTCTAACGCTAACTTTTACTTCATCTACTTCGTTTTCATCAAAATATTCATCACTACTAAGTTTTTCTACACGTTTCATATCAATATCTCTCTGATAGTTAAGCATTGCATCCAATTTATCAATTGGTACTTCCTTATGTGCAATCTTATTATCTGTTACTTTTGTTCCTTTTACTAAGTCTTTTAATTTCATTATCTAATCCTCCGTTTTTAATGTTATTTTTTTTGCTAATTCAATAGCGGTTAATAGTTTTGCTATATTATTCTCCGCATTGGTAATGCATTCATCTAATTCTGATTTAGTTACACGATTTTCCATATCATTAAGAATACTAACAAATCCATCATAAAATCTTTCAAATCCAGTATTCATACATTCAATTATGTCAATCTTGTAATTCCAAATAGAATCAAGATATTCTTTTGACTTTTCAGTTTTAAGGTCTTCGCATATTTGCCTTACCTCTTCACTAACTTGATTTTTTTGAGACGATTGAGAAGGTTGAATAGTAGGAGAGGGTGTGGTTGGTGGTTCAGTATTATATTCTCTATCTTTATTATCAGATATTTGTTCTTTTTTCTTCTCATTCTGTAATTCTTTATAGCCAGCACTAATAGAAGTTTTACCTGATAAAACACGATTCTTAAGTTCTTCATTATTTGAATCAAGAACACGTTTTGCTTGTCTATAAGTTTCTTTTCCAACATTTGCAATTTTAGCCAACTTTGAATTGGTTTCATTTTCTGAACGATTATTAGTTTTGTCAGCTTCCACCAGATTTGGTGTAAGCTGTGGATTAGCTCCACCAGTTGAAGTAGCCTGTCTTTCTTTTGCTTGCTTTTCATAAATAGGTCGATACTTTTCAGCCACAGCAATTCTTTGAATAGGAGATAAGTTGCGTCTGCCAAGTTGGATATCCAACATCCATTCCATAACTTCATCCTTCGTCTCATACCCAAGAGTACCAACAACGTACTCAATATTGTGTTTTTTACAGATAGAATAGCGATTGTGTCCATCCACAATGAATCCATGCCATTCCATAATAGGAAAATTTTTATCAAATCCATTTTCTACAATATTTTTTTCGAGCTGTTTGTACTCATCATCAGTAAGTGGTGGTAATAAATCCCTTAATTCAGGATCGATTTTTAATTCTTTTTGTTCCATTTTCTTTCCTTTCTTCTAAAATATAATTTACAGTTACAATTTGTGAGATGAGAGTATTGTAAGTGGTACAATAGTATATTCTCCATCTTGACTTCTAAAAGTCGTGAATTTTTACATTTATGAAATTGTCAAAAATTCATTTGGGTACATGTATGACGTACCCAAAAGTAAAAAATTTCTTCATTTGGGTACATGTCAGGTGTGGATTTGTGTAGGTCAATATCTATATAGACTCATATTATCAAGAGAAGAATATTACGCTTGTATTTCGCTTACGCTTCATACAAGCTCTATAATTTTTTGTTTGATTGTTATTGATTGGTTTAGGTACATGGTGTTTTTGATTAACGTTTTCATTTGGGTACATATGAGATGTACCTATGTGAAATTATTCTATATTTAATTCTTGAATTTCTTCTTCTGACATAGAATCCAATTTCTTTAATGCTCTTTCAATATAAATAAGTTCTAATAATGTAAAGTTATCTATTATTAATTTTGTATCATGGCTATTAATAATATCTATATAAATATGATTAGATAGTTTCTTGGCAACGGATTTTCTTGTTCTTTTAAATAAAATTGATTTTTTCATAATATCATTCTCCTTTTGAATTATTCTCTTTTTCTAAAACAACATAATCAGCAAATGAATCTTCAATAAAAAATATAGGTAACTTATTATGATATCTTTCATATATTTTTTAACCTGATATAGCAATAAGAAAACTATTGTTACCTTGTCTTGATTTTTCTAATTGCTCTAATTCAGCTTTAAATTTTCCATTCTTAACTGAACCTATTTTTCCACAGATGGAACAATATCCATATAACTTTGTGTTTATGAATGTTTTCCCTGTAAATGCAATCGGAAATTGAATTAAACATTCTTTATATTGATGTTTGTGCTTTGATTTGCGATTGCTCTTTGAAATATTGCTTTCTTTTTGTTTAAGATATTTTGATATATCATCTTGTATCATAGATTACTCCTTTGATATATTATTCTCTTCAATTGTCTATCCCACAGATGTTCTTTTCTTGCTAACGCTGCGAAAAGACCGCCCTTATCAAAGGGCTACATCTTGTGCTTACGCACATACTATCTTTTTGAGCTTGTATATAGTTTTATCATACCCCTATCTGTGGGTTAAAAATGAGTTTTTGAGAGTGATTTTAAATTTTTATGTCTTAGGTGATAACTTATAAGGGTATGAGAAAAAGTGGCTAATTTTTTCTGTGAGGTGTGATTTTCTCCCTAGATAGATTTAGAAGTGATTTAATATGCTAAATCATCAAATATATTTCTATAAAAGTTACATGGTAAGTTGTTAAATGTTTCTGTTGTAATTAGTTTTAAGTTACCCATATAGAATCCTCCTTTAAATTTATTTTTTTATTTGGTAAGAGTGGTGTAATGATTATTTACAATAGATTGTTCTCTTAAAGAGATTTAAGTTTTTAAGAATTATTAAATAGAATAGTGGAGAATAATATAAATTTATGCAATAAAAAAACAGACAGCTTAATTACCGCCTGTTAATTTTTTATATTTATTTGATTTATATTGATAACCAGTTAGATTCTGGTTTTGCAATAAGACGAGCATTATTATATGCCATATCAAGTGTTAAACATGTGTGACCTTGATAATAATTTCCTACTTTAGTTACGGTTAAAGCTAATGATGGAGTAGTATCATCCTCTAAGCATAATGGAAGTAACAACTGAATCTTATTTTCATAATATTGTGGTATTGCTAATTTATAATTAGCTGATACTCGCTTCTTCATAGTTTCTATTGAACCATTGAGATTGTTAAGAATATTTTTGCTATCTTTAAGCTTTTCGGGAATTCTTTCAATATTATTAATATCTTTCAATATATGTTTATAATTAATGTTTATTTCGTAGTGCCAATCAAATAATAAGAGAGATGGATCATCAAAATAATTTGCTCTTGGTGGGCGATCAGAAATATTCATATTTCCTAAATCATATGATGTAAGAAACTTTAATCCATTTTTGCTTTTATCTTGATATGCGTATATTGGTTGATAGAATTCGGTAAAAAGTCCTGTGTTAAATAGTGCATATTCATTATTAATAATTACGTTCTTTTCAGAAGATAATTTTTTATATGTGTGAACCATATAATTTGTAAGAATTTTATTATTAGGGTATGTATCATTAGACCAATTTTCTTTATCTGCTATTTTAATTATATCTTCTATATAATCATTCCAGTTTACATTGAAATACGCCATATATTCTGCTCCTTCTGTATTTTTAAATGCTTCTGCAAGTATATCATATTTTCTTGATTCATGGAATGGAAAAATAGTTGTATCATCTGGCTTGTACAATTTAAATGGATATGATTCATATTCTTGTGATTCAAGTGGTATATATTCTCCTTGTAATTTAGTACATGCTTTTATATAAGCTTCTTGTGGTGTATCAGCATAAACAAAATAAATGTAATCATATGGTTCATAACAATATGCTGCTGTTGTTGGTATTAAATATGTATTCATTTGTAAACCCTCCTTAGAAATGTGATTTATACAATTTTATATTCTCTTTTTTAAATTTGTTCTGATATAAAATTCTTTACATGGAATATAAGGAGAAAAATGTATGATTTTGAGTCTATTTTGGATTTTTATATGTCAGGTGGCTAGTTGTTAGGGTAGAGGATAAAATTGAAATTTGAGCTGTGAGAGTGGATTTTTATATAAGTGTGAGAATTGATAATATTATTTATAGTAAATGTGCATGAATATATATAGATAGTTAATGTGATTTTGGGTGATGTAAAAAATTGACCTTGTATTTTGAGCATTTAGGTGGGTAAAAATGATTTTAGGTGTTATTGGTAGGGTAAAATAAAAATACTGTATATGGGCATGATAGAGGGCTTAGATGAGAGATGGGAGTTTTTGGCATTGTTATAGTAGGATTTTTGATGGTTTGTATTGGATTTGGGATTCTGGTGTGGTTTTATATATTCATCTCTGTGTGAAATGGTTGTGATATTTTTTTAAAATAAAAAAGACAACCACATTAAGTTGTCTTTTTATAGATAAAGTTATTTATGTTGATTTTTAATAGAGTCATAATTTTCTATTACACGTCTTAGTTTTGTTACAAAATATGAGATATCCGCAAAATAATTAGGATATGCCAATTTTAATGTTTCGAATGAAGATGCTGATACTAATACAACATTAATATTTGAACCTTGTTCAATTTTTCCATATAATTTTGTCGCCGTTTCGAGATTTGAAGACTTAAATGGTTTTACAGTAACAGTCATTTTGTCATAATTGAGTAATATTATATAATATAAATTTTTATCTTTCTGGTTATATTTATTACTTGCATGATTAATAGACACATTTAATCCACTAAGAGTAGATATTATATTATTTTTCTTATCAAGATACTTAATTTCTGATATTAATTCATCAGCCCATTTAGATGTATTGGGACATATAGGCATTTTCTCTTCTATGGCAAACAAAGAGGATACAAGTGTAAAGAATCTTAATATGTCATAATCTCCTTGACTGGATTTAAGATTGCTTTTTGTATATATCCCCATCATTTCAACAGCAGTTGCCCACATGTGTTGTAATTTTGTACGAAATTGAATTTCTATGAACATATTTTTATTGTAAGTGTCTTTAGATTCACTGTGAAATTGATATACCATATGATAAGATCTATAACCTGATTCTTTAGGATTGGCAATATAATCATATTCACGTTTAAGTATATGTCTTATTCGAGAAAATTTATATCTATCTATTGCGTTATAAACTTGTTCTATAGTGTCAACAATTACTCGACATCCACCTAAATCTTGCATTTTATATAATTGCATCTCAGGAAATCTTTGAATTTTACCAGTTATGGATTCAAGTCGTTTTAATCTTTGAACAACAATGGCATTTGGATTCTTTTGACGAAGATTACTACAAATGACTTGTAATGGATAAGCGTGTGCAGCTCTCCAATTATTTAATATTACCAAAGCTTCTTCTCTTTCTTTAGGAGTAGAAAATGGATCGGCTATGATTTTACCTGCTTTGTTAATCTCGTATTTGGTATATTTAGGTACTTCCCATTTATTTTTATCTTTCATAGAAATTTCCTCTTTAATTTGCTTAATCAATAAATCTATATCGTTATCATTAATTATATCATTGATTGAGAGGAAATTCATTATATTTATTAAATCTATAGTTTTTTTCATTGTAATACTCCTTTTTGAATTGTATTTTTATATATGTTCACTTATATTTATTCCCTACTTTTGAATTATTGAACATTAATTATTGAACAGGAGTAATATAAATATTTATATGGGGTGTAAGAGATGTATAAGAAATGATATTTAGAATATTGAAAAATTATATGAGATAAAAATGGATTCGGCAATTGAATATTATATGGGTGAAATTGTTATGTTTTTATAGGATAATTTTAAATATGGGATATGTAGATTTGAGATAAAAATTAATGATTATACATTTGGTTCGAGAAATATAAGAAAAATAAAGGCTTTCTGAAGAATTATTTATGAAAATGTAGTAATTTTGAGTGTATGATTATGGGTAAATATAAGAAAAAATAAATGTGTTTTCGAACTTAACTTCGAACTGAATTTTAGGAATTTCGTGTGAGTGGAACAGATAGGTGCGTTTACGCACCCTGGGCTGGCTGCTATAATGTAAACATGCCCCCCTAGTAAATATATAATAATATTGTACTATTATTGTATGTTTTGACGATATTTGTATATTTTACCATGGCATCAAATCGCCTGATATAGTCAGGTGAGGCGATGCCATGAGCTAATGCCAGCAGCGTTTAAATATTATTTTGTTCGTTTTTTGTATATTGTTTGTGAAGAGATTATGTTATATATAACAATATATGTTATATAAATGATATTATGTTATATATAACAGATAATAAAATATATAACACTCTATAAAATATATAATACAAACTATGTCTGTCGCACACAAACAAAATAATAAAAATGTCTGCATCTATTACTCCCAACACAACGATATACAAGCATCAAGCACCAGTTTTTGACTTTACAATAATAAATACAACTCCGTTTGTCTTTTCTGCCATCTGATCCACATTATAAATATTATAATTAACCTTATTATTATATTTTAAATGCTTGTCAATCTGGTATGCTTTAATATTTCTATTTATTTATATATTTCTAGCTGCCTTTTTATGTCTGCTCATTATTCAAATACCTTTAAATATAAGTATTAATTATCCTTTACATATATAATAAGATCGCCTGGTTGACATTCTAACAACTCACATATTTTATTCAGGTTGTCAAAGTTTATTTGATCTTTATTTCTGATTTTTTGTATCGTAGCTTCTCCAAAAATCTTATTTTTTCTTAATCTATAACTTGAATAACCTTTATTTTTTAATTCTTCTAATATGTCAATTTTATATTTAATCATACTTTATAAACTCCATTTCTTTTATAGTATATTAGTTTATTCCCCTATTATTTAAAAGTCAATATACACTATAAACAAGTGTACAATTTGCACAATACATACACCAAAATATTGTGTATAATGTCAATATACATACACTAATACATAGTGTATACTATAACCATAATAAAGGTAAGATATAAGGAGGTATAAGTCATGGGCGAGTATATTTCAGTTATTGTTGACGAATGCGGTTCTATCCGTGCATATTGTTCTGATTATTCAGACGATGATATTATGAATATTTTATATCAGCATCCCGAATGGTCACAAAGATGTATTTCAATTTAAGAGAATAACAATATAAGCAGTGACGGTTTAGCCGTGGGGAATTCAATTCTCCGCTTGCTTTTCGAGGTATTTATATCTCATGTATGATCTTTGATAATTACATATATTACACAATACGCTGATTAGTTTCGTTATCAATCAGGGCGATATCAAGCTTACAATTTAAAGCGTGTGCAATTTCAATTAATTCTTTTTCATTAAAATTATCCCGTTTAAATTTATTAGTCATATTGTTTCCAGTTGTTCCCAACTTTTCAGCAAGTTCTTTAATATTGATTTTTCTTTTTAACATTACAATTTTAATATTTTCAGTCATTTATAAAACCTCTTTTCTATCTGATTTGAATTTGATTATACATTGTAAGTTATGAAAAGTCAAATATATAAAAGAAATCACACAAAATAATGTGATTTTATATTGACAAATCACACGAAATAGTGTAATATATTATTAAAGATAAGGATATCAAACGATTTTAATTTTATTAAAGGAGGTTGTCATTATGACAAGATACACATTAAAACAACTTAAAGAAATGGTTAGATCAGGAATTGCAGCAGATTTTACAAAGGCAACTAACAAAGAATACAAAGAGTTAATAGCAAATGGCGGTTATACTCAAGTCGGTTTTGCATCTGGTATATATGGATGTAATGGCAAGCTGCTCAAGGGTTTAAAGGATGGCAAGTTATACGCCATTACCGCCAGATCATCAGCAATATTTATTTTTTAATTTTACATATTAAAAGCCTTGCACCGTGTGGCATCTGCTACGGCGTACGCATCAAAGCAATGCAAGGCACTACACAATATTTTATTTTATTGTGCATCTGGTGAGGGCTACCGCTTGCGGCAATAAGTGAATAAACCCAGATAGGCTTTATATGGTTATGATGATATAACCGCACTAATTAAAACGGCTTAACTGTTCATTGATAACAGAATATAGTAAGGCTGTGTTGTTTCCATCTGAGAAGCGTATAAGCCGACTATTTTATATATTAAATAGTCCGTTGAGTAGATATCTCAATGTTATCAAAAAAATCTAGTCCCGTTGATGTGGGATTCAGGTTTGAAAGTAAATAAGCCCTGATTCTTGATTAAAAGAAGGAAGAGAAGAAAACGTCAAACCGCTTTAAATCAGGCGGTTAGTAAAAAGCAGATAATCTTATATATTAATTAAAGAAGAAATACATATTATTATAGATATATAACAAGCAATATTTTTTATTGCTTATAAGATGCAAGCAAGATAACACATGATAAGTATATTACAAAAGGATTTATAAATCAGTCGGGCAAAAGTGGAAATCCCAGGCGGTGGCAAGTAGTAGATTGATTATAAATAAATATGTTTTCCCTGTCTTATCGCCGTTATACAAGCAAGTTGTAAAAGCTGGAATGATTAATTTTAATCATCAGCAAAATAAACAACTTGTTTTTTGTTTGCATAAATAAGCAATAAAAAAGAATAAAGGAGGTTATACCACAATGATATATAACTTATTAAATATAAAAACAAAAAAGATTGTAGCCTATACAATAATATCTGGAAATGATAGCGATATTTTGACAGATGAAGAAATACTTGACAGCCGTTTAGAATGTGGAATTGATGAAGGATATATTTCAGATAATTCCTATAAATGGATAAAAGGCAAAGAGAAAAAAGGGATTTTATTATAAGGAGGACAAAACAATGAATAATACAATAGCTTGTTACGATTTTAGAATTATCAAATGTCAGGACGGATCAGAAATAATTGACGAAAAACTCAAAACTCCACTTGATTCTATTGATGGAGTTTTGGCTGCTGAATATCAGAAAGTCCAAGATGCACTTGATATTATACATAAGAAGGAAAAGAAGAGACAGAAAGAAGCATCAGTAAGGCAGAAGAAAGAACGCAACATATTATTTAAAATTGCTTGTTTATGCGGATTAATTACAGCTTAAAACAATACATATAACGGAGGTAAAAACATTATGAAAAAGGAAAAATTCAAGTTATCAGGTGAATATTTTTGTGGAAATAAAGCGAGTGATTATGCTATCAAGAACGGATTCCTTGATTATGCCACACTTGCAAAGAGTTTTGATGCAGTATCTTCAGATATTATATCTAAAACAGATGGAGTTATAGGTTACTGGGAACAAGAAAACGGATTTATTGATAATTCAGAAGAAATTGAAGCCATAGAAGATAATATATCAGAACTTGAAAGCAGCCTTGACGATATAGAGGAAGATTCAACAGAATATACAATCATTCAGGAAAAAATCACGGACTTAGAAGAACAGAAAGAAGAGCTTGAAAATGAAGTTGAACCTGAAATTTTTCAATATTTTATAATCTCTGAAAACGGTGCTGAAATCTTAAAAGATTATACAGACGAAATTGTTTTCTATAATGAAGAGTTAGATATGTATGTTTGGGGTGTAACTCATTGCGGTACAAGTTGGGATTATGTTCTTACAGATATACCGCTTAATTGTGGATATAATGAGTGATTAATAATACATGGTAGTAGTAGAAGGGATGCAGTTTTAAGCATCCCTTTATTATATGGAGGCGATAACTATATTTAAAGGATATTACACAGCAACTTGTTATTATGGACTTGTAGAAGGCTATTATATGCAATTTGAAACAGAAGCAGCCTATAGAGAATATATGGAGGAATAGAAGCATGACGAAAGAAGTCGGATGCTACAATATTACTTTTTGCGGTTTATCTTATGATAATAATATACCTTATGACATGGTTATTATTGAAAAATTTAATAATAATACTTACATAGAAGGAAGTAAAAAAGTACTTTATTTTAGACATGAAAGAGGTTGTATTGTGCCAGTTTTTAACACTGAAAAAGAGGTTGAAAAGTATTTACAATATAGGAATTATGAAAAACTCAAAGTTAAGAAAAGCATAACTATTGAAATAGTATAGGAAGGAAAAAATATGAGTAAAGAATATTATATAATTATGCGAAAATATTACAGATTTCCTAATTATTACGATACAGATTTATCAAAAAAGGAAGATTGTTTCTCTTTTGATACAGAACATGAAGCAAAACAATGTTTACAAGATATATTTAATAATGGTAAATGGATGGAAGATAAAAAGCATGGAAAAATAAGACACTATATTGAGAAAAGAATAGAATTATTATAGAAAGAGTGGTTGGTCATATGAAAACAAAGATATTTAAACAAAATAATTATAAGTATTTATCTGTAAATGATAATATCGTTTGTGCATTTAATGAAACTAAAAACCAGTTTATCAGATGTACTACTGTAAATATTACAGAAAAGGTTATTGATGCAATAAACGATTTTAGAAATATCTACAACTTGGAAAAAATAACATTAAAAATGTTTATGGAAGAGTTTATATAATGGAGGTTGTAATATATGAAATTACATAAAATTCCTGGAATAGATAAAAACATTTGCACATGTGAACAGAAAGTCGCTTATAATTACGCTTTTATGTGGCGGGATAGTTTAGAAAAAATATATAAATCAGATACTTCAGAAGCTGTAAAAAGTGAAGCTTATCAGGATATTATAAATTATGTTATATCATCACTCAAAGAACATGAAACGGATAAAAAATATAATATAGATACAATTATCCATTGTTTCAGAAATGGAATAAAAAACTATATGGAAGGCTTTTCTGTATTGTGGAATTATGAAGATATAGGAAAGACATTTCCATGCTTATATGAAAATAATTAATCAGGGGAGGACAATTTAATGATGAATATTAGAATAACAATGGAAGAATTAAAAGCACTTATTAACAAGATAGAAAAGGCAGTACCTAAAAAGCCATCACTTAATATATTAGAGTGTATCAGGTTAAAGGCAGCTAATAATAAATTAATAGCAACTGCGACAGATTGTGACATTGAATTAAATATCATTCAGGAAACAGAAGTATTAATAGAAGGAACTTGTTATATTAACTTGACGGACATTAAAAAAATACTGAAACTTAAAGCGGATTATTTAATAATTAAGCATCAGGAGGACGATGGAAAAATCTATATTTCTACCGGCAAGAAGGTTATAACATTAACGGCTGTCGATTGTGAAGTATTTCCTGAAATTGATTATAAATCATCAGTTTTGACAGATTTCTTAACAATCCAGGCGGATCAGTTATCGGATATTTTAAAGAGACTTTCTTATTATGTAGAGAATGCAACTTTATATAATCACAATGCCATGTTGAATAGTTTTAATTTTAATAGAATACATAATCGAATAACTGGATTAGATGGAAAGAGGATCGCAATTAGAAATAATATAGAAGGTTTTAATCCCAATAATAACAACGATGAATTGAATATACAGAAGGATTTCTATATTAAGTTAGAAAGAGTATTAAAAGCAGAGGAAAACAATTACATAAGCATAATGACAAGCGAAGATAACAAGTACATTGTTATTAGTGGAAAATCTTTTATTATGGCTATTCAGCGTGTATCAGGTCAGTATTTTAAAATTGATAGCATGTTATCAAGGGGTGAGTATTCATTCACGATTAATAACATTAAGGAATTAAAAGAGGCAGCAGATTATGATATTAAGCTCAAAGGAAGTGAAGATAAAAAGCCGTTGATTCTGTCTAATATAGAAGGAATTGTATCTTGTACAATGTCTTGTAAGAATGGCGATAGCTACGATATATTAAATGTTACGGATAATGAACTGCCAGAAGGTTACTCAATGGGATTTAATCCGCAATTCTTATCAGATTTATGTATTACATGTACAGAAGATAGTTTGCATTGTGAGGTAACTAATAATAAGTCGCCTTTATATGTGTATGAGAAAGATTATACTTTCTTAATACTGCCAGTTAATATTATTGCCACACCAGAGGAAATTATAACAGCAATAAAGAAATTAGCTGATGCAGCTTAATAGTAATTAATATAAGGAAGTCTATATTATATAGGCTTCCTTTTGTATTGGAGGAAATGATGCAGAAGGAAAAAATAAATCGTACAGAAGAACAGATTGAGGATATAAAGAAATTCATTGTATCTCATGGTTTTAAAAATATGTCGGATTTTTCAAAGGCTGTAGGAATGGAAAGACAGAACATGTCAGCAAGAATCCGTGGAAAATGTAATCCTGATATTATTTTACTTTTGAAATGGGCAGTTATATTAAGATGTGACATTGTGGAGCTAATAGAGTTATTTTATCCAGAAGAGTATCAGAGATATAAGAAAGGATTATATGAATAAAACGGTAAAATATCCGTGCATTAATTGTATTTATTTTGATGCATGTGGAAATACAAACAGAACCCATGTCAGGGAAGAATGACAAAATCAGAGAAGAAAGGGGAAGTGATGGAAAATGAAACTTACACAAAAACAGATAGAATTAATTGAGTTGTATAAGCAGCTTGAAAGAGAATACGGAAAAGGAAATGTATTTTTCAGATACATAAATGACTATCACAGAATTAAGTTTGTTATCCATGACACTATTGGAAGTGATGTCTTTACTATTCTTTTTCAGTATAAAATCAATGGAAAGGTAATTAGTGCCTTAGAGGATAAGGGTTTAATGATTGGAAGAGATAATTTCCACAAAGAAGCTGATCCCAACTCATGGAGAAGCCAACCTAAAGAATGGCGATATGTCGGTTATCAAATTAGAACAGAATTATTGTAGAAGGAGTGGTTAAAAATGGAAGCATTGGAAGTATTAAAAGAAATACAAAATTTTGAAAATATGACTTCAGAGGAAATACAAAATATTCTCAAACCTATCATAAAAAGTTATGATAAAGATTTTTTATCAGAATATTTAGGAGTGTCAAAAGAACATTTATATAGAATCTGTAAAAAATTGTTTATTGAAAATAATGAGAGGGTACAATTTACATCATTTATTAAACTTGTAGCACTTGGAAAAAATCCAGCTTATATTGATAAACCTGAAATTCGCCATAAGAAAAGAACATTAACAACACCAGAAGAAAGAAAAGAAAGGGCAAAACAGTATCAGAAAAAATACTACGAAGAAGTTACAAAGTTAAAACGGAAACAACAGAAGATTCAAGTTAAGAAATAGCAATTTCATTTTAAGATTGGAGAGTGATTTATATGGTATTAGATAAAAAAATACAGGATATTTTAGAGAAGAATGAATTCAATTTTGATGAAGAAATTAGTGAGCAAGATAATGGAAAATACATAGAAATCAATCAGAGTACACCAGAAGGTGAAGATTGGTGGGAGACAATCTGGTTTGATGGTACATATGAAGGGTTTGTAAATGCAGTTGAAAAAAGAGTGTTGAATTTTGATGTCGATGAAGAAGTCGAGATATGGATTACTAACAGAGGTAAAGGTGGTTGCCCTGATAGTATTATAGATTTAGTTCATGATGCCGAATGGAAGCAGAAAACATTAGAAAACTTATTGGATGATTTTCAGGAAAACAAAAAAGAAGAAAAGGAAATCACAAAAGGATCTGTTGAGAATGAATTATATGATTTTTTCAATGACAAAATGGAAACTGGTGATGCACCTGAAATTGAAAGAGTTGGTCGTTATCCTGATATGTATGTCACAGGAGACAACGGAATTGTTATTGATTGTATAGGTGAAAAGCAGATCAGATTGATTATTCAGGTAGATTAAGGAGTGATGATTTATGAATTATACTTATTTTGGAAACAGAATCGAAAGAAGTTCATTGGGGAATCTGGGATTACAGTTATTAGAATCTCAAGAGAAATTAGTTTCTCAGGAATATGAAATTGAGAATCTTAGAATTAAAGCAGCCATGTATAAAGCATATTTCTTTCGTAATTTTTCATTAGCAGAAAAATTACAAAAACAAAGTGAAGAAAACAGAGATGCACTTATTGGAGAGTTTGATGGTTTTTCATATGCAAGTTGGAGAGCAAACGCTGTATATAGAACGCTTGAAAATATGTGCGATGAAGGACTATTAACTGAAAGAGAATACAAAGAATGCAAAGTATGAAATGGAGTGATGAATTATGGCAAAAACATTAAGAGATTTTTGGAATAAGGCAGATGGAGTTTATGATTTTGTAGATAAGAATGGAGTTTCTATTGATGATATGAATTATCCCTTAGAAACAGAAGTGTTAAATGAACGGTTGATTGAAGGTGAACAGTATGAGATTACATTAAATGTAGAAGTAAAGGAGTGATGAAGTATGCAGATTGTAAAAGAAAGTATTATCAAGAAACATTCATATGAAAATGGAGAGCATACCTCTTATACAGAGCTGATAGAACAATACCATTATGATTCAGAAGAGGAGCGTAATAAACATGCAGAACAAATGACTGAAAAAGGATTTAACGATAGTGGTCAGGTTAAAGAAAATGTTGGTACGATTATGAATCCAAAACTTGTATGGTTCGGAAGCTATTATAAATATGAAAGAAACTAGGCAAGGAAACAAGAGTTTCTTTGGCAGAATTAGAAAGGAAATGGTGAATGATATGAGTTATAACACATGGCATAATTATGGATATGGAATTTGTACAGATGATTTAAAAGAAGAAATCAACTTGGTTAAGTTGATGAAATTGATTCAGTTAGCACCAAATCTGTATGAGAGAGTTAAAGAATATATAGATACTTATTGTGATGGACAGATAACGGAAACATATGATATTTTGGAATCTTATGTGGAAGAGTGTGGCGAAAATAATTATGGTGGACTTGCAGAAATTATGTATGAAGTCATTAAAGAGGTAGAAGGAATTGAATTATATGTATGTACTGATTTTGATGGTGCAGCATATTTGATTTACCCACCAATTTATCCTTGGCAGTTGAAGAATATGTCAGATAAGGAAAAGAATCTGACAGAAAAAACTTTGTGTGAACTATATGCAAAATATCTTCATGTTGTAACTGATGAAGATTTAGTGGTGGAATACAAATCAGTTGAAAATGGCGGTTGATTTACAACTAATGAAATGAGGATTTACTGTGAAGAACGGAGGTAGATTTATATGAAGATAACAAGAGAAATGGTAATGGAATTAAATAATGAATTAGCAGTTAAAGGTTGTCCATTCAGATATGAATATGAAGGAGCAACAGAATATTCACACATTCCACAAATGCAGGTTGCATTGCCCAATATGAATTGTGTTAATAGCTGCATTATTAATGTAACAAGGGATTTTCTTGAATGGCTAGAATTGTGGTTCAAAACAAAATATGGAATTGAATTAACCTGTAACAATGATGGAAGTATCTTGTGGGCTAAAAATTATAAGGAATAAAACCCCCAATGAAACGATGATTTACTATTAAAGTGAGGTAAAAAATATGAAAGCAAGTAAGGTAAATGCAATAAATAAAATTGCAATTAAGGGTGATAGATACGAACCAATTATAGCAGCTATTCAAAATATTGAGATAAATCATCCTGAATTATATAAAGAATTATCAAAGGTTATTGATATAGAATTATGGGATGGATATTCTCTTATGATACATGAAGAAATCGAATAACCAATGAAACGGAAATTTCAAGATTGAATCGGAGGTTAATAATATGATAAATATATTTGGAACAGACTTTATTGAAGTAAAAAACGAGAGTGTTTCCATTAATATCATTACATTGGAAACAGGACAGAAACTTTATTCTGTTAGTGGTGGAATTAAAAATGGGACAAGATAAAAACTAAAGAATTTAAAACTCCTAATGAATGTATTGATGAATTAAGAGAAAGAGTTGCGTATTCTTTATTAGAATTATAAAACCAGATGAAAAGCACATTTCGGAGAGTAAATTATATGAAAATTAGATTTAAAGACTTATTATTTAATAATGAAGAAATTGAATTAGATGTGAAAGATATAATAATAATGACAGGCGATCAGGATGAAACAATATTGATTGAGAATGTCGATGGAGTATTTTATAAGGCAATTGTCATTGAATTTGTTTAAGGAAAGGTGGTAAAATTTATGGATAGGAAAGAATATTTATTAAGACAGGTACTAAAATTATTTAAGCAACAGAAAGAAAGTCGTTATGTTTTAAATATTGAAGAGATGACTGTTATGTATGATGGAGCTGAATGCGATGGAAGTTGTCTTTGTGATGATATTATGGATGAGTTAGGAATTGACAGCTTAGAAGATATCGAGAATGAGAAATTATAATAATTGAATAATTTAGAGAACATATAAGAGATTGAAAATATTCAATCTCTTATTTTTTATGGAAAGGAATGGTGAAAATTATGTTTGATTACAAAGAATTTAAAAAGGAAATGTCTAAAAGAGGACATGAAGTACATAAGAATGGAAAGTATCTTACAATTATTCCTAATAATAATTACGAGGGATACAGCAAGGGGTTTCTGTTTGCAACCGATGTAATAAAGGGATTTGAGGATGTATTAAAATTCATTACTATGAATCACTACAATACTTGGATATATAGTGCAAAATTTAAAATCATATGATAGAATTATAATAGTAACAATGAGACGTGAATTTATATTATAATTTTAAGGAGGATTTAAAGAATGGGTGTTATTTTTGTGTTATTTGGTATTTGTTATATTATTTTTATGATTATCAAGGAGGAAACTGTTAAGCCAGTATCGAAGGATTTTGATTGGAGGGCAGCGATGATTGATCAGTCAAAAAATAATTTATCACCCAGAGAATATAATCGAAGAATTGATGCTGGATATTATGACAGAAAAGATAAGAAAAATTAAATAGTAACAAAGAGTTAAGCTGTTGAGTAGAAATATTCAACGGCTTATTTTATTTAGGATAGGAGAATATTAAATATGAATAATTATAAGGTAATTGGAAGATTCTACAGCAATGGAGTAAGAATGATAACAGTATTAATGAATAAGGCAGCTTGTACTATGTCCGAAAGAGAATTTAATAGAATTGTAAGTATTAAGTAAATCATTGGATAGGTTCTCTTATGGTGCAAATAATGCAGATATATAAAAACATAGGAAAGATTGGAGAAAATAAAATGAAATATGATGATTTCACGAGCGGAGAATATGTGAAAAAAGAAGATGTAATGACATATTTAAGAGTGTTTGATTGGACTATGCCAAGAGAAGAGTTAATTGAGAAATTTAAAGGCATTTCATCTATTACTCTTAACGACCAGGACATAAACAAAGTAAAAATAAATAAAGTGTTAAATGGTGAATGGAACAATGATTAATTAGAAATGGATAATTCATAAGGAAAGGTAAAATAATGAGTTTTCAGGAATTTGAACGTAAATACTCTTATCTTTTATCTTGGGAAGATGCAGAGAAAAAGGTAGGACGCAGGTTAGATTGGAATAACAATTTTGATTGTTGTTTATATCATGATTTGTTAGTAGAAGCTGTAAATGCAAAGTAAAATGCGTGTTTCATTAGATTGGAAAGGAAGGTAAGAATAATGAAATTGGTACAAGAAATTAAAAGGAATGAGTTATTAGGAAGTAGTTGGGGAATCTACGAATTAAACACCAACGAGAAAAAGAAATACGGAAATAATTACGCATTGTCTCAGGGTGTGTTTTCTGAATATGCAATAAAAGAATTTGGTGCAGATGATCTGTTATCTAATCTCAAAGACTTTGCTTATGAAGGCTTTTTTGAAACACAAAAAGAAGCATATATGCAGGTAAAGTTAGTGGAAATGAAGAGTAAGATCGAAAGAATGGAACTTACCATGAAGGACGTATTGAAATTACAAACACCAGAATGGTAACAAAAATGTATATTTTATTAGAGTTGGAGAAATAGAAAATGAATAGAATTGATGAAATTATTTATAAAGAGACACAGAAGGCAGCTTATGAAGAACAGTGCGAACAGGGATTTGTTCATCAGGAACAGCCAAACGAAGATTATTTTGAAGGCTTAAATGATTATTTGGATGGAACAATGAGTATTTGAAATTCGCATTTCTTTAGAAAGGATGGTAGATATTATGAGATTAGCAGTAACGTGGGAAATGTGTGGTTATGTAGATGTAAAAGCCAACACATTAGAAGAAGCAATGGAAAAATTCAGAGAAGAGTGTGATTATATTAAGCTTCCAAACGGAGATTATGTAGATGGAAGTTTTAGATTATCAACAGAAGATGTTGATGAAATGGAAGCTATTGTAGATTTTTAATGAAACTAAGATTTCTTACAAGGAGTGGAAAAATATGGAAAATATAGCTAATGAATGGTGTAAAAAGCATCATGCAATATTACTTAGATGTTGCAAGAACGGTTTTTATTATATGAACGCAAATGGAGATTGGTATATCTCTTATAATGAAATGTAGAAAGCAGGTGAAGCGAAATGACAAGCATTGAAAAGTCAAAAGAAGATGCACGGAACTTAAATGAACTCACGGATCATTTGATTAAATTACTTGAAACAGATGATAAGCGATTCTCATTTGAATTTTGTGTAAGTGGTACAATGGAGATTTACGACAAAGAAAAAGAAATCGGTTATGCAGTTCACATTGCACCGATTGAATATGATGAAGATGGAAATGCAACAAATTTATAGTAACCACAAAGGCAGTTAGGAGAATAAATACCTAGCTGCCTATTAAGATATGATATAATAAGAAGGAGCGATAATTATGTTTACAGCAGAAACAAAGATATTATATAGAACACGGGCAAGAGCAGGTAGTGGTGATGGAATAGCAGAAGTCAAAGTAGGTCAGATTTTTAATTTTGATTCAGTAACTATGGAGCTTTCAGATAAAGAAAAAGAATTTCTGGAAAGTTGCAATAAAAAGACATGGACAATGATTCCAGAAGAATTATCCGATCCGACAAATTACCAAAACTTTATTGAATATGTTAAATTTTTATAGAGGAATATACTCTGAAGATGCAATTGATAGTATGGAAGAAGCGAGTGAGAAACTTGATGAAGTAATTGAGTTGTCGAATGATATCATGTAGAATAGAAACAAGTAAATAATAGTTTCATTTGGAAGATTGGAGGTAATTATTATTAGAAGTGAAACAAAAATAATTCAATTGTTATTAAAAAAGGTATACCCAAATGAAAAATTTTCGATTCAACTGAAACAACCTTCATCATATGTATCTAATTCAGACAAAATAAAAATTAAATGTCCTGAATCAGTAAATAAAAAAGAGGTAATTAATACGTTAAAAAAATATGTACATGGAAGTGATATTTATGAAAAGGGAAGCTTTGGATATATTCGACATACTAATAATACACCATACATCTTGATGAATGACGAAAAAATAGATATTAATATGGTTGAATTTATTGAAGTCCAATGAAACCAAGTTTTCTTGTGGAATAGAAAGGAGAATGATGTAATGGAATTTGCAAAATATTATAATGCAAGTAATCTCGTAGAAGAGATGCAGAAAGCAGAAGAAATTGACTGCTACCCAACAGACAATGATAAATTTGAAGGTGTATATGTTTGTATGGATACAAACGACTTTTGGATTAGCAGAATTAACAAGGGATATAATGAAGAATATGATAGAGAAGACGGTAAATATCTTGTAGAACGTAATAAAATTAGTATCTATGATGTCATGGATAAACTTCATGAACTATATTCTAAGAAATTACCTGACTTTAAGGAAAATGATTTACAATTTGAAATAAAAAATAAATGCCATAATTATTTAAAGAGATTTAAAGAAAAAGATATATGTAAGGCAGTTATCCTTTTAGACGATTATGACGGATTATCAAATTGGGATTGTTACGAAACGGATTCATTAGAAGAGGCTATTGAAATTATTGATGGTGGATATGGAATTTTGCCATTAGTAGCCTAAGAAATCTAAGTTTACTATCAAATTAAGGAGGAAGATATGGCAAAGAAAATTATATATACAGATGAATTTGGAAACAAAATAGATATTAATTCAATCGAGGGTATTCATGTTATACTTAATGATATTTTTACAACATGCGATAATGAGAACAGTTGTTTATGCGTTAAAGAGAATATCAAAGCAAGCGTAGAAAAATGTTGTGAAACCAGAAAACTAGAAATTAAAACTGGAAAACCTCAAGATAAAAGTAGCATTTGGTAAGGAAATTTAACTTTCTTTTGGTATAGAAATGGAGAATATTATGTTAAGAAGAAATTTATTTATAGGTATTCCAAATGACAAATTAAAAGAATGCTATGATAGTTATATTAGAGTTAGTTGTAAAAGAGAAAATAAAAAAGAGTTATTTTCTGATTTAGTAATAGAATATAAGTCTTTTATAGAAAGCAATCATCCTAAAGCAGCGGAAGCAATTTGTGAAAGGGATATGTTTAATGAGATTGCAAGAAGATATTTTAAGATAGCTGATGTTATTAAGGACAAAGATTTTTGTGAGATATTTGGAATTGAGGTGAAAGGCAATTAGTAAATTAATACAGAAATTAAATTGGGATATGCCATTTATAAAAAATCAGTGTATGTTTGTATATGCTGAAGCTGATTTAGATTCTAATCAAAAAATGCAAGAACCACTACAAAAACTATATCAGTATGAAAATCAGCCAGATATGAGAGAAAAGATAAAAGAATATATTAATGAGCTTGATACAGAAATTGGCAGACTTGAATCTGACCTAGAAAAGCAAATGACTTACAATGTAGAAGCTTGCGAGGTTAGTGCAACTGAATCAAGGTTGAATGCAATAATCGAAGTGAAAAATGATTTATTAGGAAGATTAGAAGAGGTAATATAAATGGAAAATAGAAATGTAATTGAAACAGTAGTACATACGGCATTAACGAAAAGAGAGTTAATTGATTTGATTAACAAATCTTTTCCTGATGAAGAGGTTGGTAATCACGGACAGATAGCACAGCTTTCCACAACAACTATGTCAGATGGAACAAAAATGCAGAATGTTTGCTTTGGCAAGATATTAAAAGTTTAGTAACAAGATGAATGAATGGAGATGATTATATATGCAGTGCAAATGCATTGATAATTCAAGTGATAATGGAAATTTTACACTTGGACGTATTTATAGAGTAGAAGAAAATGTGGGAATATGGCAGCCAATATTATGCAGATTTAGAAATTGGGATAATCCCGGTAAATTATCTGAAGGAACAATTTTTGAATTTGCGATGTGTAAATTTAAAGTGTTGTAAAAGATTGTTTTTATTATGTGGGTAGCTAATATAGGGGCTGCTACGACGATAGCAAACGAGTTCAAGTCTCGTAAATCAGTAATCAGGCTGACAAAAGTAAGAATAGGTTCAATCCCTATCGCCCACAATATGATGAATGATGATTTCTTTAGTTTGGAGGTAATGATATGACAAAAAGTCAAATAGAAAAATTCGCAGTAGGTTATTCTTCTTATCCTACAGACTGTGTGGAAGAAGTATTAAAGGTTACTAATTTCGATGAAGATGTGACAAGAAAAATTTTAGATGACAAAAAGAAAACATTAGCAATTTGGCAGAATGGAACAATAATGATTGACGGAGTAACACTTTGTTGTGGATATGATTTCGCAGAAGATGCTTTTAGCAAAAGGATAAATATTGGTTATTGTCCGATTTGTGGAAGAAAAATTGTAATTAAAAAGCCAATGAATGAATGATTTATTGGGAAGATTGGAAGAGGTGATATAGTGAAAGAATTTAGAAGTACTGACGAGATTACAAAAGAAGACCTTGAGAAAATGTATAATGCAATCGTTAAATTTGATAATTATATTTCATCAGCAACAAGGAAGCCAACAGATGAAAACATTGGATTATATGAACATTGGATTGATTGCAGGTACGATATAGAGAATTTAATTGTAACTGAGAGATAAGAGGTGGTATAAATGTCAAAAACAATGGATAAACCAAATAAGGTAAAAGCAAAACTAACAGTAGAAGTTGAAGCTGAATTTTATGATAATGAGTCATCAGAAGAAACATTGAGATATTGTGTTGAACAGGATTTGGAAGATGCAGGATTAAATGTTATTGATGTGTCAGTAATGAAGTGAGGTGTGATTGATGGAAAGATATATGGAGTGTTCTAAATGTGGTAAGTCATTACTTGAAAATTCAATTATTGTTGTAAGAACTGGGTTTACAGATAAATATTGTTCATATGGTTGTGCAGCAATTGATAGTGGACTTTTTAAAAATATAAAATTAACTGATGAAATTGTCCAAGAACACAAATCTTGTGATGGAAGAGATTGGCTAATAGGAAATTGAGGTGATATAAATGTATGAAGAAGAAATAAATGCGGCATTGATATCCATACAACAATTTAAAATCGCATATAGTAATGAAAATGGAGTTATTACAGTTGGTGATATTGAAGATTTAATGGCTAATATTGATACCATAGAAGAATGTGTAAGAAAACAAAAGAGATTTCCAACAAATAATAAAAGAGAATTTAGCTTATTTGGAAAATCAACAATTGTACATCAGTGCGGTATTTGTGGTAGTAATGTATATTCTACAAATACATATTGTCCTCAATGTGGGCAAAAATTTTGTATGTGAAGTATTGGATTTGATTAATGAGCAGAAGAAACGAGGTGATATAATGATAAATATGACACTAAAAGAGTTGATAGAATATGAAAAAGAATTATGCAGTTTACAACAAGAGTATGAAGGTAAACTAACTAAGATATACGGAGAGCCTGATTCTTCAAATAAAAAGAGGAGACTAACAATTGTTTTAAATCTTATTATTGAAGAAAGACAAAAAGTTAATCGTCAAAAATATAAACCCGTGTAAATGACGATTTCTTTTTGTAATTTTAAGGGGTAATAATGATGAATAGAATGTATCCTTCAGATTTTAATGTATCTGAAAGCAATTCTAACGGGTGTTTTATCAGAATGGATGAATTAAACGATATGATTGCTTATGGTGTATTGAAATTAGATGAAACAAAATTAAAAGAATATCATTTTGATACAAGAGTCACTTATAATAAAGAAATATATACAAGAGAACAGGCTATGAATTTATTTGGTAATTTAGTTAGAAGGTAACTAAACCAAAAGAAAAATTGCTTTCTTATTAAAAATCAATCAAATATAGAAATAAGTATTAGAAGCAGAAATTAACTGCTTCTTTTTTATTACAGAAGATGAGGTGATATTATGACAACAATTAGAGATTTTATAGAAAATAACGAAAATATACCAATTATAATCGAAACATCAGAAACGAAAGACACAACAGATCCATTAAGAAAGGAACTTTGGAAAGGCATGTTGTATGATATTCCAAAAGATTTGCAGAATCGAGAAGTAATTCAGGAAGGGTATGGGATTGTAGCTCAGTGTAATATATTAACAATTTTAGAGGAAGGTGATGAAAAATGAGTAGATATAAGAATGGAAATCCAAAACATGCAAGCAGATTCATATGTATGAAATGTATGAATGAAAATATGTTGGCTAGAGGAATCCAGAGACAAAAACAAAGAGAACAAAAACATATTAAAGATTTGTATTGTTTGAAGTGTGGAGAGGTAACAAAGTGTATCGAAGTAAGATTCTGTGATTCTTATGAAGAAATTTTTGAGGCTGCAAAGATAAAAAGAGAGAATTATTACATAAATGATTATGAAAGCGAGGTTGATAATAATGTGTTATAAAGCAGAAGTACAAAAACGAAATGAAGAAAAATTAGAAGAAATATTTGTAAAAGAAAATGTGCCTGATTTTATTCAGGATTATTTTTTATCAATATCAAGTAGAGCTGCAAGATTGAATTATTGGATAACGATAAGAAATTTATTGAATTGGTTAATAGGTAAAAAATATATTGAATGTAGTGTATTATCCGAAATTACTCCTGAAATATTAAATAAAGTAACTGATTCAAAAATAATTAGATATATGGATTACTTGAAAGAATCTGGAATAAAACTTAATACACTTATTACAAAGAAGAATCAGATGAGTAGTTTTTGGGAATATCTAAAAATTCATCATTATTGCATGGATAATATTATTCAGATGATTAAATCTAGTGAATATAAACCAGTTAAAACCAATCGTATGAAAATGAAAAAAATGCCATTATATGAGGATGTTCAAGAAATGATTGAAAAGATAAATCGAAAACCTGATGAATTTATTCGCATAAGAAATGGTTGTGTATTTAGAACATTAAGAGGTACTGGATTAAGAGAATCAGAATTAGCAGGTCTTGATATTAGGGATGTATATCTTGACGAACAATATATAGATAGTAGACATCCAAGACCGTATATACTTGTTATCAGCAAAGGAAATTATGATTATACAGATAATGGAAAAGATATTGTATTTCTTACCAAAGACGCAATTGCAGCATTAACAGAGTGGTTAAAATATAGAGAAACGCTTACAGATATTATTGATATCGAAGCATTATTCCTTAATAAAAATGGTAAACGAATGAATGAAGATAATATTAAAGCTATGTTTAGAATTTATAGCGGTGGAAAATTGACACCACACATGATGAGGCATGAATATACAACTATTCTTACAAGAGAATCAAATGATCCTACTTTTGTTCGAGAACAGGGAAGATGGAAGTCAGATGCTATGATGAATAATGTATATGATTCTGGTGCAAGTAGAAGTGTAAATGTATTAGATAATATGTAACATATGTAAAGGACGATACAGATTATTTTGTATCGTCCTTATTAATAAAAGAAATATTCATATCAATATTAAGTGCATTGCATATTTCTAATAATGCTTCAATAGAAATATTATCTTGATTAAGTCTTGAAGTTAGAGCTGATTGGCTTAAATTCAATTTTTGAGCCAAATCTTTTTTTTTGATTTCCTTTTCAGTTATAATTGTTTTTATTTTGAGCAAGATTTGTTTTGCGTTCTTAACTGTAAATGCATTATCCATCATAAAATTACCTCGCTATTAAGATATATCTAAATTATATAAGATATGTACAAATTAAACAAGATATATTAAAAATATTTGTTAATTATTTTATCTTAAAAAATTAAGATATATCTTGATTTATTAAGATATATAATGTATTATATAAAATATCAAAAGGAACAAACAGAGAAAGGAGGATATGTCAATGGAAATTAATACATTTGATATCGTAAGAGTGGATTTTGGAGATGTTGAATTTGCAGGCGAGCAAGGTGGCATCAGACCAGCAGTTATTATCCAAAATGCATACGGAAATATTTTTTCTGGAACTACAATAGTACTTCCATTTACGACAAAAATAAAACATTTACAACAGCCAACACATGCCCTCTTTGTAAAGGATAAAGATAAGGGGCTAACTGAAGATTCTATGATACTTGGAGAATGTGTTAGACAAGTATCTAAAGAGAGAATAAAAAAGAAATTAGGTAGCATTAAAGACTTATCAGATAGACAGACAGTTAAAAGAGTATATGATGCTAATTTTGGCTCTTTGGAGGTGTAATATGGAATATGTAGTAATGAGTCTTGAAGAGGCTAAAAAGGTTGCTAAAAAAGATGCTATTGTTCTTGTATCTAAGCAGGATCTTGAACATAGAGATTGTAATTTGAATTTCACAAAAAAGAAGTTTTGTGAATGCAAAAACATTCTTGAAGAAGCAGCAACAATTGCAAAAGTGTGTGATGAATTTGCCAATCAATTAAGAGTTTTTTCAGATTTACAGGTTGGAGAATTACCGAAGGGATATTTACACACGATATTATATCCATCAAAATAATGTGGTTAATAACCACATAAATACATATATATTAAACATTGTATTTTATATGTAATGTCCTTGACTACGAACACCTGTTCGGAGTAATATAATGGAAAAGGAAATAAATAAAAATACCTGACTAGAAAGTTGGTAGCTGGCTAGTCAGGCAACATACAAAATCTATTTCTTGGGGGAAATATCTGGTATGCATTCAAATTATACATAGTAATACTTATAAAAGTCAATTGCATATCAGCAAATTTTCCAATTTTTTATCACAATTTAATAGCATTTTAATTTTTCTTTGGTTATCCCAAGGCTTATTAAAGTGCGTCAAAAATCAGAGAGGAGTGATGTTTTTTGTTTATTTTAACAGATGGAAAGAATTATGTCATGGAGAATCCTATGAAGTCAGGTGAGTATATGATAACAACTTCAAGTTCTATGGCAAAGGAATTTACTTACAAACAGGCGAGGTCATTAGTACAGAACAGCAGAAAGAAGTATTCATGGATTAAGAAATATAATCTTATTGATGTGGATACGGGGCAGAAGTCTGATAAATCTCTTTATTATAGAGGAAATGCAGATATCTATATAGGAGACAAAAATAATTTTGACTATGCCTTATTAGATAAGATTAATTCAGAAGCTAATTCCATTTTAGGATTAGCAGGTTGGGACGACAACCAACTGATTACATATAAGAATTTATTAAATACAGAATTGTCAAAGTGTGATAGTGCAGAAAGTGATATTAATCATGCTTTGGAAAAATATAAGAAGATACATAATGGTAAGAAGCCACAAGCTCATAAGGTAGCAAAGATAGGATATTTACTTGATGATATTCGAGATAAACATAAGAGAATAAAGCAGTGTATAAGGTATGTTCAAGTTATGCAAGATGCAATATCTAAAGGATATAACATTGAAAAGATAAAATTAGAACTCAGTAAGGTTACTAGCGATGATTATAAAGGTAGAACGGAATATTGGAAAATGGCTAATGATATATTGGAGGATTAATTATGGTGATATGTAGAAACTGTTTAATTCCTATGGTAGAGACTATGAGTTTTCAACCAGGAGAAAGAAATCGACATGATAGATATTGTAAGTGTCCAAAATGTAAAAGAGAAACTAAACATATTAAAGTTATGAATTCTGAATTGTCTTTCGGGGAATATATGAATAAAGAAATTCAAAAGGCGGGTAGAAGAAATGATTAATGAAGAGATGATGAGGGTTATTAACAATAATCCTGAAATGATGAAAATTATTAATGATTATTCAGACAACGAAAACAAAAAATTGAAAAGAATATGTCATAAGATTTGGCATGGAAAAGTTGAAGTCAGTGAATACGATGATTTATATGAGGTGGCAATGGATTGTCTTATGGAAGCAGTAGTCTCATTTGATCAAAATAAATCTCGATTTGAAACTTTTCTGACGGGTAATATTGCAAGAAAAACAAGTACTTGGATGCGAGATAATAAATATAGACTAAAGCGTCAGAATCTCTTAAGGGATGAAAATGGAAAATTAATTCTTGATGATGAGGGTAAACCACAAATTATTATGAATATTTCATTAGATGTTAATACAGATGAGGTGAAAAGTATTAAAGAGAATTTACCTTCAAGAGAGAATATAGAAAGAGAAATATTCACAGAAGAATATACCGACAAGGTTGAGTTATATTTACAGCAATTACCACGAAAACAGGAAAGAGTGGCGAGGCTATTATCTCAACAATATACAAAAGATGAGATATTGAAAATATTACATATAACCGCAAATGAATACAATGATTGTTTGTCAGGGTTACGATCTTATAAAAATGTTGCCATATTAATGTAGTTAAAGAAGGGAGAAAAATATATGTTAATGCCAGTAAAACCAGTTAGACCACAAACACTTACATTGAAGTCATATTTAGACAAGTTTAAAGAAGGTGATGTAAAGGGTGACGCAGATACTCAAAGAGCAATGGGCTGTTATACAGATAGAATGTTTAATGAACTTGTTGTATCTGTTCTTATAGGAGAATATATTCCACCTTTAATTTTAGGAGAAACGTCAAATTATTCAGAAAGTTATGTTGAAGATGGCTTACAGAGAACAACTGCATTATCTATGTTTAGATATGGTAATAAAGCTGTTAGCAAAGATATTACTGACAGTGAAATTGCTTATCAAGTTAAAGTTAAGGATAAAAATGGAAATTATAAACTTGATGGTAATGATAATTTTATAAAAGAGTGGGAAGTATGTGATATAAAAAATAAAACTTATAGTCAGTTGCCAGAAGAGTTAAAGATGAAATTTGATGAGTACCAGATAGGATTAGCAGTTCATCCTGATTCAACTAAAGAAGATATATCCAGAAGAATTCGTATATATAACGAACATGAAAATATGAAAGCAGCTCAAAGAGCACTTACATATATTCCTACATATGCAAAAAATATAAAGAAAATAATATCTAACAACAGATTTTATAAGGATTGTATTGAATATTCTGATAAGGAATTCACTAATGGATTATATGAAAAAATACTTTGTGAAACGGATATGATTATTTACCATCTTGATGAATGGCAATCAGTAGTTAAAACAATGGGTATGTATATTGAAGATAATGCAAGTGAAGAAGAGTTTGAAAAAATAAATGCTTTAGCAACTAGATTATATAACATTTTAGGAGATGATAAGTATAAAAATCTCTTTAGTAAGAAAAATACATATTTATGGACAGCATTATTTGAGAAATTCACAAAATATAATTTTGAAGATTGTATGTTCATCAATTTTTTGAAAGAATTTAATGAGATTTTAGGTGATAAGAGAATTGATGGTTATGACATAAGTTTCAATGAATATGATAAAAAGAAGAGAACTAAAGATAAGAAAGTCGTTAAGACAAAACTTGACATGCTTGAAAAACTCATGAAGGAATATTTACATATAACAGATGTAACAGAAGATAAGAATGAAGCTACATATAATAAGGGAGAAACACATTCAGAAGTTAGTGAAAACACAACTGAAACAGAGAATAATATAGAGTCTTCTGATAATAAGGTAACAAATGATAATAAATCTGAGCAAAAGACGGGTTGTGATGATGAAATATTATCGTTTGTTAAAGAAAATATCAGCTCAGAATTAACAACTGAAGATGTTGAGTTATATGCAAATTGTGTAGATGATTGTTTCGATAAGTATGAAATTAGTATTACATCACCTTTATATAAAAATTGTTATGTTGCTTTAATTGCACTTATGACATATGCAGCAAATAAAGATAAAGATGAAGAGTTTGAAGAGTGGATTCAAAATTATAAAGACAGAACTAATTTTAGTCCTTCTCAGAAAATTAATTATACATATATGAAGCGTAGCTTTGATGATTACTTAGCAAATAGAGTAAAGGAGGAAATCGTAAATGCCTGATATAACTATGTGTACAAGCTCAACTTGTCAGAATAGGGAACAATGTTATAGAGCTATGGCAAAGCCTGATAAATATCAATCATATGCTGATTTTACCAAGCTCTGTGCTGAGAAAGATTATCAGTGTATGTGGGTAATTAAGGATGGAGATGTTCTTATAAGTGATGTAGATAATATTATGGCGAGGTGTTGATATGAACAAGGAAGAATTAAGAGAAGAGTTACAAAATTATTCTAAATCAAAGCTTGTTGAGATGTGTATTAAGTTGCTTGAAGAGAAAGAGTTGTCTCAGAAAGCTGCGACCTATGATGAACTATTAGAAATGGAATGGGACAGTAAGTAATTAGAGAATAACACAAAGAGTAAAATTCTTTGGATTATGAGGTGAAAAGGATGTTTAAAAGAAAAACAAAACTTGAAAAAGTACTAGATAAGAGAATAAATTATGTAACATTTAGAGATTTTTTAAAATCGTTATCACACAAGGAGTTACATATCTTGGCAGAAGATATTATCTGGAAAGAATACGATGGATATAATGGTTCATCTTGTTATATGGAACAAAATCATTATGACTTAATGGATAGGCAGCAGAAAGAATTTTATATAGAGGACAGAGAGTATTTATTACTACAGTAAAGTTCGATTTCATATGGAAGAGAGGTGAAAGTAGATAGTGCCAAAAGGAAAGAAATTTAATGCTGCCGAAAAACATTTTGAGAAAAAATGTGTAGAGTGGCGAAAGAGGATAAAAGAATTAGAAGAAACGAATAAGCTTCTACACAAAAGAATAAGCGATAACTGTGATGAAATAGAAAAATTACAGATGGAAAATGAATGCTTAGAACAACAGAACCAAGTGCTTATGGAATTAAAAGATATGTCTGTTGATGATGTTAAGACTTTGATTGCATCAAAAGAGTCAGTTAATAAATTGTCTGGATTGTTTGATGCAATGTCAAAGAGAATGTTTTAACAAGAAAACTTCGATTCATTGGAAATTTAGAAAGGAGACAATATGTTAAACGTAGGAGATTATGTAGGGCAGATTAACAAAGATTCATCTGGTGTATGGAAGTTATATAAGGATAAGATAAATAAAATCACTACAACAAAGAAATATGGTAGAAGATATTTTACCAAGACAGTGTTTCGACCATTAGATGCAGATGATGTAGATAACAATACAAAAGATATGGAAGAGTCGATTGGTAAAGGATATATCATTGCAAGAGAAGTATTTGGGTTAAATGACAAGACAAGACCTTATGCTGAAAGATGGATAAAATGGGCTAATAAGAATCCAGATAAGGCAACTGGTTTGATATAAACGGAGAATATAACAGTAGAAACAATTAACAAAAATAAATATAAGAAAGAAGAGGTACAAAACATGGATGGATTTATGAAATTTAAGAAGACATTACAGAAGCACTTCGATGAAATGCAGAAAGAGGCAACTCATTTATTTGAGGTAAATGTAGATAAGGATGAATTATGGAATACATATCTTGATAGCTTCCCTGCTGGTACAAATGAGATTTTCAGAGAACGCAGAGAGCATGATTGTAGTTGTTGTAGACAGTTTATTAAGAATATTGGTTCTGCTGTCACTATCAAGGATAATCAGATTCATACGATTTGGGAACTGAATCTTGGTGATACAACATATCAGCCAGTATGTGATGCACTTGATGCTTTTGTAAAAGCTCATACAGTTACAGATATTTATACAACCAAGTTCCCTAAGATTGGTACAGATTTTAACTTTGAGGAAATTAATGGAAAGTCTCATCAGTGGGATCATTTATTCTTAGAGCTTCCAAGCAAGTTCGTAAATAGAAGTAGTCGTTCAAACGAGGAAGTTAAGGGACAGTTCAGAGACACAAGAAATGTATTTAAGCGTTCTCTTGATGAGATTACTATGGAAGCACTTGATACAATTCTTGAACTTATCAATTCAAATACACTTTATAAGGGTGAAGAGTGGAAAGGCGTACTCACAGAATTCAAGAAGTATAAGAAAGAATATGATAAGCTGACTTCTGATACTGAAAAGGACTTATATGCTTGGGAGAAGTCGGTAACAGCAGGTATGGCTATCGGTAGAATTAGAAATCATTCTATTGGAACACTTCTTATCAATGTAAGTGAGGATATGGATCTTGACACAGCAGTTAAGAAGTATGAGCAGATTACAGCACCGAGCAACTATAAAAGACCAAAGGCTATTTTTACAAAGAAAATGCTTGAGGATGCAAAAAAGACCATTACAGAACTTGGATATATGGATTCATTACAGAGAAGATTTGCTAATCTGAATGATATTACTGTAAATAATGTACTGTTCTCAAATAAAAGTGCTGCAAGAAGAATGGTTGGTGCAGATGATATTTTTGGACAGATGGAAAAGGATATTGCTGTAAGTCCTAAGAAGTTTTCTAAAGTTGAAGAGATTTCAGCACAGGATTTCATTTATAAGGTACTTCCAACTGCAAAGGAGATTGAAGCTTTTATAGAGAATAAACATGAGAAGAACTTTGTTTCTATGATTGCACCTGTTAATCCAGACGCTAAGACAATGTTCAAATGGAATAATGGATTATCTTGGGCTTATTCAGGAAACATTACTGACTCTGATATGAAGCAGAATGTTAAGGCTGCTGGCGGTAATGTCGATGGTGTACTCAGATTTTCTATTCAGTGGAATGAAGATGGTCATGATAATTACGACCTTGATGCACATTGTATTGAGCCAGATAAGAATGAAATTTTCTTTAGTAATTGTAGAAAGCCAAGTGTTTCAAGAATGGGTGGTCAGTTAGACGTTGATATTATTCATCCAAATGGAAAGGTTGCAGTAGAGAATATTACTTGGGAAGACCTGTCAAGAATGAAACCAGGTGTTTATAAGTTCTTTGTACATCAGTATTCAGGAAGCGTAAGGCATGGATTTAGAGCTGAGATTGAATTTAATGGAGAAATTTACAAGTTTGATTACGATAAGTCAATGAGAACTGATGAAAAGGTTCAGGTTGCAGAAGTAACACTCGATGAGAATGGAAACTTCTCAATTAAGGAAAAATTAGCAGGAAATTCATCTATTTCAAGCCGTGAGATTTGGGGTGTAAATACAAATCAGTTCGTTCCTGTATCAGTAATCAGTTATAGTCCAAACTATTTTGACGAGCAGGACGGAATTGGTCACAGACATTTATTCTTCTTCCTGAAGGATTGTGTGAATAACGAAAGTCCTAATGGATTCTATCTTGAGTTCCTTGATAATGATTTAATGAAGCATAAGAGAGTATTTGAGGCTTTAGGTGCTAAGTGTCATGTAGAAGATACTGATGATCAGCTTTCAGGAATTGGATTCTCTATGACAAAGAGAGCAGATTTAGTTGTTAAGGTTAAGGGTGCAACAGAGCGTGTAATGAAGATTAAGTTTTAATTAGAAAAGGAGATTATTATTATGACAAACAACGAATTATTTATCAATGCAACAAGAGCAAACTATCAGTTCCCATTTAGAGGAATGATTAACGTAATTGATTTGTGGGATTTGTCTCTCACAAATCTGGACTCAGTGTTTAAGACACTCAATGCAGAAGCAAAGAAGTCTGAGGAAGAAAGTCTTTTGAACACTAAGTCAAAGGAAGATGAAGAGATTTCTAATAAGATTGAAATTGTTAAGTACATTGTTGGTGTAAAGCTGGATGAAAAGAAGAAGAGAGAAGACGCTAAAAAGAACGCTGAGATGAGACAGAGATTGCTCGAAATCAAGGCTAAGAGACAGGATGCTGCACTTGAGAATATGTCTGACGAGGATCTTGATAAGGCACTTGCAGAATTAAGTGAGTAATTGTTACAAATATACCATATATAGTATTAAAAATAAATGATATATACTATATATGGTATATATTTTACATTAGAATGAATCGCACATTTCTTCAGGAATTTTGGAGGTGAAATATGAATATTTTAAACATTATTTTACTAATTATGGGATTTTTTAACCTTATTGTTGGGATAACATGGACGAAAAAGAATGTTGTCAACTTCGTGTTCAAATTATTATTCTTGGCAGGTGGTGGCTATTTAGTATTCTATGCTTTATATTTGAGTAACATTCTGATTGTTTTAAATAAGTAAAGAGGATTATTATGAAATTTACAATAAGATTTTTAATATGGCTTATGACATTAAATTTATTAATGAATTTTATTTTCCCTGAACCAGTTGAATTATGGAAATTTTTATTAATAGAGACATGTTTGGGGTTTTTATCATTTATTATGGTTGATTGGAAAGAAGATAAGTGAGGTAAATATGAAATATGTTGTTATTTTAATTTTAATTGGTCTATTATTCTTGCTATTTGTACCATACATGTTAGCAGATTATATTAAACCATTACAAAAGTTCTTTTGTAAAATAGGATGGCATTGTCACCAAAAGGATTATATTACTGAGAGTTTTGATGGTGCTTCCATGCACTGCAAATGTAAATGGTGTGGTTACAAAGGTATGGTAGATAGTCAAGGAAATTTATTTTAGGAGATTAAGACAATGACAATTGAACAGATTAAGGACAAATTAAAATCAAAAGAGTATGACTTCCTAAGAACAGATAAGAATTTGGGTAACAATATCATTATCTTAACTCTTGGTGGAAGTCATGCATATGGAATGGATAAAGAAGGATCTGATTTAGATGTGAGAGGTATTGCACTCAACAGTAAATCAGATATTTTACTTGGAACAGACTTTGAACAGGTCGTAGATGTTGATACAGATACAACTATGTATTCGTTTAATAAAATGATACAGCTTTTAGCATCAAGTAATCCTAATACAATTGAACAACTTGGCTGTTTGCCTGAGCATTATTTACATTTATCTAAAATTGGTAAAGAATTATTGGATAATAGAAAAATGTTTCTTTCGCAGATTTGTGTTCACACCTTTGGAGGATACGCAGGTTCTCAGCTCAGACGTATGGAAAACAAGGCTGCAAGATTGGTTGGTCAGGCAGAAAATGAAGCCTACATTTTAAAAAGCATCAATAATGCAAGATATGAATTTAAAAACAGATATTATCCTCATGAAAATAGTGATGTGAAACTATATATTGATAAGGCTGTTCAAGAAGGATATGATAGTGAGATTTTTATGGATGTAAACTTGCAGCATTATCCGTTAAGAGATTGGGCTGGTATGTGGAACGAAATGAAGTCCATTGTTAGTAGTTATAGCAAATTTGGTAAAAGAAATGAAAAGGCTGTAGCCCATGATAAATTAGGAAAACATATGGCTCATTTGATTCGATTATATATGATGTGTATTGATATTCTGGAAAAGGAAGAGATTATCACTTATAGATCAGATGAACATGATTTACTTATGAGTATTAGAAATGGAGAATATTTAGATAAAAATAGGCAACCTATTTCTGAGTTCTATGATTTATTGAATGAATATGAAAAACGTTTTGAATATGCTAAGAAGAATACATCATTACCCGATAAGCCAGATTACAAGAGGATTAATGAATTTAAAATGTATGTAAATGAACGAATTGTGAAAGGAGATATCTGATGGAAATATCAAATAGAGCAAGAGAAAGATTCTGTAAAGATTGTAATATACCAATTAGATTATTCCAAGAACCATATTTTTTAGACAGAATTAAACTTTTTGATGATTTTTATGGAACAGTTAATAAATGGATTAGATTTGCAAGTGAATTGCAGCAATACAATTGTGAACAGGATTACTTTGAGGAATATAATCACGTAAAGGATGCAGCTATTACAAGCATCAAAAATTCAGAAGCATATCAGAGATTTAATGCGGAAGATATGAATAAATTTACTACGACTCATAAAGATTTACCTAATAAAGATATATTTAAGACAACTAATGATGGAAGAGTTTTTATTAGTTTTGATATGAAAAAGGCTAATTTTTCATCTTTACACGAATACGATAAGAATATGTTTCGTGGAACTGATACATGGGAAGATTTTATTTCCCAATTCACAGACAACGAACATATTATAAACAGCAAATACATCCGTCAGGTAATTTTGGGTAATTGCAATCCCAAAAGACACATCACATATGAAAAGTACCTTATGGATCAGACATTATCGTTATTATATGACATTATTGGTGAAGAGAGAATTGTATTCTTTTCAAATGATGAGATTGTTTATGATATGACAACAGCAAGTAATTTGCACATGTTAAGTCTTGTGAGAAATTGTGTTGAAGAAAGATTAAGTATAAAATCTAATATTCCATTCAGAATTGAATTATTTTCGCTCCACAAAATCAATGGTACTGACGGATACTGTAAGAAAATCTATAAAGAAAATGGAAAATATGATATTGAGTTTAAGTGTTTAGACAACTATATGATGCCATTCGTACTTAGACATTTTTTAGGAGAAGAAGTAATCGAAAGTGACAAGGTGTTTTATCATGAAGGCTTGCTTGCAAAGTTTATTGATACACCAAAAATTGAGGTGAATTTGAATGAAGAATTTGAAAATTGAAATTCCATCTGGTGCAAATGAAATTATTCATACTTTACAGAATAATGGATATGAAGCTTTCCTAGTCGGAGGATGCGTGAGAGATAGTATTCTTGGCAGACCAATTCATGATTATGACATTACAACATCTGCTACACCAGATGAAATGATGGAAGTATTCAAGGACAAGAGGATTATTGCAACTGGATTGCAGCATGGAACTATCACCATTGTAATTGACGGTGAGGGATATGAATGTACCACTTACAGAATTGACGGTAATTACTCAGATAGTCGTAGACCTGATAGCGTAACATTTACACGAAGTCTTAAAGAAGATTTAAAGCGTAGAGATTTTACAATCAATGCGATGGCATACAATGATGAAGTTGGTCTTGTAGATCCGTTTAATGGAATGGAAGATATAAAATATCACAAAATTCAGTGTGTTGGTAAACCAGAAGATAGATTTGCTGAAGATGCTTTAAGAATTTTACGTGCCATTAGATTCGCTTCTCAGTTAAGTTTTGTTCTTGAACCAAATACAGATTATGTTTTACACAAGATGTATCAAAATTTAGAGAATATATCCGTTGAGAGGATAAATAATGAGTTCTGTAAAATTGCTATATCGAGTGATTTTTGTGTACAGATGGTTTTATATGGCGATGTATTATCATTGTTTATTCCTGAAATAAAAGATATGTTTGATTTTCCACAGAATAATCCATATCACATCTATGATGTATGGAATCATACAGTACATGCAGTACAAGCTTATGAATGTGATTGTGAAGAAGACTTGAATCCAAGAGATTTGATTACATCATTGGCTGTATTTTTTCATGATATTGGAAAGCCACATTGTTATCAAGATGGCGAGGATGGTATTAGACATTTCAAAGGTCATGGAAGAGTCAGTGCTGATATGACTGATAAAATAATGAAGCGATTAAGATTTGACAATGATACGAGAGAAAAAGTTGTTGAATTAGTCTATTATCATGATGCTACTTTTGAGGTGGGAAAGAAATATGTCAAGAGATGGCTTAATAAAATCGGAGAAGAACAGTTTAGAAGATTATTAAATGTTCGTAGAGCCGATATTAAAGCACAAGCAGACATTAATCAGGAAACAAGATTACAGAAGATTGATAACATCGAATATATTTTAGAAGAAGTCTTACAGGATGATGAATGTTTTTCTTTAAAGGATTTAGCAGTTAATGGAAAAGATGTAATGGATACAATGCTCATTAAAAGTGGAAAAGAGGTTGGGTACTGGCTCAATGAAATCTTAACTCGTGTAATAGATGGAAGATTAAAAAATGATAGAGAAGATCTTATTTATTGGATGACTGGTATTACAGATGGTTTGATAGAGTATTAAAGGAGTGACTATGTATAATACAGGAGACATTTACAGAATTATTCAAGATGCATTAGATGCAAATCAGATATATTGTGCAGATTCTAAACTTGGTGATGGTTCTGAAGATACTTATGAAACAGATACGGAATTTGTTTCTAGTAATGATACTCATTTGATTGCGACTGTTAAACATCAGCACTTTGATTATAATTGTCCTTATCAAGAAAACGAACATATAGAAACAACAAAATTTAGGATTAAAGTTGAAATGATAGAGTGAGGTAATATGTACGATAAATTAAGAGAATATATAGAAGAATCGAACAATATTGTATTTTTTGGTGGAGCAGGTGTGTCAACTGAAAGTGGTATTCCTGACTTCCGTTCAAAGGATGGATTATATAATCAGCATGACGTTCAGTTTGATAAATACGAACCTGAATATCTTTTGAGTAGAGAATGCTTATACAACAATCCAAAGGTATTCTATGAGTTCTATCGGCAGAAGATGGATACAAGAAATATTGAGCCAAATATTACTCATAAGGTACTTGCTAAGATGGAAGAAGTAGGCAAGTTGAAAGCTATTGTAACACAGAACATTGATGGACTTCATCAGAAAGCTGGTAGTAAGAATGTCTTTGAGATTCATGGAACTACTCAGAGGAATTATTGTAGTAAGTGTAAGATGAAATATCATTCTGATTTCTTATTTAACACTAAAGATGCTGTTCCAAAGTGTGAATGTGGTGGGCTGATTAGACCTGATGTGACTTTATACGGAGAGAATCTTCCTAATGAAGCTGTAAATGGAGCAATCAGAGCTATTCGAGATGCTGAAATGTTGATTATTGGTGGCACTTCATTAAAAGTTTATCCAGCAGCTCATTATATTTCATATTTTAGTGGTAGACATTTGGTTGTTATCAATAAAGAGAAAATTCAAGTGTTGTTATACGGTGAAACTGATTTGATGATTGTTAATTCATTAGGTAATGTGTTTAGTGAAATTGATAAATGGATGTGAGGTGAAAGAATAATTGGAATGGATTAAATGTATCGAAGGGCAAATGCCAGAAGATGATAAAAGATATGAAGGTAAGAAAGTGATAAATGTACTTGTTACCACAAATCGAGGAATGGTAACAAAAGTGCAAAGGCAATACTATGATGGGACATGGTATTGGGGAAGAATCAATGGAGGCATGAGAGCTTGGATGCCGTTACCTGAACCATACAGAGAATAAGTGAGGTGAAATGGTGAAATTAACGATTGATATACCAAGAGAATACGAGCGAGATTTTATAGATGATAAGTTCAAAGATTTTTTTTCAAGAGTAATTGCAGATATAGATTGTAGTGGATTGTGTGGCAATTATGAAAAAGAAATTGCAGAAATGTTTATAAAAGTATTTGATGAAGCTATTGTTGGTGAAGTTAATCCAAATGCAAATGTTATTCCAGTAGCAAATATATCTTTTGATAAAGAAGATATACAAAAGATGATTCAAGATGAATTAAAGAAGTTTCGAGTAGAGAATAATCTAATATAGAAGCAATTCTATTCACGGCTGATCAGCCAAATTATCCAAAAAAGTAAAATGAAATATTTTTTTCCTATGGTTTTAGCAGACGTGTTAATTCCATAGGATTTTACAACAAAATAATTAAGAAGAAAGGATTTAACAGTAAATTCTAGGATAAATGATTGCGCAATCTCTGTAGATTAAAGGATTTTGACAGAGAATAAAGAAAAAAATAATTATTGTGAGAAGAACTGGAAGTTAGTGAACTTCTGTGAGTTCGATAAATATGCAACAAATTCTTATTGTGCTATTCACAATGAGGATGGAAGTAAAAATCTTGGTGATATTACTAAGGTTGATGAAACAAAACTTGAACCATTTAACATGATTTGCGGAGGATCGCCATGTCAGGATTTTTCTGTTGCAGGTAAGCAGAAAGGTTCTGTATGGACTTGTAAAGATTGTGGACATGAGTATAACCCACTGACAGTTCATTGGTCAGAAAGAGATAAGTGTCCATGCTGCGGAAGTAATAACATTGAGAAGACTCGTTCATCTCTTTTGGTAGAGTATCTGAGAGTTATCAGAGCAAATAAACCGAATTTCGGTATGTACGAGAATGTAAAGAATATTGTGGGAAAGCAGTTTAAAGATACATTCAAGATGTTTACAAATGAATTGGACGAGTATGGATACAATGTGTACTGGAAAGTCCTCAATGCAAAAGATTATGGTATTCCTCAGAATCGAGAGCGTGTCTATCTGATTTTTATTAAGAAAGAATTGGATAACGGTAAGTTTACATATCCTGAACCATTTGATAACGGAATGAGATTAAAAGATGTTCTTGAAAAGAATGTTGATGAGAAATTCTATATTTCAGAAGATAAGGTTCAGAGATTTTTAACAAATCTCAACAACGAAGACGCTTTATTATACGACGCTTGCCAGGTTAAAAGAGAAGGAAAATCAAGAGAATATAATGATTTCTGTCCTACTTTAACAGCAAGAGATTATAAAGATCCACGTCTTGTAAATGATAATGTTGTAAAACAGATTGGCACAATTTCTAAATGTGAAGGGAATTGGAAAAATCCACAGGTAGGTGGAATTTATAGTACAGATGGTTGTAGTCCTACATTAAATACTTGTGGAGGTGGTAGTCATGAACCAAAGATTGTTCAGCTAGGAAATATAAATCCATCTGGCAAAGGTATGAATGGTAATGTATTTGATGAGAATGGATTAGCACCAACCATTACAACTAATAAAGGTGAAGGTAATAAGATTGCAATCCATGAGGTAAATCAAGAAGACAACAATAAGCCGAAAGAAAGATTTTTTAGACAAGCACTGGAAACATTTGAAAACTCAAATGCAAATTATGGAGATACAATTGATGCATTTAATAAAAGAGTGAATAGAAGTGGATATTCTCCAACTTTAACAACAAGACCAGAAGGATTTAAAACTGCAATTTTGCCTGTCACGAATGATATTAGGATTAGAAAATTAACTCCGAAGGAGTGTTTCAGACTTATGGGGTTCTCAGATGAAAATTTTGAAGCTGCCGAGAAGATGGTAAGTAACAGTCAGTTGTACAAGCAGGCAGGAAATTCTATCGTAGTAGATGTTTTATATTACATATTGGTTGAATTGTATAAGGCTATGCCATATCTTTTTGATGATTTGAGATTAAGTAGTTTTTTCTCTGGGATTGGCGCATTTGAGATAGCGTTGAACAGATTATATGAAGGAATCAACTCTGGAAATTTTATAAATCCGCAAGCAGATTAAGTTCTGCTTGTGGTGGAAAATATACTATTGTAAATGATTTTGAATTAACAAGAAGTAAATGGGTTAATGACAAGTATAAAAAATTTTATGAAGAAAAAGGTTATCTTCCAAAATATTTCGATATTTATAACGGAACAGAAGTGAAAGATTTTGCTCCTACAATATCAACAAGAAGTAATGGAGCTATGGGAAGTGGAACTTTGCTTGTTATATGTAATTAAACAGAGAATAACATAATATGAAATTCTAAGGAAAGCGGAATTTCTTCTGAGTTTTCAGAGAATAAATACATATAAAAATAAAGAAAAGAGGTAACAAAATGAGAGAAACATTAATTGTTGTAGACATGCAGAATGATTTTATTGACGGAACACTTGGTACAAAGGAAGCACAGGCAATTGTATCAAATGTAGCAAAGAAAATTAAGGAGTACAAGGATGCTGGTAAACAGGTAATCTTTACGAGAGACACACATCCTGAGAATTATTTGGAAACATATGAGGGTAAGCATCTTCCTGTTACTCACTGTGTAAAGAATACTATTGGTTGGCAGATTTCCGATAAGTTAGATTTTGATATTGAGAACGATATTCTGATTGATAAGCCTACATTCGGTTGGTTAAACTGGAAGGATTTTGGATTTGAAAGTGTTGAGATTTGCGGATTATGTACCGACATCTGTGTGGTTTCAAATGCACTTATTATTAGAGCAAATTATCCTGAAATTGATATTACAGTAGACGCAAGTTGTTGTGCGGGTGTCACACCTAATACTCATAAGGCTGCATTAGCAACTATGAAGATGTGTCAGATCGAAGTGATTGGAGAGAATAATGAAGTATAAGAATTATATCATTAATACTTTTAGACATTTTAAGAAAATCTGTACGCATAAACATTGGGTGTTCTACTATTGCTGTAAAGTGGGAATTCCATTTCAAGGGTTAGTACATGATTTATCTAAATTTTCTCCAACAGAATTTTGGGAGAGTGTTAAGTATTATCAAGGTACTTCAAGTCCAATAGATGCTTGTAAGAAAGAGAATGGTTGGTCAGCAGCTTGGATGCACCATAAAGGAAGAAACAAGCACCATTACGAATATTGGCAGGACAATTTTGATAATGGTGGGAATCCTATTGAAATGCCAATGAAGTATAAAAAAGAAATGCTTTGTGATTATCTTGGAGCAGGTAGAGCATATTATGGTAAATCGTTTAATTTTGAGAAGGAATTAAAATGGTGGAAATCTAAGAAAAGTAAGCCAATTGCAATGCATCCAAATGATATAGCTTTTATTGATAAGTATATTAATCTGTTTTATGAGTACGAAAACAGAGAATATGATATTAGAACAATATTTAATCAAATCAAGAAAGAAGGAAAATAATATGGAACAGATTATTACAAGTTTGTTGGAGACAGATGCCTACAAATTGTCAATGGGACAGGCTATTTATCATCAGTTTAGTGATTATAAAACCACTTGGAGTTTTAAGTGTCGTAATAAGGATGTTCATTTTACACCAGAAATGGTAGAAGAGATTCGCAGACAGATTAAATTATATTGTAGTCTGAGATTCACAGAAGATGAACTTACTTATATTGATAATATCAAATGGATGAAAGGTTCGTATGTTGATTTTCTGAGATTGTGGCAGCCAAGATATGAGGATTTTGAGATTACAACAGATTCAGATTGCGGTCTTTCTATCGAAACATTTGGTACATGGCTTAATACATCTATGTATGAGATTCCTACACTTGCGATTGTAAACGAAGTATATTTCAGAATGGCATATAACTATGAGGAATTGCTTAATAGTTTCAAAAAGAGATTAGATGAAAAGTATGAAAATCTCAGAAGCGGTCATTGGTATGCTGGTACATTTTCTGAATTTGGTCTTAGAAGAAGACTTTCTGCTGAAGCACAGGAATTAGTTGTTGAGAAGTTTTCACATTTGAATGATACATTGCATAGTCCATCCAAGTTTGTTGGCACTTCTAATGTATATCTTGCAAAGAAATATAACCTTACACCTGTTGGAACTATGGCTCATGAATGGATTATGTGTTCTGGTCAGGGTAATCACAAGCACAATCCAGCATATTCAAACTGGTATGCCCTAGACGCATGGGTTAGAGAGTATGGTGTGTTAAATGGTATTGCGCTCACAGATACAATTACAACTGATTGTTTCTTGAAAGATTTTCAGTTGACATATGCAACATTATTCAGTGGTGTAAGACATGATAGTGGCGATCCGATTGAATGGGGTGAAAAAATGATTAATCATTATGAGTTACTTGGTATCAATCCTAAGACAAAGACACTTCTGTTTAGTGACAGTCTTGATTTTGAAAGAGCTGACAAGTTATTCAGACATTTCCACGATAGAGTAAATGTTGCTTTTGGAATTGGTACTTATTTGAGTAATGACACAGATGTTCCTGCTTTAAATATTGTAATGAAAACCACTAAATGTAATGGTATGGATGTTGCAAAAGTGTCTGATGTAGAAGGCAAAGGCATGTGTAAAAACCCTGATTATGTTGATTATCTAAAGAGATGTATTAATTGGAGAATGGATCATGAATAAAATTTTACTTATACCAGGAAGTTTTAATCCAATTACCAACGCCCATGTTGATATGGCATTGACTGCTAAAAAAGCGGTTAATGCCGATGCTATATTGTTTATTCCTGCACATGATACATATGTTGCGAAGAAAAAGACTTTGATACCTGGATATTGTCGAGTATCGCTAATTAATTCAATGCCAAATTGTGATGAAAATAATATGTGGGCATCCGAAGTTGAAACAACCAGCTTCTTTCCACAGAGGACATACAATACTATTACTCAGATAAGAGATATGAATGAAAAAGATTATATCTTCAACGAATACTATATTTGTTTAGGAATGGATAATATTGAAGCACTTACAACTTGGTATAATTGGAAACCGTTTGTTGAGGAATATAATTTTGTAGCATGTGTGAGAGAAGGTCAGAATCTTGAGACTGCTTTAAGAGAAGCAAATCTTATGGAATATAAAGATCACTTCACAGAAATTCAGATACCAGAAAATCATACTTCTTCAAGTTTGGTTAGAGATTTATGTGAAAAGGGTGAATTTGAAAAGGTAAAAGAATTAGTTCCTAGAAATGTATATGAGTATTTAATTCGGTTCTATGATGTGATGAATCGAATGTAGGAAGGAGAATATATAAATGTTTGATGCTAAGAAAGTAAAAAATGAAATCGTAGAGTGGATCAGAAATTGGTTTGAACAGAATGGTAAAGATTGTATGGCAGTAGTGGGAATTTCTGGTGGTAAAGATTCAAGTGTTGTAGCTGCATTATGTGTAGAAGCTCTTGGCAAGGATAGAGTTTTTGGTGTGATGATGCCACAGGGAAGACAAAGAGATATCGAATATAGTCGTAAACTTTGCAGTTTTTTAGACATTCCACGTACTATTATTCCAGTCGGAACAATTGTGAATGTTACTGAATATGAAATTAAGACATCATTAGATGAAGAGTTATCAATTCAGACAACAACAAATCTTCCTGCTCGTATTCGTATGACTACGCTTTATGCAGTATCACAGACAGTAAATGGTCGAGTTGCAAATACGTGTAATCTTTCCGAAGATTGGGTGGGTTACGCCACGAAATATGGTGACGCTGCTGGTGATTTCAGTCCGTTATCTCAGCTTACAGTAACAGAGGTTAAAGCTATTGGTCGTGAGTTGGGGCTTCCGTCAGAATTAGTTGATAAGACACCTACCGATGGTCTTTGCGGAAAGACTGATGAAGATAACCTTGGATTTACTTATGCTGAATTAGATGCATATATCAGAGATGGAATTGAGCCAAATGAGGAAGTAAAAGCTAAGATTGATTCAATGCATGAGAAAAATCTGTTTAAATTACAGCCAATGCCAAGTTTTATGTATCAGGCGTAAATGAAATACTATATATAGTGTTTATAGAAAATATAGATACTATATATAGTAATATTTTTACCAAGAAACATAGATTTCATAGGGAGAAAAGGAGATAGTAATGGCGGTTGAATTAAAAGTAAACGTTATCAATCAATTAAAACTATTAAGGCAAAGCACGTTTAAGGACATATATTGCTTTCTTGACGAAGATGTGCAAAATGCCCAAAGAGCAAAAGCAACAGAAGTTAAAGTTACAATTGATAGATATGAAAATAAAGTGGTTATAGAGAACAATGGAAATATTTTAACAAATCCGCAAGCATTATTTTCTATTGCAGAAAGTGGTTGGGATGAGAGTGTGAGAAGTTCTGAAAATCCTTTTGGCATGGGGTTCTTTAGTAATATTACAGTCAGTAATTTAATCAATGTTCATTCTGGAAACACATATATTACATTTGATGTAGAAAAAATGATTGCAACCAGTAATACAGAAATTGAAGTTGAAGAATTAGATGATTACTATAATGGTTTTAAGCTTGTTTTGAATAATTTTGATTTTGAAACAGCAAATAGTTGGGATATTGAAGAAAGAGTAAAAATACTTGGAAAATATGTTCATGAATTGGATATTTATTATAATGGAGAATTAGTTGAAAAGAAAGATTTAACTGAAGGAGATAACAGTGAATACCAATTTTCAATAGAAGATAATGATTGTAGTGGATGGATTGCTCTTGCAGGTAACTATAGTTGGGGAGATAATGTAAATATTTTCTATAAGGGTAGATTAGTTTCAAAATTAGAAAACTTACCTTATCTAAAGGGAGACTTGCATGTAAGTGATAAAACATTAAATCTTACTTCACCTGATAGAAAAAATATTATAAAAGATGAAAAATTGAATGCGTTTCGAGATTTGGTTAAATTGTATGTAGAAGAATATTGTAACTCCTTGTTAACGAAAGGAATCGAAGATATAAATAACTACTCATCTTGCATTGGATATTATGTGAATAAAAAGAATGTAAAAAATCTTATAAAATTTATGACTTTTAAAAGTAATAACGAAGAAGATATAAAATATTTAAAAGGGGTAGCGGTTGCAAGAAGAAAAGATAAAAATATTGATAGTTTCAAAGGATATGAATTGTTTTTAAGAAAAGAAGCAGCCTCACAAAATGAACAGCTTGTGCAAGAAGTAACAATAATCCCTGAATTGCAGAATATACCTAACGAGGCGAAAGGACGTATATATCATGAAGGATCTTATTCAAGTAGAGATGGATATGTAGAAATTCCAGAAATTAAAGAACAAGATTTGATTGAGCAGAAAGGTTCAGTAATTTTAAAAGAAAAAGAACCAGTATTTTTTATAGCCTTTAATGAAGTAGAACAGTATGAATACAAATTGAATATAGCAAAATATTATGATTTGAAAATTATTGTAAGTAGAAATGATGTTGAAACTTCAATCTTAAAAACAATGAAGGAATCAGATAATGTTTTACATATTTCTGAATTAAAAGAAGATGTCGTAGTGAAAGGTTATTTATCTAATACGGAACTCTCCAATCAGGAAAGCAGAGCAATGATGTTATTTGATATGATTAGTAGAATACTTGGATTTGACCATAATGTATTTTCCATTGGTGATTTAATGGTAACAAAATCCATAGCAATTGAAGTACTTAATGTAGACGAAGAATTAGTGGAGTCGGATATTGTTGCGCTGAAAGATAGTTTAAATAAAAAGGTATATATTGACAGAAGTATTCTTAATAAGAATCACTTGAGAGAAGATATAAACGAAAACTTAGATGTCAAAGATTATCAATTTATTATGGCAAATTTTAAGCAATTAATGAAGGAAGTATCTTTGATTGCAGATATGAACGAAGATGAATGCGAAGAAAAGGTGCTTAATATTTTGGGTAACTGTGCATAAGAAATTGAATTCCCTTTGGATGTGAAATGAGGTGAATTATGGCTTATATAGAGAATGTTGTAATAGGAAAACCAATAGCAGAACCACAACTGATGTTTGCATTAGATGAAAATGATTGGAACAGAATTGAGCAGGAAAAGACTTATTATACAAACGAGAGGTTTCTTCCTAGAATTCTTGTGGAATTAGGCATTTATCCGTCAATCAGTGAGATTAGACGAAATAAGCCTAATTTTATGGTAAGTTTAGACAATGTTGATTTTATTGATAACTTGAAAGTTAGTAGAAAAAGAAGACTGTGGATTTTAGTAGGAGAATAATATGGCAGGATTTGTATCAAAACAGCCAAATGGATTATATTGTAGATTTTCGAGTGTCACGGATTGTCCTACGGCATGGAACATGACACGAGAAGATTATATCAATATGAAAATGCAGGAAGCAAAAGAAGATGCTGAAGATGTGCTGGATAATTATTTGCAGCCATTTGATATGGTGGTGGACATGTATTATCCAAACAATATGAAAAAAGAGGAATTTGATAAATTTCTTGAAGAGACTGGATATGATGAGAAATCTGAATAAATCAGAGAATAATATAACAGGAGGTGCAAATAAATGCAGAATATTAGTATTAAAGGAGTTTGCGATTGTGTAGACTTAGACAGAAATATCAAATTAACAAATGGCGCAGTTATAGTACAGAAAGAAAATAACAATGTAATAGGTGTTTATTTAGTGATTTCGTTCAGAGATAATAAAAACAAATATGGTAGTGATAGTACGTCAACATATTGTAGTTTAGTAAATCTCGATAATGGACAATTAGCTTTTGAAGAAAGGTGTAGTCGTGCGACAACAGAGAGACGTGTTCTTAGACATCTAACAAGGGCAGGTTTCAGTTATCCTTATAATCCAAATTCTCATGAGCAGGATAGTAAGTTTTACAATATGAGAGTTCAGGTTTATAACAATGGAAATTACAAAATAAATCTTGAACTTGGCGATGAATACATTATGTATGGTAGATAGGAGAATAAATCATATGAAGAAGAAAATTTTAGCGGTTGCATTAGGATTAACATTGTGTTTTGGAATGACTGGATGCCAGTCTGTTACAAAAGATTTTGGTGGATCAACAACAATTGAGCTTGAACCAAACCAGAAACTTGAAGAGATTACATGGAAAGATGATTCTTTATGGTATCTGACAAGACCTATGACAGATGATGATATTGCAGAGACACATACATTTCAGCAGTCATCAAATTTTGGAATGTTTGAGGGTACTGTAACTATTATTGAAAAGAAGAAGTAGTATGATAGACAACGAATTACGTCAGCAATATAGACAAGCTGTTGATGATTTGAGAATAGCATTTAAGAAGACTTGTTTGTATAGATTTTGCGAAGAAGTTGTGAAGAGACTAAGTAAGATTTTGAGGTAAAAGTAAACCGAAGTTTCCTTTGGATGATAAGAAAGAGAGGTAAAAATATGAACATTTGTTTAATGGTATTAATTGGATTATTAGGACTTTGTGTGGGAGCAATTATTGGACTTGGAATTGATTTTAAGATTAATCATACTTACATACTTGAAATGATTGATTTAGAAAAAGGATATTTCGATACAATTACGACAGATTTGGCAAAAGCAGTCGATGATATTAATAAAGTATATGAAAAACCAATTTGGAGAAAAACAGAAAAAGAATTGCCACCATGTTCAGGATTATATTATGGCAAAATTAAAGGTAATCCACATGGAGAAAATGCTATGTGGAAAGTAGTATATAACGACAATGAATGGAGCTTGTCTGGCTATCCTAATAATAAAGTAGAAATTAGTGAATGGACAGAAATCTATTAAGAGAATAATACATTGAAAGGAGCAAGAGATTTGCTGCAGCATTAAATCTGGATTTGCTCTGAGTAAGAAATGTTAGAGATTAACAAAATATACAACGAAGATTGCCTTGAAAGTATGAAAAAGATTGATGATAAGTCAATTGATTTTATCTTCACGGATTTGCCTTATAACACAACCAATAATTCTTGGGAATGCGAAATGCCATTAAATGATTATGTTGAATTATCAGGACAATATTTTTATGAAACAGATTTATTTAAGTTAGCACAAGTAACAGATAGCAGTTTGGAACATACAAGAGATTGGTTTTATAAGAATAAAAAAGATGGTTTATGGACTCATTATAATCGAATTATCAAAGATAATGGTTGTATTGCATTATGGGCGCAGTCACCATTTGATAAGAGGCTCGCTTGCAGTAATGAAAAATTGTATCGCTATGAATGGATTATCGAAAAGACCAGAGCAACTGGTCATCTAAATGCTAAGAAAATGCCTATGAAGGCACACGAAAATGTCTTGATTTTCTATAAAAAACTCCCTACTTACAATCCACAAATGACAGAAGGACATACGCCTGTTCATTCTTATACAAAACATACAACAGATGGTAACTGTTATGGTGCTACAAAGACTGGTATTTCAGGTGGTGGCAGTACACAAAGATATCCAAGAGATGTTCTGCAGTTCAAGTGGGATACTCAGAAAAGTAGCCTACATCAGTGTCAAAAGCCTGTTGAAGCGTGTGAGTATTTTATTAAGACTTACACCAATCCAGGAGATTTAGTTCTTGATTCATGTGCAGGAAGTTGTACAACTGCAGTCGCAGCTTTGAATACAGGTAGAAATTACATATGTTTCGAGAAAGACAAGGATATTTCTGAGGTTGGGAGTAAGAGAGTAGCTGATTATAAAGGAGAAATAGGATGACATCATGTAAAGCTAAAGAGTTTCTTTTAATACATTTTGAATATTTGAAAAAATCATGGAAGCCATACCCTGATTACAACGTTTTAGAAGCAATTAGATTTGCAATATCAGCAATAGAAAAACAAATTCCAAAGAAGCCAACGCCTATTGACTATGAAAAATATATTGATGTGATAGATAACGCAAGATTTCTTAGAGGTGCATATTGGTGTCCTAACTGCAAGCACGTTGTAAAGAATGGTTCTTTCTGTAGCGATTGTGGTCAAAAGTTAGATTGGGAGAATACATAAATGAGCAACTGCGACAATAATACATTGAAAGAAATCTTTCTTTGGAAGGTTTAAGATAAAAGAATATTATACGAAAGGAGTGAGTGGCAGCCTTAAAGATATATCGCTCTGAGTAGATTAAATGAAATATATGGGATCTAAATCACGTATAGTTGATAATATTTTACCAATTATACAAGAGCGATTACGAGATTATAATATCAAAACATACATAGAGCCATTTTGCGGTGGCTGTAATGTAATCGACAAAGTTCAGTGCGACACAAAAATCGCATCAGATAATCATAAATATCTTATAGAGATGTTCAAGAATCTAAATCAGATACAAAATCTCCCTGACTTTATTACAAAAGAACATTACTCAGAAGTAAGAGAGTGTTTCAATAAAGATTTAAATACATATCCTGATTGGTATATTGGAGCAGTTGGCTTTCTTGCAAGTTATAATGGACGCTTCTTTGACGGTGGATATGCAGGTATTGTTCATACAAAAGCTGGTACTGAAAGAAATTACTACGATGAAGCTAAGAGAAATTTATTAGAACAGATTCCACAATTGCAGGATATTCAGTTTCAATGCGGAGACTATGAAGAGTTATATTCTGATAGGATTGACTGTTTATTCTATTGTGATATTCCATACAAGAACACAAAGCAGTATGGATCAAGTAAGAATTTTGATTATGACAGGTTCTGGAATTGGGCTGAAAAGATGAGCGAGAAAAATATTGTCTTAGTCAGTGAGCATGAAGCTCCTTCAGAATGGGAATGTATTTGGCAACAGGAAGTCAAAAGAACGATTGACAATACAAAGCGAGTTAAAGCAGTAGAAAAGCTATTTGAATTAAGAGAATAATTTAGTGAGGTGAACGAGATATGAATATGTCTGATTTAATTGGTAGAGAAGTAAAAATTGGCGACAAGGAAGGTGAAATAACTAATGTATTGGGTATTGGTTATGAAGTGACATTCTTTAATGTTACTGATGGCAGAATATTTATTGATGCAAGAGATATTTATGATTATCTCGTTTAATGAAACGGAGGCGAATAAATGGCTGATAAATTAATCAATAAGCAGTTGGTAGACATTGACGAGTTATTACAGTTTCTATCAGATAATGGATTTGATATTGATGATGGAGTTTGGAATAAACACGAGATGTCCTTAAGAGAAGTATTTGATGAGTACAAGAAGAATACTATTCCAGACGTAGAAATTGGACAGACTGTATGGGTTATTAGCAGAGATTATCATAACATATATTCAATCAAAGAATGTCATGTACATAAGAAACAGATTAGATCAAGATACACGTTCTCTGTAAGAGGTAGGCATTATTATTGCGGGACTTTCACAAAAAACAGTATTGGCAAGACTGTATTCTTTTCAAAGGAAACTGCTATTGAGTCATTGAAGGGAAAAGAATATAAGTTGGAAGAGTGGGTGTAAATTATGAGTTTTAATGTAGATTTTAGTTCAATTAGAACTGTCAGAGTGCATAAGCAACAATTTGATGCAATAGACAACAAAGCAAATGTTGTAATGTTGACCTGTATTGAAGATGGTAGAGTTATTCCTTTTAATAGAGCAGATAGTGAAAAGGATAAAATTGAGCGTCTTGAAAGGAATAGAAAGTGAAGCAAAGAAACTCGCATTTCACAAGGAGGCAAAATATTGAGGATTGGTGACAAAGAAAATGTTAATGAAATCACACTCAGACATAAGGGCAGAGATATTAAATTTGAATGTTTTATCAAACCATTTCCTTACGCAGAAAGATTGGATTTAAAAGAAAAAGATCCAGTCGAGATTGTTTTTGATGATTTGACAGAAGTAGATGCATTAATTGATATGTTAAAAAGATTCAAACAGGAGTCACAGGAATATATAGGCGTTTGGAAGAGGAGTGGAAATTAAATGGATATTTATAATACAAAACGAAGAAAAATTAAATGTGTTAGAAACGATGATGACGTATGGGGTGGTGGCGGTGAAAATCATCACTTATTGGAAGTTGGTAAAGAATATACATTGGAAGATATTGTAGTTCATTCTTGGCACACAATTGTATATATAAAAGAGTTTCCAGATGTGGAATTCAATAGTGTTGTATTTGAAGAAATTGATTAGGAGGGAAATCATGTATCAGAATTGTTGTAAGAAGTGTGGCAGCGTTGCACTTCATATAGAAACAGAAGGTAATAATATAGGATTGTATTGTGATGATTGTGGTGCTTGGGTAAAGTGGCTCGGCAAGGATGAGTTAAGAGCATTTGAATATGCTCAGAAATCAAAGTTACCAAAAACAAGTTGTAACATTCCAATGCCAAAAGTAGCTGTTGTTGGTGCTCCTGGTATTATTGCAAAAATCAAATTATGTGGTGGTGCTTTTACAATTAATGTAGACGAAACAATGCAGTGGAAGAAACCAACTGATGAACAGATTAAGAATTTGCGTGATTTATTGTGTATTGATGTGGAAGTGTTAGGAGAATAACCATATGGAAGATTCAGTAAGATTTATGCTACTGTACACTTCAATGCTATTATCTTGTAAAGATGAAGAATTGGCTGATTTTATTGATAATACAGCAAGTGTTAATTATGTTGGTGGGATTCCAATTGATTTACATAAATGTTCTATTGAAGAATTAAGAGATATTAGAGAAGGATTTGTGAAACAAGTTCTGGATCAAGCAAAAGATGAACTGGATAAATTAACAACAGTGCAGCCATTAAGATATAAGCCTGAATGTGATGGGCAAATTGATATATGGAATGAATTTCATAGATTAAATGGAATAGTAAGAATGAAAGATACTGTTGTTAGATTGGTTAAAGAAGGAGAATAATTATATGAGCAAGAAAGAAGAATGGATGGTTCATATTTGGGGTGGTGCATGGAATCACGATGCCAATCCATCCATCGAGAAAGATTTAGGTATAAAAGAGGGCTATTACTATTTTAATACTGAAGAAGAAAAGAACAAGTTTATTCAGTTAATCAGACAGGATAAATATGAGAAACAAGGACTGGCAACTGATTGTAAACATGGAATTATGACTCATAAGAGGACAATTTTTGTTGCCACTCTTAAATACAGGGACAAAACATTTGTCATTCATTATGACTTAGGATATGAATATCCAGAAGATAGCGCAATTTTTTATTTCACAGAAGGTAATTTTGGTTGTGATTGTAATAGAAGCCTTGCTATCAGATGGGAATATGGAGAAGATGCTATTCCTGAATTACCTTGTGGAGATGAGATTGAAATGACAGATTATCATGTCGAGTATCAAGATTAGTAAAGAATAATAAAAAGCAAGGTCTTAAAAATAAGGGCTTTTGAAAATGAATTTTGACTTGAAATTTTGGTTTCAAGGTTTGTCCCGAATATTATATAATTTTCGGGACAAAAAGAGAATATATCAATGTAATTATAATTAAGGAAAGGATAAATGTTCACATGTGAGTAAAGCTGCGCAGCTACTAATGGTGAACAAATTTGAAAAATAATACAGAAAAAGATTGGACAGGCAATAAGAATAGTATTTTTAAAACTTTAGGTGCAAGTAATCATACTGATAAGGAAAGACAGAATGAAGATTATTATGCGACAGATCCTATTGCAATTGATGTTTTATTGAAAGATGGCAATGTCACATTTGACAAACCTATCTGGGAATGTTCCTGTGGCGAGGGACATTTATCTGAAAGATTAAAGAGCTTCGGCTATGAAGTTCGTTCCACCGATCTAATTGATAGAGGTTATGGCGAAGGTGGAATTGATTTTCTTACATATAATCAGCCTTGGAATGGCGATATCTTAACAAATCCCCCATACAAATATGCAAAAGAATTTATCGAACATGCAATGACATTAATTCCTGATGGTTGCAGAGTATTTATGTTTCTTAAAGTTCAGTTCCTTGAAGGAAAAGCTCGTAAAGAATTATTTAAGAAGTATCCACCAAAATGCGTTTACGTTTCAAGTAGTCGTATTTTATGTGCAAAAAATGCTCTTTTTGATGAGATGAGAGCAGGTGGTGGTAGTGCGGTCGCTTATGCGTGGTACGAGTTTGAAAAGGGTTATACAGGTGAAAGTAAACTAAAATGGATAAACTAACGCAAAGATTAAATGAAGAGATGAATAGTTGGATTGGTGATTTAGTCACCAATTCTGACTTATCAAGTGAGAAACTATTAAAACAATATTCATATGAGTATTGCATTAAAGAAGAAATTATTAACTATTTTTCAGAGAATATTATATCAGACAACTTTGAAGAATTCTTATTAGATAAAGAAGATACATTATCTTACTTATATGTTGAGTATATGAAAGATGATACGGCAAATATTCATAATGAGATAGAAGGATTTGTAAGTAATCTCTATTATCGACTTAAAGCAATCTCTGAAATGCCCTAAAATCAAGGCTTTCAGAGGTTGAAAAAGCCAAGGAAAACCACGTTTCTTATGGTTGTGAAAATAGGTGAGAAAAATATATTGGGGTTTAAATATTGAAGAATGGGAGTTTAAAAATAATTATGAAGACATCTATTTTCTGCTTCATTGTTTATACAATGCAAAAACTGAGTTATATGACAGAACTCTTACTGATATGAGAAGTAGGTATGATCCGACTGAAGCATTTATAGAGGGCTGGAATAGAAGTAGATCGAATTGGTATTCCAAGAAATTATACGATAAATGTGTGAAATGCATTGAGTTAAAAACAAGAGGTCATTTTGTACACAGACATTGGAAAGAATGCGTTTGGAAGTACGAAGGTCTTTCAGCACAAGGATGGATAAATTTATATCAGCAGTTGATCAAAGAAAATAAATACGACAGTTGGATATTGGAATATATAGAAATTGGAGAATAACAATATGAACAAGAGACAGAGAAAGAAATTATTTAAACAGACACTTATTAAGGTTAGAAAACTGCATCCACAGAAGGGTGATGTGATTTGTTTTCAGCCAGATTTAAATTGGATTGATGTCGAGACTATGTGTCAGTTTATGAATTTATACGCTGACAATAAAGTTTTTGGTGAAGCAATATTGACTTTTGTACCTGCTGATATTAAGCAGCTTAGACATAAAAAGGATGCTCAGATATATGTTGATAAATTACAAAGCATTGTAGATCAGATGGGAGAATAAATGATTAGTCAAGTTGAGTCAGAAAGTATAGATGTTGGTGAAAAGAAATATTATCTTGTAACTCCTGAAGGTCTAATATTTCATGAAATTCCATTTGAAGAAATACACAACTTAACAAGAGAAGTATGGGTATCAACCTGCCCTTGTTGTAGTGGAATTCAAGGATATTATTATTCAAAAAATGAAGCCAAACGAAATAGCAAATTTTGTATTCAATGTAGGTGTACTCATTTGTTTTTAGTAAAGAAATACAAAGGATATTATAAACAGAATGTGAATTTTAGATTATTAACAAAGGGTTATAAGGAATATAAGGGAGTTAAATATCCTTATATGAATATTCATGGTTAGAGGAATGAAGCATTTTCTTTGGAGTTTTGGAAAAATAAGAGAGAATACATAGGTGACGACATTAAATTATAAGGAGATATGTTTTATGCGAAGAAAAGATAAAAAATTTAAAATCCAATACAAAGTCGATGATAAGGTATTGTCTTTGAGGTTTGAGACAATACGGGATTTTTTAGAAACCGATTTCCCTAAGAATAATAATCCAATGTCACCTACAAACGATACGGAATTATTATCCGTAACTTGGCACAAGCAACCGCTATTTGAAAAATGTTTTAAATTAGGTGAAGTAAAAACGCTTTTAAAAGATTTTAATCCTACAAAATTACTTAGGAAAGAAATCTATTCAATAGAAGAAGTCAGAGATAAAGTAAAGGATGTTTTATTTGAGAAAGATAAAAAACTTGCAAAAGTTGATTTTGATGGAGATTTGATTAAGGGCAATAGCCAAAGATACCAAACATTTTTTACTAAAGGTTGTAAATGCGTAGTTTGTGGAATTGAAGGAAAATATTTTGCAAAAGAAAGACATTTACAGGATAAAAGTTATCATCTAAATTTGTATGCAGTTGATGATAATGGTGATGAAATTTTAATGACAAAAGATCATATTATGCCACGCTCAAAAGGTGGTATTGATGATATTAGTAACTATCAAACAATGTGTAAGCTTTGTAATGAAGCAAAAGGTAACAAATTAGAAGATTAAAGAAGAAAGGAAAAATAGAAAAGTTCCTATAGGATAAAGTGCGCACTACTTACTAAGGTAAGAGGAACTTATGTATTGTGCTTATATCACAACATTAAAAGGATTAAGAAAACATAGTAACGCTGATAGGTTACAGTGTGTAGAGGTATTTGGACAGAATGTAATTGTAGATTTGAATTATCAGGAAGGACAGAAAGTAGTATTCTTCCCATCTGACGGTCAGTTATCACTTGAGTATGCAGCAGATAATAACCTTGTCAGAAAGAAAGATGAGAATGGAAACAACATTGGTGGTTATATGGATGCTGAGAAGAGAAATGTAACCGCTATTAGACTCAGAGGTGAGAAGTCAGAAGGACTTGTATTACCTGTTGAAACACTTTCTAAGTATACAGATATTTCAAAATTAAAAGATGGCGATCAGATTACAGTTCTTGGTGGTCATGAGATTTGTCAAAAATATATTCCAAGAGGAAAAAATCGTTCAAGAGGTAATGGAAATAATTTAAAGAAGAAAAATAAGTTTCAGAAAGAAACAGTATCATATCCATTTTTTGAGGAGCATAAAGATACTGCACAGCTTGCATATAATATATCAGCATTTAAGCCAGGAGATACAATTTATATTACTCGTAAGCTCCACGGAACATCGGCTCGTACTATGAAGACTGTTAAGGTTACAAAGAAGAATAGTAAGCTGAGAAAGTTTTTACATATGAAGCCAAAGGTTATAAGAGAAGTTTCTGTTGTATCTGGTAGCAGAAGGGTTGTGTTAAAGGATATGACAAAGAATGATGGATATTATTCTGATAATAGATTTAGAAAGAAGTACCACGATTTATTAAAAGACAAGCTTCCTGAAGGTGCTGAAATTTTCTATGAAATTGTCGGATATGTAAATGAAACAACACCAATTATGGGTTCAGTATCTAATAAGGGAGTTAAGGAAAAAGAATTTACTAAGAAATTTGGTGACACCACAACATTCTCATATGGCTGTGACCAAGGCGAAAATGAGATGTATGTATATCGAATGACAATGACAACAGCAGACGGAACAGTTGTTGAAGTGCCTTGGGAAACTGTAGAAGTATGGTGTGACAAGTTGGGCGTTAAGCATGTACCTGATTTAGAGAAGTTTATTTTTACTACACCAGAAGATTTGAAAGAAAGAGTAAATAAATATCTTGATGGTATGCCAGCAGATGAAATCGGTAAGACACATGTTGCTGAAGGTGTAGTTGTTCGTATTGATAACAGAGCAACATTCACAGCTTATAAGGATAAGGTGTTTGAATTTAAGGTAATTGAGGGGATTGCTAAAGATACATCTGATGTGCCTGATATGGAAGAAGCTGAAGAGTTATTCGAGGAGACTTTAAATGAATAAACCTACATTGTATATTATGTGTGGTTTGAGTGGTAGTGGCAAGTCAACCATTACCACTCAGATTGCCAATGAGAATCCAAATACAATAATCGTATCATCCGATGCAATTCGTGAGGAATTGACTGGTAATTACGAAAATCAAGAACATAATAAAGAAGTATTCAAAATTTTTCATGATAGAATCCGTAAGAATTTGGAGAATAAAAAGAATGTAATCGCAGATGCGACTAATCTGACTATGAAATCTCGCAGAGCAATTATGATGAAAGTAAATGGCTTAAATGTCAGAAAAGTATGTGTAATTATTCCAAAGCCATTTGAACAGTGTAAAAAAGATAATCTACATAGAGAACATCCTGTACCTGACTTTGTGTTGGATAAGCAGATTAGAAAATTTCAGATTCCGTTCTACGAGGAAGGATTCGATGAGATTATTATTCATAATTTATTAAATGATTACGAACCAAATGATATTCCAGATATGAGAGGATTTGATCAGAAAAGTCCGCATCATACAATGAATTTATTTGAACACTGCAAATATGCATCAAGATTATTTTCTACAAAATATGCTTATCCTGCAAGATTCAGAATAGGTGCTTTGTATCACGATTTAGGCAAATTGAGTACACAAACATTTGATGAAGATGGGATAGCTCATTATTATCAGCATCATTGTTACGGTTCATATCAATACATGACAGCTATGTATCATGTTAATTCTGATGTTGTTTTAGATACATGTTTCCTCATCAATTACCATATGATGCCTTTTAGTTGGGATACTGATAAAGCAAAGCAGCGTTGGAAAGAAAGATTTGGAGAATATAAATATAAGATGCTTTTAGATTTTAACGAATGTGATAGAGCGAGGTAAGTGTATGTGTAACCGTTGTAATTATGATTCACCTGACAATCAGATATATGTTGATCCACTGACAAATGAATATTATTTGGATATTGAAACTTCTGAATGGGATGAATATGACGATGGATTTGTTCATCAGAAAGAATATATTTCGTATTGTCCTTGGTGTGGAAGGAAATTAGGAGAATAAAATAAAAGAGGTGATTTGATGAAATGTAAAGATTGCCTTTATGGATATGAAGACTTTGAAAAATATAAATCATACATTGACGAAGAAGATATTGAGAACTGTGTTTGGTGCGATAAAGTTGGTGGCAAGGTTTATTCTTTTGGTCATTGTAGTGATTGGTATGAACACGATGAAGAAAAGCATAAGAATCATTCCAAGAAAAAGAGAATGAATAAGCGTGAGAGATATTTAAGGCATCAAAATCATCTCAAATATTTAGAAAGAGTGTCGTGTAGATATCCTTATGCTGTAACATATAAAGATAAGATATTGATTAAAGGTTTGGGATATGTTGAAAATCCAAAACCATATTATAAAAGATGGTATAGAGGTAAAAGAAGCAGTTATTTGAAGCGACAGTCCAATAAAGCGATTCGCAGATATAAGGGTGAATTACACAAAGGTTATCAACATATTCATAAAATTTATGATTTTTGGTGGAAATTTAGCTAGGAGAATAAATATGAAGATAGAGCTAATCAAGTTAAAATTCAATGATACACATTCATACAAGTACAAGCCATTTAAACATTGCTGTGATGAAATCCAGAATGATAAAGCCATCATTTTCACAGATGAAGATTTAATTTATAGTGATGATTGTTGGGATGATGAAAGATATATTCCGAGATTCTGTACTTCATATACAGAAGTTATTACATCATATGAAGACGAATTTGTACAGACAGACAACTATCCAATTCAGTTTTGTCCGCACTGTGGTGAGAAGATTGGGATTGAAGTCGTAGATGAGATTGATGTATCTGAAAAGTATGATGAACTGACTAAGCAGCGTATTGAATTACGGAAGAAGTGTCAGAGAACAGATAGTAAGAAAGAAGAGTATGATTTAAGAAAGCAAGTTAGAAAATTAGATGACCAGATTAATGATTTTTATGAGTTGGGAGAGTGGAAAGGAGAATATTAAAATGGGAAACAGATTATTACTTGAGAATGATGTTATTAAAGCAGTTGATAGGCACACAAACAGATATGGCAATCTTGATGATGATATTAGGTGTATCCTTGAAGAATTAAAATCACCAATCCTTGTTGGTTCAAAGGAGGCAATAAATAACTTAAAAGTAGAAAATAAACCAGTACAGAAACAGAAGCGAGTTCAGTTATTCGAGAATGAAGATGTCGTATTAGAACAACGTGGTAATAGATATTACTTATCTTTGTATGACAAGGAAGGGAAATTCCAGCGAGAAGTTACTATTGATGTGAAAGATGATTATAAGGTTGGGCTTGGAAACAGCAAGTAAAGGAGATTATTATGGCAATGTTTAAGAATTTTAAAGATGATGAGTTGATTGTAAGCTGTAAATGCGGTTGTGATGAGGGTATCCATTTTAAAATCGCCGATTATGAAGATGGAGATTACGCTTTTTTGACCTATACGAATGGCAATTTTTATACTCAGCAAAGACCATTCTTTGAAAAGTTGAAGAAAATTTGGGCGATTATTAGGAATAAGGATTTTTATTATTCGGATATTGTGTTTACAAAAGATGATTTTAATAAGTTTAAGGAATGGATTAATAGAAAGTAGAGGTAAGTAAATTCAGGTTTCTTGGTTATAATATGGAGGTGAAAATTTGAAAGACATTTTAGGTAGAGAGATTAAAGATGGTGATATGTGTATTGGAATGGCAATAGGTAGAAATTCACCAGGAATGCATATTGGAGTTTTTCAAGGTAGCTCAGTTGTTTATTTAGGATATAGCGAAGAATATATTAATAAAAGTTGTACAAGCAATACATATCTGATCGAAAATCCAACGAAAAAGGAGTTGGAAATTAGAGATAAAATAAATATACTCCTTCAGAAAGAAGCAGAAGAGCGAGAGCGAAAAGCAAATTTAAAAACAATTCCGTTAAGTAAATTAGAAGTGGGTGGAATTTACAAATCAACTCAAGGGAAAATGTATTTATATCTTGGTAAGAAAAAAGTAATTTTCGAAGATTTTGATTATGGTAATACTGATATAAAAGAAGGGTACTGTTTTGCTTATGTATATAATAGTGATTATGAATCAGATGAAAAAATTTTAGAAAAAGCTTTGGAAATTAATACATATCGAAGAAGTCATTTTATTTCAGTTTTAAAAGGCAATAAAAAGTTGACAGATATTGTTAGAAAGGTTGATTTGAAGTTTCCACTAATCAAAGAGGAAAAGCAAGAAGGTAATTGGAGAAATCATGGGAACAACATGAAATTGACCATCGAGTAGAGAATGTTGAAGCAAGGAGGTAAAAATGTCTAGTTGGACTTATATCAATGGTACAATAACAGTTCGTCCTATGGGTAGAACACAGCCTGAGAAGAGATATATTCTTGAAACAGTGCTAAATCATTTGCCTAGAGTGACAGGTTCTGAGGGCGATATGGATGTATACATCATTCAGAAAAATGGTTATAACAGTTCGTGTTCATGTGATGAATTTGGCGAAGTGACAAATAATTTAATAGATAGATACGGATATAAGAGTCGTAGTAGAGGATGGTTACAAACACAGGACGAATATATCCTTGTTGTAAATGCAGCCTTAAGAGACAGAGAATTTGAACAGACTTACAGAGAATTTATGAAATGGTTTGTACGATTTTGCAAGAGAGTAGGCTGTGAAGATGTTCTTGTAGAAATCAAAGGATATGACAAGTCAACTATTATCAAGAATAGAAATATTCAGAGGGAGAAATATTCTTGGAAGAGTGTTTTTGATGGATTATTTGAAAATCCAAGTTGGTGTAATAACAATAAAAAAGGATATAAAGAGCCAAACTGGTGCGAATTTATGATGTACGACAGAGCAAAGAATTCTGATTATCCTATGACACTTGCTTACAAATATTTTAACGATGAAGAAAATGACAAGGAAGTTGAGAGAAGAATGAATTATAGATAACCTTACATAAAAACAACATATCCTTGGGTATAGAGGTAATATATGAAACGAGAAAATTTAGAAAAAGCAACAAAAATTAATCAAGAAATCAAGAGACTTGAACAGGAAATTGATTTTCTTGACGATGCAAATATGAGAAGAATACATTCAATAGTTAAGGCGTTGATGCCAAAAAAGTATACATATAAAGGTTATTTTTGTTCAGAAAGAGATATTGATTCTATTGGTTCATGTGTATATTTAGATCATAAAGAATGTGTAGCTCTTGCAGATATTAAACGAAATGAAATTGAAGAATTGCAGAAGCAATATGAATTATTGGATTCTGAATAAAAGAGAATAATACATTGGAGGTGCTAAATTTTGAAGTTAATTGGCGATGAAGCATTTAATGAATATCAGAAATTAAAAGAAAAGAATACTCCCAAGAAAGTAAAACTACAGAAATATGAGCCATTGTTCAAAATAGGATGGAGATATGCGTGTCCTTCTTGTGGGTGTGGTGTTGGTGCAAATATATACGATACAGAATATACAGATGAATATCCATATTGTGATAATTGCGGTCAAGCGTTGGATTGGAAAAAATAACAAGAAACCAATCTTTCATTCGGAAATTTTTAATCATATCTAAGCCATTCGGCTATTGGAATCCCAACAAACAAGAGAACAAAATATCAGAAAGGTGGTGAAAAGTAGTGCATCCAAGTGATTTTTTTGAAAATTGCTCATTGAGGACTGGAATTGATACATTTGAAATTTTTGATGAAGATTTGAAGCAAAAATTAAAAAATATTCATCCTAAAAATTTCTTAAAAACAAAAATCACCTTACCTGTTTATAAGATAAATCTATCTTATGTGACAGAAAAAGGAAATTACAAGACAGTTGATAGATATACTGTAATGGATTCGGAGTCAGATGATGAGTATGTAGATTTTTGGATAGATATGTTTATTCAGGATTATAACAAAGATAATCCAAATCATAAAATGACAAAATGTGAAGTCAACAGTATTGAACGAATCTGTGAGGCTGTGCTACCACTTGGTTAGTTTTTCACCATATGTATTTAATACCTTTGATTAGCAAAGGTTGTCACAATGATTCATAAGACGGATCATTGGTTTATATGAATCGAAAAAGTAATGTGATAGTGACGTAAAAAGACACTCACTAAGTATGGCTTTACCTCATTGAAATGAAATAAATTTCAGTGAGGAAAGTACATATTGGTACAGAAAGCTAATACAATTGAAGAATTATTACAGGATTGTCCTGTAAACTCAATAATAGGAGACAATTTAATAAGAGCATGGTCAAAAATTAACAGTCCTAAATATAAAAAAATCGTATGTTCCATTTCAGGTGGATCAGATAGTGATGTAATGTTGGATATTGTTTGGAGATGTGACAAGGATAATAAAGTTACATATGTTTGGTTTGATACTGGCTTGGAGTATCAAGCCACAAAAGACCATTTAAAGTATTTAGAGAATAAATATAATATAGAAATCAAACCATATAAAGCAATTAAACCAATTCCATTATCGTGCAAACAATATGGTCAACCGTTTATAAACAAACAAGCTGCCGAATACATAGATAGACTTCAAAGACATGGTTTTAAATGGGAAGATAAATTGTTTGATGAATTATATAAGGAATATCCAAAATGTAAAGCTGCTTTGCTGTGGTGGTGTAATTTAAAGAAATCGAATGCTTTTAATATTGCAAATAATAAATGGCTTAAAGAGTTTATTATTGAAAATCCACCAACATTTAAAATTTCATCAAAATGTTGTCAGTATGCAAAAAAGGACGTTTCTCATAAATTAATAAAAGAAAATACATATGAATTAAATATAGTTGGTGTGAGAAGAGCAGAAGGCGGTGTTAGAGCCACATCCTATAAGTCGTGTTTTAGCGAAGGCGATGATGGATGCGATAATTATAGACCTCTATTTTGGTATAAAGATTCTGACAAAATTGATTATGAAAACGCTTATAATGTTGAGCATTCAGATTGTTATGTTGTTTATGCCTTACCAAGAACAGGTTGTGCAGGTTGTCCATTTGGAAGAGATTTTGAGAATGAGCTTGAAATTATTCAAAAATATGAACCAAAACTTTATAAGGCTGTTAATAATATTTTTGGAGATTCTTACGAATATACAAGGAAGTATCGTGAATTTGTAAAGAAAATGAATAAAAAGTAGAGAATAACAAATTGAGAGGTCACGAAAGCCTTGAAAAATAAGGCTTTTAGAACCTCAAATACTGAGAGGTGATAATTTGAATGAACCAAAGTTTTATGTACAGGAATTAATATCTACGGAATATATGGACAAAAGAGTTTTAATCCTATATCCATATGAACTTAGCAATGAGCCGATATTAAAAGACAATATTCTTAAAATGACAAAAGTGATAAGAGAATATATAAAAGAGTCTGAAATGTATAGAAAGTGTGTAGATACAATTCCAAATCTTATATGGGATTCTCAAAAAATATCTATGCAAAATGAAGCTGATGAACATCAAAGAAAAGCCGATGAATTTGCAGAGAAAATGAATGAAGGTATCAGTCCTTATGCGTGGTATGTCAAAGGGAGTTTTAACGGAGAGATAGGTGGATTTCATTACAATGTAGATAATATAGTTTATTTGGATAAAAACTAAAAGGAAATTTTTCTTTCTTGGGAGGTGATTAATATATTTCGTATAGAGAAAACTGAAGTTGTAAATGGATGTGATTGTTGGGGAAGACCAGAATATGATGATGTATATGAAGTTTATTGTAATGATGAATTTGTATGTCGTATGTCAAGTGATCCAACAATATTAGTTGATAAGATAAATGATGTTTTAAATAGTTATAGGAGAATAATTATATAGGACAGCTAATTAATAAAACAGTATTATGAAAAATCGGAGGAAAAAGAATGAAAAGAGGAGATATTATTGAATTAATTGAGGATACAACATTTTATAAAAAAGGTAAGAAGGCTTATTTTATTGGTAGATCAAATTTTAATCCTAATAAAATTGAAATTGTTTGGGTTGGTGAAGAACAGGCTTATAAAGATGGCGATATAGACGAATTTCCAGCTAGATTGTTTAAGCAGGTTGAACATGGCGATAGGTGATGGAAGAAGAACATATTCAGATAGTACATTAAAGTCTATGACAAAAGATGAGCTGATTGATATTATTCGCTGCTTAGAAAGTAATCTTAGAAATGCACATGAGACAAATGATATTCAGTATGAGAATTGTAAGAGGTTGCTAAGTGAAAATGGGATAATTCAAGGTGGATATAAGAAGAAAATTGATGAACAGACAGAGGCTTGGATTAAAGCAGGATTGACATTATCAGAAGCAGACAAAGAAGAATTGATGAGAATGTCGCAGTTAAGAGAATAAGTAATTGTAAACAATAATTTTATATCATAGGAGGAAATAAATATGATGAACAATTTTTTAAATGGCATGTTTGGTAAGGTAGGAAGTGGAATGTGTAGACTTTCTATGAATGGTGGAATTGCAGTTAAGACAAATGGTGGTTATAAGACATATAACATCAAGACTGGCAAGCTCACAAACTGTAGTAACTTTGTATTTGATATTGGAGAGGAATTCTTCTTTATTATTCCAACTAATAAGGTAGAGAAGGGTGACATCATTCTTGTAAATGGTAAGCCAAGATGTGTTATTGAAGCCGATAAGACAAAGATTACAGTAATCAATTATGAGGACTCAACAATTGAAACCGTGCTTCCTGAAAGACATGTATTTATGGGCAATACATATTTTTATGGAAAGATTGTTTCGATGTTTGGAAGTGATGTTATTAAAGGTAAGAAAGGTACAAATAATATCTTTAAGTACATGATGCTTTCTCAGATGATGAAAAGTGATAATGGTTCTGCTGGCATGATGAATGGCAATGGTGGAATGAGTTCTATGTTACCACTTATGATGATGGGTGGAAATATGGGTGATATGTTTGACGGAATGTTCGACTTTGATATGAGTAGCAATGATGACGATGATACAGAAGTAGATGAAGAGGAGGAGGCATAATATGGGATGCGGTTCATGGACAAGAGATAGTTATGTAAGTTATTCAACAACAAAGGGTATGAGTGTTTCAACGGATGGTATGATTAGAGGTTCTTATTCTAATCAGGACATGTTTAAGGCAAGAAATATTGATTCTGCACTTGATCCTAAGAATGTTATTAGAGAGTGTTGCGATACAGAGGAACATCCAAACACAATTCCTGTTATTCTTGCACTTGATGTAACTGGTTCTATGGGACAGGCTGCCGTTGAAGTGGCAAAGAAGTTAAATGTAATTATGACTAAGTTATATGAAAAGGTTACAGATGTTGAGTTCCTTATCATGGGTATTGGTGATTTAGCTTGTGATAGCTATCCAATTCAGGCTTCACAGTTTGAGTCAGATATTCGTATTGCTGAACAGCTTGACAAGATTTATTTTGAATTTGGCGGTGGTGGAAATAGTTATGAATCCTACACAGCAGCATGGTATTTCGGTTCTCGTCACACAAAGCTTGATTGCTTAAACCGTGGAAGAAAAGGAATTATTATTACAATGGGTGATGAGCAGTTAAATCCATATCTTCCATTTAAGAGTAGAGGTCATGGCTTATCAGAGGTGACAGGTGATAACCTTCAGTCTGATGTAGAGACTAAGGATTTATACGAAGAGGCTTCTCAGAAGTTTAACATTTATCATTTAGATGTAAATCACGGTCACAGATGGGATGAAGAAGAAATTGAGAAGTCCTACAAGAAGTATCTTGATGATACACACTTTAGAAGAGTAACTATGGATAGTATTACAAATGAGATTGTAGATATTATTGTTAGTGAAGCAGAGAATAATGTTACAGATACAGTTACTACACCTTCTAACTCAGAAGGAATTACTTGGTAGGATAGGAGATTTAAGAGATGAAAGACATTAAGATTGTAATAGGTGCTAACTTTGGAGATTGTGGAAAGGGATTAATGACAGATTATTTCTCACAGAAACCTAATAGTATTGTTGTTTGTTCAAATGGTGGTGCTCAGAGAGGACATACCGTAACAACGCCTGATGGAATCAGACATGTCTTTCATCATTTTGGATCTGGAACATTCAATCATGCAAGTACATATTTATCTGAGGATTTTATTGTTAATCCAATTATCTTTAAGCAGGAATATGATGAATTGATGAAATTAGGATATATTACGAATGTTTATATCAATCAAAATTGTATGTTGACTACACCTTTTGATATGATGGCAAATCAGATTATAGAAGAAAATCGTGGAAAAAATAAACATGGTAGTTGTGGCTTGGGAATTTTTGAAACTATCAAAAGATATAAAGCTGGCATAACTGATGTAGATAATCATATCAGGGAATACTACTTAGAACAATTTGAAAGAGATAATATTATATTAACAGATGAATGGTCAAAAATATTCCTTGATAATGGTATATTTGAACACTTTTTAGATGATTGGGATTTTATGAATAATCACTCATTGGCTATATCAGATAATTATTTCTTAAATCAATTTGACAATATTGTATTTGAAGCTGCACAAGGTTTATTGCTTGATCAGAACAACACAGAATATTTTCCACATCTAACACCGTCTAATACAGGTATTAAAAATCCCAAGAGAATAATTGAAAATGTTGAATGGAATGATGAGATAAATATTGAAACTTGTTATGTATCTCGTACTTATTTAACAAGACATGGTGCTGGTAAATTCCCATCTGAATGTAATAAGAGATTTATCAACGAATATATGTTTGATAAAACAAATGTGCCAAATCCATTCCAGGATACATTGAGATATGGAACACTGGATTTAGGAGAATTATATAGTAGATGCTCTAATGATATAGGAAACTTTGGAGATAAAAAATCAATCACCATTACACATTGTAATGAATATGATTGGGATAATGATAAATTGATTGAGTTATTCAAGGATTGGAATATTTATTACTCAGATGGTGAAACACATAATGATGTGAACTGAGAACAAGAAAGATTCGTTTCTTGTGGAAATTTGAAAGGAGAATATATTAAATGAACGAAGAATTTTTATTAATCGTAGAAAGCTTAGAAAAATATAAGGATCTATTAGAAAGCAAAAATGATGAAATTTTTGATGGAATGACTGAAGGCGAAAAGAGAGCATATCAGTTAGGAATTACAAATATGTATGAAATGTTGAAACAAATTATTGAACATGATCGCAACGAAGGTAATTATAATGTATTTGTTCCTGAGATTAATGAAGAAGAATCTGGTGAATATGATTTAGAAGATTTTATTAAATGGGATTCTAAGAACAGAGAATAAATAAGTAGGAATTATCGGTTTCATATGGAGGTGAAATAATGGCTTGTAAATATCCGAAAGAAAGTAGAATGCACTATTCATGCATTTTGTGTGATGAAAAGAATATATGTAAAGATACGATTACTTCTTTACCTTTAACCAATTCAAACATTCCTATGCCAGAAGCTCAGACAGTAAAAGATGTTATTCCGTCTGCATCAGAAGCAAATAAGATGACAAATAATGCAATTGATAGTTGCACTACACAACAGTTGGCAGAATTGTCTAAATTGATTAGAGATGCGATTGAAGATGGCAAATTTTCAATTAGTGAAGATGGTTCTTTGAAGCCTGAAACACGAAAGAAATTAGAGGAACTTGGTTATAAAGTCGAGACTGGTACTCAGTACAATGAGCCATATTACAGTATTAGTTGGAGAGAAACGAAGTAAATTTCGATTTTATATGAGGAGGTAAAGATAATGGCATATAAAAATACAAATTATAGAGAACAAATAGACAAGGAATCATATCAGTATAGTGATTTAGCTGATTATGAATTTGATGATAGGGAAGAATTTATTCCCAAAAGTATTGTCATTCAAATAATTGACGTGATTAAATCTGATATAAATGATATTAATCATAAGTTAGAACCTATAAATGGTTTAACAGAAGTGGATGAAATTAAAGAACAAGTTTCTGAATTAAGTATGAAATTATATTAGTAAGAGAGAATATAAAAGTAAAGAAAGAGAGCTTCATTGCCATCTGGATGGCTCATTAAGCCGTGAATTTGTCGAGAAAAGG